GTATTTTTTCCCCAAAACTTAATGTAATAATAATGATATTAATATAAAATAATTCTGTTGGTAAAATTTTTAAAAATACAAATGATATGGAATTTGAAAAAGAAATATCTAAAATAATACAAAAAATAGATCCAAATAATGAATGGACTGTTCCATACTACGGTAGTTGTCAAACAAATATAAAAAAGCTGAATTAACAGATAATATTAATAAATGTAGTCATATTAATAAAAATATTATAAATATAGAGCAATTAATATATGATAATGGTGGTATTGATTTAAAAAATGTTGATTATGAAAAAAATATGATAATAGATGATTTTATTAGAATGTTAGTACCTTTATTAAAAGGGCTAATAACTTTACATAATAATAAATTATTTCATTGTGATATTAAACCGGAGAATATTTTATATAATAATAAATTAAAAAAGTTATATATTATTGATTTTGGTTTATTAACTCAATATAGTGACGTTGTTAATGCTGAAAATTTTTCTGTGTATTCATATACTTATCCTTATTTTCCACCAGAATTTAAAATATATTCAAGTTTAATATTTTTAAATAATACAAAAATATTAACAAAATCAATATTAACAAATTTTAATAATTATAATCAAGCATCATTTATTAAATTTATGTCAAAATATATAAATATTCCCAATGAAATAGAAGTATTTATTGAAAAATGTGTTAATAACAAACAAGAATTTAAAAATAAATTTATTAAAAATTATGTATCTAAGTTTGATGTATATTCACTAGGAATGTCATTTATAGAAATATATTATAAATTAAATAAAATGGGAAAACTTAAAATTAATAATAAAAATTTATTAGATGATTTTTTTAAAGAGGTTATAATTCCTATGATAAGAATGGATGCTGATTTAAGATATGATGCACAAAAAGCGTATGATAGTCTTAACAAATTATTAAATAAATATGAAGAACGTACTGTGTCGCCTGTTAAAAAAAATATAATACCTTCCTATAATAATTGTATGAAAATGAAAAAGAAAGAGTTAATAGAATTATTAAAATTAGAAAATAAACCGATATATGGTAATAAAATAGATTTATGTAATAGATTAAAAAATGAAGTAAAAAATGAAGTAAAAAATGAAGTAAAAAAGTCGAGTAATAAAATAACACAAACTGATTGTGAAAAATTAAAAATAAAAGATATAAAACAGTTATTAGAAAAAGAAAATAAACCAAAATATGGTACAAAAAAACAACTGTGCGAAAGATTATTAAAAACTCCTTTGAAGAAATAAAAAAAGTACATTTCTTTATTTTTTTTAAATTTTATAAAACTTTTATAAATTTTTATATTTTTAAAGAAATGTACTTTTTTTTTATATAAGAAAAATAATAATAATATTTACATAATAATGAAAAAAACAATTAATATATTTTTAATACATAATACGGAATTAAAAAATAGAGTTGATTATATTAATAGTACCATATCTTTTATTAAAACATTACTTGAAAAAAATGGATTTAATACTAATATTAAAATGTGTAAAAATAAAGACAAATCTCTAATTCAAAATGATGCCGACAAATATAAAGAAAGAAAAAATTATAACCCTAGTGATAATAAATTATATGATGATTTAATAACGAATTTAAATGATTGTCAAATTTCAAATATTGAAAATCATCGCGATGCATTAAGACAAGTTGTTAGTAATGAATATAATTTAATAATAGAAGATGATTTAGTTATAAATAAAAGTTTTATAGAAAATATAGAAAAAATATTTACAGATATTTTAAAAAATAATTTTGACTTATTAATATTATCAGACTTCATTAATAACAACGAAGAAACATTACAACTATGTGATATTAATACTAATTATATATTAGTATCTAAAAATTCATATTTTATTAATAAAAAAGCAGCAGATAAATTATATAATTATCTTGAAGTTATTAAATTTGATATGCGTACTTCATTATCTAAATTTATAAATGATTATAATAATGAAATTTGTTGTAAAATATTAAATAAATGCACATTTTTAGAAGGTAGTAAAATAGGTTTATTTAGTTCATCAACAAAAAACAAAAATATTTTAACACAAAATAATGATTATATTACATTATTACATATTTCAAACAATAGCATAATAACAGATGAAATGTTAAAAGAAGTAAATGAAATTTATGAAAAATTATCAAATTTAAACAATGCTGAAATAATTCATTTAGTAGGACTAATTTATTATAAAAATAATAATGTTGAAAAGGCATTAGAATATATGCAGAGTGCGGCATATAGTTTAAAAGATAATTATAGTTACTATGATAAGAATAATCATATATTAAATAATGCAATAAATATTTATAAATTTAATCAAGATTTAAATAAATATAATAAAAAAAAATCAAAATATAGTAATTAAATTCTAATTTATCAAGGGGAAGGTTTTTGTTGAGCAGGGGGGACTTGTTGTTGCGCAGGTTGTTTTTGTTGAGGTGGTGCAGATGCAGGGGGGACGGGTATTTTATTTAAATGTGTAGTAATTTCGTTAACTTTTAGTTTTAATGAATTAATATCTTCATTAAATTTTTTATTATTTTCAGTGGCTAAAGAACTATTTTGATTAACAGCGACAACAATTTCTTTATCTTTAGACATTAATTCTTGTATAAGTTTTTCAAATTTTTGTTCCATTTCTGATAATTTTTTTTCTAATAATTCAACTTTGGAATTATCAACAGATACACTTGTTGATGAAACACCGCTTTTTTCTAATGTAGAAACTCTTTCCATTAAACTATAAATTTTACTAGATGTACTCATTTAATTATTTTACTATTCTACTAATATATATGAGAAATAATTTTATTAAATTTAAACATATAAAAAAAAATGATTGTAATATATAAATAAGAGAACTTAATAATGATACAGCCAATTAGATGTTTTACTTGTGGAAAAGTAATTGCTGATCAAATTGATTATTATAAAAAAGAATGTGATAAACAGTTAAAAGATTCAAAAAAAAAAGAAGAACGTTTTAAACATTTTTCCGATAATCATACCGGTGAAATATTAAATAAATTAGGTGTAACTAGGTATTGTTGTAGAAGAATGTTTATTAGTGACGTAGATATGATGGAAATAATTTAGTTATTTTATCTTATTAAGTTTTAAGAGATATATACGAAATGTCTGATATATATACTAGTTATATGAATGAATTAACAGATAATATTAATAAAACAGATAAAGATATTAATAAATATATTGAAAATATTATTGAAAATAAATTTTCTACATTAGTTAAAGAATTAAATATTAAAAATGAAACAAATAATAATAAAATGATATATGAATATACATTACACGAATTATATCAAAATACAATTCAATCTATAATAGATATGATAAATGATTTAAGTGAATTTTTTTCTATTAATCATAAAAATAAAACTAATAATGAATATCGCACAGAATTATTTAATATATTTTTAAGTGATAAAAGAAAGTTATATAGTGGTATAATTTTAATAATATTATCATTAATTATATATTTTGTAGATGGTGTATCTATATAAAATATCTTTTTTTAGTAAGATGAATGAAAAATATAATTACTTATATATATATATATTAATATTAAGTTTTTTATATTTTATATTAAATTATTTGAATAAAAAAAGTTTATTAATAATTTTAATATTAATAATAATAAGTTATTATATATATTTAAATATACTTTATCAAAATAATATTGCTAAAAAAAATAATATAATTTTAACAAATAATATAAATAGTAATGTTAAGGACATTAACCAGATTGATACTCCCATTTATAACTTAAATAAAAATATACCAAAAAATTTAACATTTTTATCAAAAGATAATATATTACTTAACATTTGTTCAAATATAAATTTTATCAAAAGATATAATAAATCATTATATAGTAATATATTAATACATATAAATAATTTTGTAAAAATATATATATATATATTAGCAGATAAATATAATCCTGAAATATATTATAATAATTTAAATGATCTAAGATTATATATATTAGAACAACTATATTCTATAATACACGAATTACCTTTTGATAAAAATAATTCCATCAATTTAGATAAATTAAATGAAAATATAAAATTATTTACTTTTCGAAGTAGAAAAATGTTATCAATTATTGAAAATTATTCTAAAAATGAAAAAAATATAATATACTTAGATGATACAAAAATTACGCCATTTAATAGAATAGCAAATGAAAAAAATATTTTACCATAAAAATCCGGTTTTATTTAATTTAATATTACTGTCTATAATTGAGTAAAAATCTTTATTATTATAAGAAACACTTTTAAATATAATAAATAATATTAATAATAATAATAATATAAATAAATATTTTTTCATATTATTCTTTATATTAAATATACATTTTAAAACTATATAAGGTTAAATTTATTATTTATAAATAAGTTTATTTAAAAATATGGGAGATACCTTAGTTTCAACAAAAGAATATGATTATTTAGATGAAGACAAACCTATTAAAAATCAAAATTATTGTTTATTATCTTTTATTAGTCCTGAAGATGTATTATTAAATAAAGAAAGTTATTATTTAACCGCTTTTTTTAAAAATTTATCAAATGATATAAAAACTTTACTAGATGGTATTGAAAGCAAATATCCAGATGATAAAGAATTTATTGATACTATTCGCAATAATACAAAATATTTAAGTGATGTTAAAGAAATGGATGAACAATATAAATTTCAAAAAAATATTAATTCAGAATCTGTAGAAAAATTATTCCATGCAGATAATAATTTTCAAACAACTATGCGTGGTATTAAAGTTCGTGGCGTTTTTGAAACATTAAATGAAGCAAAAAATAGAAGTGAATTTCTTAAAAGAACAGATAGAAATCATAATATATTTATTGGACAAGTTGGTGTATGGTGTCCTTTTTCTCCAAATCCAGATGAAATTTCTGATCAAGAATATTCTGAAACTCAATTAAATACTTTAATGAAAGAATATAAAAAGAATCAAGAAACAAAGGATGAAATTTTTGAAAATAGAAAACAAACAATTATTAATAATACAGCGGCATTATCAGAAACAGATAATGATATAGAGGTTGTAAATAAAGATATGAATAATTTAAATACAGTTTTCGAAACTGATGATCCTTGGACTGAAAAAAATAAAAACGAATAAATAATTTTTATTTTCTATTATTATTATAATATGAAAGCAATTGCAATTTTTTTATTATTTATAGGTATAATTTTAATTATACAAGCATATTATCAAAATTTAGCAGCGTGTCCCAAACCTAAAACAGTTATTAAATATGTGCCAAGAAGTGTATATGAAGAACAATTATCAGATGATAAAAAATTAGGGGAATTTTATAAAAATATGTTTGATGGTTCAACCGCAAATTTATATACTAATAATAATTAAAATATTTATATAAGATAAGATATATAATGAATAAAATTAATTCTATCCCATCAATAGATTTAATATCTTCTAAATTATATGATATTGTTACTAATCATTCTGATAACAATAATATAAAATATAATGAATTAACAAATATTATAGAACAGTATTATCAAAATATTAAAGATATTGAAAATATAAAATCTGAAAAAAATATTTATTATAATAATAATATTCATAATCCTAGAATTCTTCAAAATGATTTATATAATAAATATGTTGAAGAAAGGCAAGTTGTTTATGATAATTGGTTAAATAATAAAAATACTGAAACTACAAATAATTTAGCAAAATTTAATATATTTGATTTTAAAACAATACCAGATATATACACATATAATTTTATAATTAATAAAAATATTGGAAATAAAGATTATAAAATAGAGGCAAAAGATGAAATAATTCAAGACATAGATGATGATAATAAATGTACTGATAAAAAAATAGAAGAATGTCGTAGAAAAGATAAAATATGTAATCCTAAAACTGGTAGATGCATAAAATCTGAAGTTAAAAAAGAAATTAATATCCAAGAAGAACCTGAAAAAGATATCCAAGAAGAACCTGAAAAAGATATCCAAGAAGAACCTGAAAAAGATATCCAAGAAGAACCTCAAAAAGATATCCAAGAAGAACCTGAAAAAGATATCCAAGAAGAACCTGAAAAAGGTGATAATAAATGTACTGATAAAAAAATAGAAGAATGTCGTAAAAAAGATAAAATATGTAATCCTAAAACTGGTAGATGCAACAAAAAATAAATATATGCGTATAATATCTATAATATAAGATATTATTTATATTTAGTATATAATGTCTATTCCAAACTTAATGAAAACATCTATAAATGATTTACCTATTAGTAATGACATTCCCGAAAATGAAGATGATATTAATGACCCTTCAGTACAAAAAATGTTTAAAAATTTGCAAAATAAAGCAGAAGAAATTATACCAGAAATTATTAATGAATCACCACCTATACAAGAAGAAAATATAAATGAACAATATAATAATGATATTGATTTTGAAAATGAAATGGATGAACTTGTAAATGGACATGTAGAAACAAATAATATTTATAATATAAATTCAATTTCAAATAATGATAATTTATTTAATAAAAATAATATAATTAAATGTATAATAATAATTGCTGTATTTATTACCATTTTAAATATTGATTTTCTTAAAATATTTGAAAAATATATTCCATTAAATTTACATACTACATTAATAGAATATGATAAACAAATTTATTATTTAGTTATATTTATAATATTATATGTACTATATCATTACAAATATATTTAATAACTATAACCAGTTACATTATATTTTTCATCACCTAAACTTAATCCTTGTATACAATATGTATTGGATTTATTTTCAAATTCTATATCCTTGTTATATATTTTTTCATTAAATACATTATTTTGAGCATCGATTAAATGTTGTGGAGTAATATAATCTAATTCTTCAATATTTTTATTTACTATTTGTTTTTCTGTAAATTCTTCATATAAATTATTTAATTTTAATGGATTTAGTATATATTTATTATTTTCTGTTTTCTTTTTTATTTTTTTATATATTTCATAATAAATTAACATTAAAGTCATTGCAAATATAAATCCAAATATATTATCAATTATAATTAAACATACCGCTAAAATTGCCAGTACTAATTGTACATATGGTTCTTTCATTTTTGAATAAAATGGAAAATCATCCATAATCAAAATTATTAAAAAGGCAATTAATGCTAAACCTCTTAATAAGTTTATTACTATCATATTTCTATATTAAAGTAATATATAAAAATAAAAAATGAATTATAATTTATTATATTAATTATAATGGATACATTATTATCGATTTATGGTTATGGAATAATTAAAGAAAATAATGATGAACTTATAAAAGAATTAAAAGAAGAATTAACTGTTTCACCTAATAATAATTATAATATTTCAAAAGAACCTGTTAAATTTTGTATTTATAGTGAAAATAATAAACGTTTATATATTCCCAGATATTATGCTTTGCAAAAATTTGGTATACCTGCAAAAAATAAATTAAACACTGGGTTAGATTGTCCTAATTTAGAATTTAATGGCAAATTAAGAGAACAACAAATTATTCCTGTTGAAAATTTTATTAATGCTGCCAATGACCCATTAAAAAAAGGTGGTATAATATCTGTACCGTGTGGATTTGGTAAAACAATTATGGCTGTATATATTGCGTGTTATTTTAAAAAAAAAACAATGTTTGTATCTCATAAAGACTTTTTAAATCAACAGTTTCTTGAAACTGTTAAAACATTTGTACCTAATGCTAAAATTGGTAAAATTAAACAAAGTAAAATTGATGTTCAAGATAAAGATATTGTTATAGCATCATTACAATCTCTTGCAATGAGAAATTATGATATAGATATTTTTAAAGATTTTGGTTTAGTTATAATTGACGAAGTTCATCATACTGGTGCTGAAGTATTTAGTAAAGCATTTCAAAATATTAATTCAAATATAATATTGGGTTTAAGTGCAACTTTAAATCGCAAAGATGGTTTACGTAAAGTATTTGAATATTATATTGGCAAATCAGTTTATAAACATGTTACAAAAGAACAAATTGATTTAAATGTTGAAATGCACAAATATTTTGATACAGATACAAATTATTGTAATAATATTGTATTATGGAATGGAAAACCAAATAGTGCTGGTATGATTAATAATATTTGTAATTTTGAAAAAAGAACTATTTTCATATTTGATTTAATTATTAATTTATTAAATAAAGAAAAATATCGAAAAATTTTAATTTTAAGTGAAAGAAAAAATCAACTAAAATCATTTGAAAATTTATTTAATAATACAAAATATTCAATTGGTTATTATATTGGTGGATTATCACAAAATGTTTTAGATATATCATCAAAAAAACAAATAATTTTAGCAACATATCAAATGGCAGCCGAAGGTATGAATATTCCCACGCTTAACACTGTTATATTTGCAAGTCCTATATCTGACATTCAACAATCTATTGGTAGAATTTTAAGAGAAAAACCAGAAGAAAGAAAATATATCCCACTATGTATTGATATATGGGACCAGTTCTCTTTATTTTTAAGAAAAGGATTTACAAGAATTAAGTATTATAAAAATAATAATTATAATATTAAATATTTTAATAATAATGAAGAAGAAAATACAAATTTTTCAGATAATGAAAAAGAAAGAAATAAAAAATTAAATTTTATAGAAGATAATTAATTTTATTTCTTTCTTAAAAATAGATTATAATGGATTATAATATTATATTTATAATATTAGTTTTTATATTAATATCAATTATTTATTATAATTTTTACACAAATATTAATGAAACTATTACAAAAGAAGATAATATTGAAAAATTTTATGAACCAAATATTAAAATAGATAGTGAATTAACAGAAGAATATACTAGTAAACCAGGTTTTGTAAATGAAATAATACCAGATAAAAAAGAATTTATTAAAGAAAATAATAATTTAGATAAATATTTTGAAAAAAATAGTAATTTAAAAGAACTTTCATATGATAAACATTTTTTTAAAAAAGAATTAAGTTCAGCACTTCCTATTGCAAATTTACATACTAATATTTTTAATAATTAATTTTTTTATTTTTAACATATATATCAACCGATAATATCAATGCAAATATTAACCATATTAAATATGGTATTAATAAATAAATAGCATACTTATTTACATTACTATAATAAAATTGAATAATCGTTAAAATTGTAAATAATAATGTTAATATTACTATTATCATTGAATATAATATTTGTTTATATCCAAAAAATAAAGGAGTATATAAATAATTAAATATTAAACCTAATACTGGTATTATATAATATTTTGTTGCTTGTTTATTTAAACCTATATAATATGATACACCAATTAAAATATATAATATACTCCACACAATTGAAAAAACATAACCAGGTGGTTGTAAGTTTGATTTAATATAATTAAAACCTTTTTTATTATATAAACGACTAATTAAAAAACCTATTATTATAGGTAATAATATTAGTATTTGTTTCATTTTTATATATTCTATTTATAGAATACGTATTAAAAATGAAAAATACTATTATTGAAATATTATTTATAACTTTCGTACTATTATGGATATTATCTGGTATATCTGCTGTTATTATGTCTGTTTACTGTTTTAAAAATGGAGTAAATAGAAATTCAATACTTGGTTTAATATTTGCTATATTTGTTCCAGTATTTATTGGTCCTTTATATTGGTTATATTATATTAAAAATCCAAATTATTGTAAGTAAACATTACATAAAATATATTTATATGAACATATAAATCTTATTAATAATATAGAATATATTGTTAATATAAATATAAATAATAATAAATTTATTATTATTCTCATTTAATTATTTTTTTTTGTAATAATCAATTTTTATTTTTCAACTGATATTGGTGTCCATTTATTAAAATAAGTATTATATTTACATTTAAATTTGATTAATGTTGATACATTTTTATTTTTAAATGCCAATCTTAACATTTTACTTGTACTTAAACTTGAAACATTCGCAATACCATATTCTTTTTCATTATTTATATTTTCCTTTAAATATAATTTATATACATCTGGTTCTGATGTTTTAGAAATCCATAATATTTTTTCATCACTATTTAGCGATTCGCTATTTTCACTTACCATTATTTCTTCAATTATTTCTGTCTTTTTATTATTTGTTTCATTTTTATCTAATACTTTAAATTTTGTTTCATCTTTTATTTTTCTAACAACACTTACAATATTATCTTCATTAAAATTATATAATAATGGTTTATAATATAAATTATAATTCCATAAATATATCCCTCTACTAGAATAATTTAATTTTTTTGAAAAATCAATTAATTCATTAATACTATTATTATTTATATAATAATATTTTTTTATTTGATATTCACAAACATCTATACAACTATTTTTATTATATTCTTTATCCAATAAATTATATATAATTTCCAATCTCTCATTTAATTTTATATTTTTTAAATAGTTTCCTTTATAACTAATTATATCATTTATCATAAATATCCATTTATTATCATATGTTTTTATCATTTCCCCATCTAATAATGTATTTTTATATAAGGATTTATCAAATAATCCTCTTACTAAAATTATTCTAGGTTTTTGATAATTTGGATGTATTTTTTTATCAATAAAATATATTATAGGTATGTCATTATAATATGTAAAAAATACATAATACGGATTACCATTACTTCTTAAACAACATAAATAATCGTTATTTTTAATATATTTAATATTTATATTATTTAAATTGTAATAATGTTTTTGAATTATTTTTATATTAAATAAATTATATAACTTATTTAAAATTATCTCTTTTATTTCATCAGATTTAATATTAAATGCAATACGATTCGCAAATGATATAATACCTGTATGCATATATTAATAATTTAATTTATATATATCAATTTTTATTTATATAAATTTATTTTATATTAAACTTAAACCAATATCTGTAATATATTTATTTACCATTTCTATGTCTATATCTTCAATATTTAATATTTGTTTTCCATATGTTCTTGGTTGTTTTGGAAATAATTTTACTTTATGTGGCCAATGTGTTGTCATTCTTAACTCATTAAATATTTTTTTCCTTTTTTCTAAATCTTTTTTACTAGCTAACATTCGTGGCGTCATACATATATATACTACACAACGATAATTATAATTATCATTTGCACTTTTTTGCACTGGATTTCCATAATGTAATGTTCTACTATCCCAAAACACACCATAACCTCTTGGACATTTAATAGCAACTTCTTTACAACCTTTACTTATATAAAAATCATATTGCTCTCTATTTTGTAATTTAAACCAATCCGCTTTATCTTTTATATTAAAATGTTTCTGAAAATCACTGTGATAATTATTACTATTTTCAAGTATAACTAATGTAGCATCCCCCTCATTTGTATCATATGCATTTACCCATGCTTGAATACATTCAAAATTATTACGCGTATAACTTTGATCAACATGAAACCAAGATTTACAATCTCTATTTGGTTTATCTAATATATATATACTTGCACCATCAAAACTTGTAATTAAGTCAGTTGTATTCCATATTTCACTAAATGCATTTATTACTTTTGGATTTTGTCTCACTTTCCATGCCAATTCTGAATGACCTATCTTCCAATGTTGTAGTAACATTTTATGCATTGGAAATAATTCTGTTATTTGTTTATAAGTATTTTTGTTATTTCTATTAATTGGTATTTCAAAATTTTTAGTTAAATGTTCTAATAATTTCCATTTATTATTTATCATTTCTTCACATTCATCTACATCAAGTAAAGGACATATTGCTACACCATATTTTTCAATTGTTTTTTTTATATTTTTAGAATCACATAAATATTTATCAAACTCATAATTAAATTGCATTGATATAATTTTATTTTTTAAGTTTAATTATCATTTTTTTATTTACCTATATTCATTAATGATAATTTCAATTTCATAATTGCTGCTAATTGTCTTAATAAAATATGTAAATCAATTGTTTCAATCGAATTATTATATTCATCACAATTAAATTCTATTATATTTTTTTTATATTTATTTAACATCTTATTAAATATATTATATGTTTCGTAATATTCAAATATAATTTCATAATATTGAATTACTAATATATCAATATATATATCATTTTTACAATATTTATTGTAATATTTTGTGATATTAATATTATGTTTATAAATATCTGCAAATTCACACGTTAATATATCTCCAATTAATTTTTGTCTTTCACTTATTTTATCACTAATTGCTTTTACTGTATTATATTTTTTTTTTAAATATTCTATTTCGCTATTTAATTTAACTAAATCACTATCATAAAATTGTAAGATATAATCATTTATTGTTATTTCATTATTTAATTTATTATTTAAATTTTTTATAACTTCTTCACTTAATTCTTCATCATTATATGATCCACCTCTTACATTTTCAATACCATATTTATTCATATATTTAATAACATATTCATCTTCATCATTTAATATATCTTCTATTATTTCTAGTATTAATACAGGTTTATATTTTTTTGTCCATTCTGTAAAAGTTCCATTTAAATGTTTATTATATATATATTCTATATTATCTGTTTTTCCTACAAAATATTTATTTTCTTGTAGTTTTAATATATATATATTATTAACCATATTAATTATTATATAAATATTATATAAATATTATATAAATATTATATTTATATATTATTTATTATGAAACTTTTCTTAACATATGGTAATGATAAATTTAATTTATCAAAAAAACGTATATGCAAAGAAGCAAATGATTTAAATATTTTTGATAAAATTATATGTGAAACAGATAAAACTATAATAAATGATACCGAATTCAGTAATCAATTATTAAATAATGATTTTAAAAATGTTTTTAATTCTAAGCGCGGTGGTGGTTATTATATTTGGAAACCTTATATTATATATAAACATTTACAATTATTAAATTATAATGATATATTAGTATATGTTGATGCAGGTTGTAAAATAGATAATAACATTGAAGAAATTAATAAACTAATTAATATAACAAATAATAATAAAGGTCTTCTTGTATTTGGTACTGCTCAAATTGAAAATAAATGGACAAAAGGTGATATATTTAAATACTTTAATTGTTTAAATGATGAAAAAATATATAATACTGAACAAATTGCTAGTGGTATTTTAATTATAAAAAAAAATGATTTTACTATTCATTTAATTACTGAATGGTGGAATACTTGCAAAAAACAACCAAATTTAATTAATGATAGTATAAGTAATACACCAAATTTTAATGTATTTCGAGAAAATAGACATGATCAATCTTTATTGTCTATAATATGTAAATTAAATAATGCAATTGATATTAATAATTTAATATATATAGAATCTCTTGCAATTAAATGTTTGCGTTTAAGAATTTAATATTATACATAAAGTGGATTAATAAAAAATGCCTCTATTACATTTTCTGAATTATTTACATCTTTAATATCAAATATAAATTGATTGTCTAATGGTGAAGAAGTTATTGACATTCCACAATATTCTATAGGTTTTTTATTAAATTCTTGTTTAATATATATACCAATATTTATAGATTCTTCTAATATCCATTTAAAATTTTCCCAAAATTCATCTGTATGACCTATACTTTCTGATGATAAATGACCCATTTCATGTAATACTACAAACATCATTGTATTTATGTCCATTAATTTATCATTATTTCTTAAACATAAAACAATTTGCTCTCCTTTATTTATAGAATAACTTGTATATCTTGGATCATCTACACCTTCTTTTAAACTATTTTCACGATAGTTACTATTTAATAATATTGTTCTTTTATCATTTGGATAACTTTTATTTAAATGTGCTATTAAAATATCTAATTTTGCTCTTATTTTTGCAATTAAATTTGCAGCTTCTTGTGAATCATCTTTATCTTGAACATAATATTTTTTATTATCAATTGTACTAGTAACTTTTAGTAATTTACTATTATAATAGGTTATATAGACTAAATAAATTATTATAATTGTTAAAATAATAATAATTAGAGTTTCAATACCTATATCCATTTTTTTTCCCCTTTAATTATTTAATTTAAAATAAAAAATTGATACTTAAGATTTTATTATATAAGTTTAATATATAACTAAAATATATGGATTTTCCTAGAAAAGAAGTTCCCGAATTAGACCCAAAATTACCAATACGTTTTCAAATTACTGATATATATGTTCCTGAAAGTGATAAAAATCGTACTAAAAAATTATACGATGAAGAACAAGATGTATATACAATGCTAATTTATGGTTCTACACTAAATGGTGAAACTGTTTCAGTTAATGTTGAAAATTATAATCCGTACTTTTTTGTTAAAGGACCTGCCGAATGGGATGATTTAAGTGAAAAAGAATATGATAATAAACTTGAAAAATTACAAACAACATTGCTATACGAAAAGTATGATGCAGTTTGGAATAATAAAAAATATTCTAAAAAAATTATTCCAAAATATTTAGAAGAACATTTTGTTAAATTAGAAAAAATAAAAAAAAAAGAATTTTGGGGATTTACAAATAATAAGTTATTTAACTATATTAAAGTTGAAGTTAAATCATTATTATTATTTAATGGTCTCAAATATTATTTTAATAGTTTAAAAAAAGATGGTTTTAAATTATATGAAAGTAATATTGACCCATTTTTAAGATATATTCATAATCAAAATATTAAACCTTGTGGTTGGGTTGAAATTAGTAATTATAAAGTTACTGATAATAATACTCGTTGTGATTATAATATTACTATAAATCATACCGATATTACACCATTAGATATTAATAAAATTTCACCCCTATTAATTGCTTCATTTGATATTGAATGTACTAGTAGTCACGGTGATTTCCCTTTGGCAAAAAAAGATTATAAAAAAGTTGTACAAGATATAACTGCAGTATCTAAAGTTGGTTATGATATTGATAAAGAGTGTTTTATTTACTGGATTCAACAAATATTTAAACAAGATATAATTATTGAACCCAGTCTTATTATCAATAAAGTTTATCCTAAAAAAAATGTAGATATGACCAATATATTAGATGATTTTTTATCACATACTACTGGTTTAGTATGGGAAAAAATATCAGAAAATGATACTTCTAGTTTAATAGAACTTAAATCTAATAAATTAGGTTTGGAATTATTTAATAATAAAAAAGAATTTACTCAAGATGAATTCAAAACATTTAATATTAAAACAAATGTTAATATTTCAAATTTTGTAAAATATAATAATTCTTACTTTAAACCAATTAATTATATTACAGAAATTATTAATATTTTGGATAAAATATCTGATGAAACAGATAATGATTACGATGATGATAACGATAATTCAATTAAAACAAAAAAATTAAATATTAGTGAATTAAATAGATTAGAAGATAGATTAAATAAAATATTAACAAGTATATTGCCAGAATTATTAGGAGATGAAATTATTCAAATTGGTACAACTGTTCACAGATATGGTTCAGATGAAATTATTTATAGAAATATTGTTTCGTTAAATAGTTGTGACAGTATTGAAAATTGTGATATTATTGAATGTAAAACTGAGAAAGAATTAATTCGCGAATGGAAAAAAATTATTCAAGCATTAAATCCAGATGTATTAATTGGTTATAATATATTTGGTTTTGATATGGATTATATTTGGTTGCGTACAATTGAATTAAATATGAATGAAGAATTTTCTGTAGGTTTAGGTAGAAAAATAGATAGAAAATGTGGTTTATTTAAACAAGAATTATCATCTTCCGCATTAGGTGAAAATATATTAAAATATTTTGATATGGATGGTATGATTATAATAGACTTGTTTAAAGTTATGCAAAAAGATCATAAATTAGATAGTTATAAACTTGATAATGTTGCTTCTATATTTTTAGGTGATAAAAAAGATGATTTAAAACCAAAAGAATTATTTGAAAGATTTAAAGGTAATTCTAGCGATAGATGTGTAATTGCTAAATATTGTATTCAGGATTGTGCATTAGTTAATAGATTATTGCATAAACTAAAAATACTTGAAAATAATATTGGGATGGGCAATGTTTGTCTTGTACCTCTTAATTTCTTATTTAGAAGAGGACAAGGTATTAAAATATTTTCATTAATTGCAAAACAATGTATGGAAAAAAACTTTTTAATACCAGTTATTAATAATTACGATAATTTAGATATTGATGCTGATGGTTACGAAGGCGCAGTTGTATTAGACCCTAAAGAAGGTATGTATCTAAATGATCCTATTGTTGTATTTGATTATGGTTCTCTTTATCCATCTTCTATGATTGCTCGCGATTTATCTCATGATAGATATGTATTAGATGATAAATATATTATTGATGACCCAAATATTGAATATATTAATGTTTACTATGATTTATATGAAGGCGTTGGTGATAAAAAAAGAAAAGTTGGTGTAAAGAAATGTAAATTTGCTCAAATAAAAGATGAAAATGGTAATCAAAAACGTGGAATTATCGCAGAGATTTTAATGATGTTACTAGCAGAAAGAAAAAACACAAGAAAAAAAATAGAATATAAAACTGTTTATTTAAATAATGCAACTTATACCGGTTTTATAAATGAAAAAAACGATATTGTATCTATTATTGATATTGATAAAAATAATACAGTTACAGTAAATAAAAATGATATTATTGAAATTAAAGATTCATATTCTAAATTTGAACAAGATGTTTTTGATGCATTACAATTGGCATATAAAGTAACTGCGAATTCTTTATATGGTCAAATTGGTGCTAGAACATCACCAATATATTTAAAAGATATTGCAGCATGTACAACTGCTACAGGTCGGGAAATGATTATGACTGCAAAAAAATATGTTGAAGACAATTATAATGCAGAAGTTATTTATGGTGATACTGATTCAATATTTTGTAAATTTCCATTAAAAGATAAAAATAATAATCCTGTATATGGAAAACAAGCATTGGAATATGCGATTGATGTAGGCAAAGATGTGGAAAAAAATATTTCAAAAATTATGCCTTTTCCTCAAAAATTAAATTATGAAAAATCATTATATCCATTTATTATCTTTAGTAAAAAAAGATATGTTGGTAATTTATATGAATTTGATGTTAATAGTTTTAAACAAAAATCTATGGGTATTGTTTTAAAAAGAAGAGATAATGCCAATATCGTTAAAAAAATATATGGTGGTTTAATTAATATTCTTTTAAATAAACAAAATTTAAATGAATCTATTGAATTTTTAAATGATTCATTAGATGACTTAGTTAATGGTAAAGCAAATATTAATGATTTAGTTATATCAAAAACTTTAAAAGGTTCTTATAAAGACCCTTCAAAAATTGCACATAAAGTATTGGCAGATAGAATTGCTTCTAGAGACCCTGGTAATAAACCTGCTACTAATGATAGAATACCATATGTATATATTAAACTGCCTTATGTTGATAAAACAACATTACAAGGTGATAGAATCGAAAATCCTGAATATATTCTCGAAAATAAAATTACACCTGATTACTTACATTATATTACAAATCAAATTATGAAACCTGTATTACAATTATATGCTTTGTGTTTAGAAGATTTACCTAATTATGATAAAGATATTGACTATTGGAGTAAAGTTGAAAATGATTTAAAAGATAAATCACCTATATATTTGGATAATAATAAACGAAAAAATAGAATTGAAAATTTGCGTTTACAAATGGTTAAAGAATTATTATTTGATAAATTTATTGATAGATTAAGCGAACCTAAACAAAAAAAACAGAAGAAAAAACATATTGAAAATTTAGAAATATCTACTAATGAAAAAAAAATAATTAGTAACTTAAATGATAATATTATTGTTGATGTTAAAATAACTAAAAAAAATAATTCTACTACACTTGATACTAAATGTAAAATTGTTAAAGATAAAAAAACTATATGGAGTTATGATAATTATACAGGAAAGGATAAAAAATTACATACTATTAAAGTTATTTGTGATATTATAGATTATTTTAAAAATAATAATATTACTGATAATATTATTAATATTAAATTAAATAATAAAACATTTGTAAAAGAATATAAAAGTGTTTTAGTTAATTATAATGCATTTGTAAAAAATGAAAAAAATAATTCGAATTTAATTGAAAAAGCAATAAAATATGAAGGTTTAGAAACTATGAATGATATTGATATGCTTAATAAAAGTATTAATGTTGGATGTTTTGAAAAATTAATTTTAATTAGTGATAAATTTAAATTTGTGTCTGACTAACTTTATAGTAATTTTTCCATAATATATAATTTTTTATATTTTTTATTTTTTCTTTTAATGTTTTACTCTCTGGATTTGTAGGAATTAATATATATCCAAAACACATTTTATATTACTTTATAATATAAAAATAAAATTATTATATAAAAATGATACATTATATATATAATACCATTTATGAATAAATATTTTAATAATTTACCTGATGATTTAATTAATAAAATTTATTCTAAAATTTACTATTCACAAGATAAAAACTTATTAAATGAAATTAAAATTGTATATTATATTAAAAATAATTTAGTTAAAGATTTTGGTTTAAATAATATATGTTGTTGCGCTTTAATTCATAATAAAAATAATTATAATATTAATGATATATCTATAAATGATATTGATACTATATACAATGTCGTAAATATTTTGCCTGAAAATGTAGTTAGAAGTGTGTTGAATAATATAATTGGTAAAATGCCATTAAATTATAAATATTCACTTATATTTCATTTACTTGATAAAACAATAACACCATATACATATAATGATGAATATATTAAAATTGTAATCGATAATATAATTGGTATATAAATTTTTTGTATAAAAAAATGCAGAAATCAAAAAAAACTGATTTGTCCAATACAAATTACATTACCAATAAACAAGAGACTCTACGCTAGAAAGAAACAAAACAAAACTCTACTAGTTAGAATGACCACTGCTGCCCAGACTAAGGAGATTGTTGCCAAGTTCTCCACCCTTATTGACGCCGATTTGGAGTATTCTCGTGCTGATATGGCAAAAATCCTTACAACGGTATATCGTGAGGTCACCAACAACAAAACCAAAAAGGTGAAAAAGAATGTTGAGGGTGAAGAAAAAAAGAAGCGTGCACCGACAGCATACAACATCTTTGTCAAGGAAAAGATGGCCGTCGTGAAAGAAGAATTTCCAGAACTTAATCGCCAAGACTTGATGAAAAAGATTGGAGAAATGTGGAATGCAGAGAAAGTAAAACAGTAAGCAAAAAAAAGAAAAAAAAAGAGAAAAGGGTGAAAACCTTTTTTTCATAAGTTTTTGAAACTATCTACTTCAATTATTTTATCTCTTAATTGATTTGCATTTATTATTGTTTTTCTTTCTTCTATAGTTATTTTTTCATTATTTTTTAATTTTTTTAAATAAATATCAGCATTATAACATAATTCAAATCCTTCTAATATTTCATTTATACGATCACTTTTATTATCTGATATATATATATTTTCTGTTAATAAATTTCTAACATTATTTGGCGTTGTTATTAAATTTGATATTTTTGTAATATCAATATCTTTATTTGGATAATAGTTATAACCAAATGGAAAAGATGTATATTTAATAATTTTACCAAAAAATGAAATGGGAAAATTATCAGATATATTATAAATGGCATTTTGTATATTTATAAAATTTTCATTAACAGAATATTGAACTAATTTATCCAAATCCTTTATATGTTTATTTTTTTCATAAAACCATAAACTTGCGTATGCCATATATAAATTTGATAAAATATCTGCATATCTACCTGATAAATATTCTGCTGTTTTAATCTTACCACCCATTAGTAATGCTATATTTGCTGAAAAGGCGAAATTAGCAACTAATTTATTTAAATGTGTTTGATAATATATTTGTGTATTATTTTTTTTATAAAATTTTGTAGAAAATGAATAATATAATGAATTTGTAAAATTAATAAAAGTATGATTTATTATTTTAAGTAAATATTTATGAAATTCATTTACATTATTTTTATCTTCTATTGTTTTAATAATATTTAGTAAATATGGATGTGAACGATTTAAACCTTGACCAAAAATAATTAATGAACGTGTTAATGTATTTGAACCTTCAACTGTTATTGCAATTGGAATTGCATTATATGAAGATGCCAAAAAATTTTTGGGACCTTTGCATATTGCAGAACCACCTAATATATCCATACCGTTATTAATACTTTGTCTCGCATATTCTGTACATTGATATTTCATAATTGCAGATAAAACTGGTGGTTTTTCATTATTTGCAATAATAGAATTAAACAGATGCTGAGCAGCAATTAATTGATAATTTTTACTTGCAATGTCTGCTAATTTTTCTTTAACACCTTCCATTTCTGCAATGGGAATATTAAATTGTTTTCTTATTCGCGAATAACCACCTACACCAAATGTACACAATTTAGTAGTTGCTACTGATAATGCTGGTAAAGAAATTCCTCTTCCTTCACCTAAACATTCCATTAACATATTCCAACCATATCCACATTTTTCTTCACCGCCAATAATACATGACATTGGAATAAATACAGAATTACCAGATACAGTACCATTCATAAAACCAATATTTAACGGATTGTGTCGGTTTCCTATATTTATACCATTAATATCCATATTTGTTATTTCATTTTTATTTTTTGATAGTAATGCAACTGTGATACCTTCTTTTCCCGTTGTTAATAATTTATTAGGATCTTTAAGTTTAAATGCTAAACCAATTAATGTCGCAACAGGTGCTAATGTAATATATCTTTTTGAAAATGTTATTTCAATACCAATAATGCCATTGTGGTTTTTAACAATTCCTTCATCTAACATAGATGCTGCATCTGAACCAGATTTTGCGGTTGTTAAACCAAAACACGGTATTTCTAGTCCGTTTGCCAATCGTGGTAAATAATAATTTTTTTGTTCTGTTGTTCCATAATGATATAATAATTCGCCAGGACCCAATGAATTTGGAACCATTACTGTTACCGCAGCAGCACCATTTTTTGTTGCAATTTTTTCAACAATTAATGAATGAGCGTGTGCACTAAATTCCAAACCATCATATTTTTTTGGTATAACTAAACCCATAAATTTATTATCTTTTATATAATCCCAAGTATATTTAGATAAATTTTGATTTTTTTCTACATCACAATTATTAATTAAATCACATAATTTATTTGTTTTATTTGTAATAAAATCTTTTTCAGTTTGTTTTAAACTAATATTATATTTATTTGTTAATTCTTTTATATTTAATTGTCCTTTAAAAAAATCTCCATCAATTGATACATTGCCAGAATTAAGTGCTGCGCGTTCAGTATTTGAAATATTAGGCATTATTTTTTTAGCATAATTATAAATATGTGGTGTTATAAATCTTTTCATTTATTATATATAATATAAATATTTTTTTAAGTATAAAATAAAAAAATTTGAAAATAAAATTTAATAATAAATATTACATTATAAAGATGAGTAAAACAACTTATAACAAAGATATTTCTGGATTAGCAAATATTAATGAACTTTATGAGAGTTCATTAATAAAAAAATGGATTAAATTAATTCCAACTAATAAAACAATTCCATTTGAGGAATATAATAAAAAAGAACTTTTTATTCAAGTAGCAGATATAGTTTTAGATAATGAATTATTTAAATCTGGAACAAAACAAGGAAATAAAAAAAGAAAGACTTTAATTCAATTTGTTCCAACCATTTCAACAGAAGCATTTAACAAAAAAACAGAATGGTTATATTTACTTGTAATCAATGGTATGATTGTTAAAATTGGTGGAACGAGAACTGGACTTAAAGGAAGGAAAGGATCTTATCTTTGCGGTCATCATATAAAAGAAAGAGAAAAATCTGGCGATTGCTCTAAAACAAATGGTTTTATTTATAACACATTTGAGTTTTACCTAAAATTAGGTTGTAAAATTCAAATGTATGGTTATGAATTACCAAAAACCGAAACTACTATTGAAATTAGCGGTGAAGAAACAAAAATAACAGTACAAACATACCACGCTTATGAAAGCAAATTTATGAAAGATTATAAAAAAAATTATAACGAATATCCTATATTAAACTACAATTGCGATCCAGATTACAAAGAATAATTTTATACATTAATTTACAGATTATCACAAATATATTCAATTTCTTCTTTTGTAATGTTAAAATAATTATATAGTTCTTTATGATTTCCAGAATATTCTATGGTTGGAATAGGAAAACTTTGTAATATTCTTATGTTGTTAAAATTTCCCCAACGACAAATATTATTTATAAATACATATAATGGATGCTGTAATATTTGTAAATATTTTTTTGCTTGTTCTTCATTAGAGCATATTATAAATACGATTGATTGAGTCATTCCACAATTATCAATAAATACATTATACTTATCTGTTGTTGATATAAATATTTTATATCCTTCTTGAAATTTATGAGGTTTTGATGAATATACTGTTTGACTTGGTGTATGAATTAATTTGTATTTAAATTGTTCTGTTTTTTTATCACAAATAAATTCTGCCTTTGTATATTTATGTAAATCACTACTAGTTTTAACCTCAAATTTTGGTAGAGTTGTATTATCAATTGTTTTTGATAATATATTTTGAACCATTTGATTATATAATAATGGAATGTATTTGCGTTGTTTTGATATTACTGAACTAACATATTCTTTTTTCTTCCATATTCCAGAAACATTAATATTTTTGTAGAAAGCACAATTTTGAATTATATACCAAGTAAAACTAGAACCAATTTTTTTGAAATATTTTTTTGCAGTATGTATATCCAAATGGATTATTTGTAATGATGTAATTATTTCAATTAATACATTCCTATCAGCATAAGACATCCAATTATCTGGTGTAATAAATAATAAATAACCATTTGGTTTTAGTTGTGATAATGCTTTTTCAATAAAATCCTTAATTAAGTTGTGATTTTTGGATGCCCTTTTACCATTTTCTAATAATTTTGCGTATGGTGGATTAGCAACGATTAAATCATATTTTTTACTACTATTAAATGTAATAAAATCATGGTTAGTTATTTGTAAATTATATTTTTCACTACAAAATACACTACGCACATTTTCTAATCTACTTTCATTAATATCATTAAATTCTAATATTTGTTCTAATATTTTTTTTTTATCGTGATACTTTAACAATTCAAATATTATAGGAATACTGAAATTTCCATTACCACAACAAGGGTCTAATATGGATAAATCACTTTTCCCCCATAACTCGTTCGGGATTTTACTTATCATTTCACTTATACAATCAATCGGCGTAGGTTCATCGTTGCTTGATTTGTATGTGCTTTTATCAGTATTTAATGTTTCATCATAATATTTTTTTATTTCATTAAATGTCGATGTATCAATTGTTATTTTTTGCGTATGTTGAATTGCGACAGACACATTTTCAACAGACGAACATAACGGAACATTTAATTTATTTAATTTTTCTTCAACTGACTTATCAATCAATTCTTTAATTTTGCTCTCATTAACGCAAGGAGTTTTTCTTTTTTGATGTTGAGTATAATGAGATTTACTATTAAACTCTTTACCACATTTTTCGCAACTAATTTTAGACATTTTTAGTGTGTATAATAATATTGTAATATTATATTTTTAAATCAATTTTTATTATAATACTTAATATTAACTATTTTCAGTTTTCCTAAATATTAGAAAGTCCGCGTTTTACATTGTTATACATCGTTCTAAACAAATGAGATAACTAATATAAAAAAGTAATAATAATTTATTATATAACTTACCATATCATCCAGAAACAAATGCAATAGAATAATTTTTTAGTCAATTAAAACATTATATCAAAAAAGACAGTCCAAATACATATGAAGATATCGAAACAGTAATAAAAAATATAATAACTACCAAAATAAAAAGAGAACATTTAACAAATTACCTAAAACATAGTTTTAAGATATAAAAATAAATAATCTTGTCCCATTTTTCTCTTTGGTAAGTGTAATCTAAAGAGCCTCGTAAATATATTGAGAGAAAATCAACAAGAAATCATAAATATATGAGAAATAATGTTCATCCTTTTTTTAAATTTATATCAACTGTTGGGAATAATATGTACCTATATTTTTAAAATTATCAATATTTTAATTAAATAACATTTCTAATTCTTTTTCACAATCATTTGAAGAATCGCTAGAATGTATTATATTACCTAAAGGTGGATAATATTTAATATATTGTTCTCTTATTTTTTGTTTTAATTCATTTGGGTTTATATCATCTGGATTATTTGTAATTATTGCAAGACATTGATTATCATTATTTTTTTCAATATCGTCTTTATGTTTATCGTAGTTTCCATAGAAATTACTATAAAACTTTTTTTTATTATTGATATTTATTAAAATTTTATCTAATATTTGATATTTATTCTCTATTTGATTTAATATGTTTTCTATAATTTCTCGTACCATGCCTTTTTTTCTTATAATGAAAAGATTTAATTTTTGATTTGGTTTGTTAATTTTATTGAATTTTTTAGCTGTTAAATATTCATATATATTTTGCTCACTTGTAAAACAATAATGAGATATTTTATTAAATTCATCTTTGTTTACAGATAACAATAACTCATTAATACGATTGATATGCTTGACACACCAGTTATTACGTTTATCATATAGATTTCTATAAATTAGTAATATTATTTCAGATATAGGATTTGGTATATAGTAATTTTCTATTTTAATTAAATTATCAAATAAATATTTTTTAAACAATTGATTACATATTTTAGCATTTTTTCCGTTTCCTTCACCATCTTTATAAAAAAATAAATCACTATATGTATCAAATCTATAATAATTACCAGGTAAATGTCCTCCTTCATTTAAATGTTTTGCTGTAAATAATGGAGTATAGAATACTTCTTTATTATTTTCAATATATTTTGTTGGTTTTCGTGTTCTAATTAGATTATTATCTCTCATTTCAGTATATAAACTTACAAATTTACTAAATGAATTAGGATGAATAATTATATCTAAGTCAGTATCGGGTTTTTCTGGTAAATATCTGAATCCACGAATTATTACAAATTTAATATTATTTGTATTTAATAAATTAAGAATAAAATTTTAACATTCTAAGTGAGTTTTAATTGGGTTTATTACACTATAACTATTATAATAATCATTAGCCATAGATTTATCTAATGATTTATAAACTTCATTATATATCCAATCATAAGTAATTTTTATTCCTTCTTCTAGGGGACAATAAGGTTCCCAACCCAATTTTTCTCGAATTAATTTATTGTCGGAATTTCTTCCTCTAACACCTACACCATTAAAAGGAGTATTCTTTATCGTTAAATTTTTTCCGGAGATTCTAATTACCATTTTCATAAAATCGTTCATATTGATCATTTCTTCTGAACCAATATTAACAGGACCCTTGAAATCTGATTTCATCAGCCTCATGATTCCTTCCACGCATTCATCAATTAGTAAGAAAGAACGAGTTTGTAATCCATCTCCGAAGACTTCAACTGTATCTCCATCTTTAGCCATAGCAACTTTTCGACAAAAAGCGGCAGGAGCTTTTTCTTTACCTCCATTCCATGTTCCAAAAGGACCATAAATATTATGAAATCTAGCAACTCTAACATCCATTTTTGGAAAATCTTTGTTAAAAACAAAATACAATCTTTCACTAAATAATTTTTCCCATCCATATTCACTATCAGGTTCTGCAGGATAAGTTGTGTCTTCAGAACATTTAGGGTTATCCGGTTCTAATTGATTGTATTCAGGATAAACACAGGCAGAAGAAGAATAGAATACTTTCTTAACATTTTTTTGAGCACATACTTTCAATACATTTAAATTTATTAAACAAGAATTGTGCATTACATCTGAATCATGTTCACCGGTATTAATATATGTAGAACCACCCATATCAGCAGCTAACTGATATACTTCATCAATAGAATCATCAATAACGGTATCAACTTTTATATGATCTCTTAAGTCCGCTACAATAAATTCATCTGCATCTGTAGTTTTAAATTCGTGTCGTTTAATATCAACGCCTCTAACCCAATAACCCTCCTTTTTTAGTCTTGTCACAAGGTGTCCTCCTATGAAACCACCAGCACCACATACAACTATTTTTTTGTTCATATAATTATAGTTATAAAATAATATTTAAATAAGATAAAATAAAATAAATAAAATATATATAATGATCCCCAGAAAAATTTGTATGACTTGGGAAACTAAAAATTTTGAACTTCAACCAATGAAAGATGCGGTAGATAGTTGGAAAATATTGAACCCTTCATTTGAAGTTAAAGTGTTTGATAAATTTGACCGTGAAAATTTAGTAAAAGAAATTGATATGGTTAATAAAGCATATCATATAGTTGAAAGAAATAGTGCAAAAGCAGATATATGGAGATTAATGTATTTATATCAGAATGGTGGATTTTATACAGATATTGACCAGATATGTTTGAAACCTATATCTGATTATATTGAAGATGATGTTGAGTTTGTAATTAGTACTCATTCACATAATCCAAGAACTGTTTTACTAAATGGATTTATAGGAACGGTTCCAAATAGTCCATTAATAAAATACTTATTGGATAATATATGCATTAATGTAATTAATTTGTATAATAAAAAGGATCTGAACCAATTAAAATCCGTCGGTCATTCAATAACCGGACCCTATATTTTGCCTAAAATTTTAAATAACTGGCTAAAAAGAAATGAGAATACAAAGTTCATCTTAGGTAAACAAACCTTGGGTGGTGTCAATATGTTAATTATTCATCATATTCTAAAAAATGGATGTGGAATACAATATGAAGTAAATAGTGTAAAAGTTATACAAGAAAAGTATGAGGGGTATAATGATATTAGGAAATCCCTGATTAATACAGCAACAAAAAAATATTGTTTATTGTTAACTACTTTTAATATTCCAGAAAGAACAACTATGTATAATGAAACATTAAATTGGTGGCTTGAAAATTCAGAGTTTGATATATTTATAGTTTCATCATATGTTAATAATTTTAAAGTATATAATCCTGCTCACAATAAAAGAGTAAATATTCATTTATTTCAACAGCCTAATAATATATTATTACCTGATTGGCATAGTTATAAACCTACATCTACAGAAGCTGAAATATTATCAATTACTGAGATATATTCGAAATTTAATTATAAACTTTTAAAATATAAATATATTGTTAAATTAACAGGAAAATATAGATTACCTGATTACGTTAAACTTTTAGATAAAATGACAAAAGATTATAAAGAATATGATATAGCAAGACAAGGTGCTCATTATAGAGGTAAAAACATTTGTACAAACACTATATCTTTAAAAAATGTATGTCATACTGAAACTTATATAATTAAGAGCTCTTTATTCGAATTATTTATTAAAGAAATTTCAACATGTGGTTTCGGTATGGAATCCAGATTTGCAAAATTTATTAATAAAGTAAATTTAATAGTTATTAATCTACCTGCTATAAAAATTCCAGAAAAATATAGAGTGAAAAGAGGGGATGGTACTATTCTTGAATGTTTATGATTTTATCATAAATTATAATATGTTTTTATATATCCATTAATATAGTTTGATATTATAGTCTCTCCTAATTTAGTATAGTGCCCTAAATCGTCTTTGATAACATCTTTTTGTTTATATTCTTTTAAAACTTGAGTAGGATTTATAAAAGGTATTTTGACATTAATACAAACATTTTCTAATAGATTTACTAATTTATTTCTTTTGACTAAATATTTATTATCAAGTTTTACATTATAATGGGAAATTATAATAATTTTTTTTGGATGTAACATACTTTTAATATGCTTAATATCATTTTCTATTTCTTTATCACTTTGATGTTCAATAGTATAATTATCAAGTATATATTTTGGAGTATTTTTACGATATGCCTGATTTTTTCTTTTGTCTACACATAAATGATGTAAGTAATAACCATTATGGATATATTTTTTCATACTGCATATTTCTATCAGAACTAAATTTGATGAATCAAATGTATCATTTATTTTTTTATCATACGCTATAGATTTATTTTTTAAAATACCTGTTCGAAAACATAGTTTACTATATATATCAGGCATATTTAATTTACCTCTTAAAAACTGTATCATCTGTATAACTTCTTTAGTTGAATGAGTATAGTTTATATCACATATATTGTTTTTTTTATGTACATTTTGAATTCTACATGAACCAAATAATGTTACAGAAGATAAATTAATTTTATCCCACCAAAATAGATTTTGTAATTTTTCAATATTTGTAGGTGAATTTTCAATATAACTTTGATAAAGTTCAGGATTATTATCAACTTCAACTACATACTCTGCTAACTTTTCAAGAGATTCAAAGTCTTTAGCATTTATAAATGAATTTTTGTTGAAATATTTGTAAACATCATCTGTTCCGTCATAAATAGGAATACAACCTGCTAAAAATGAATTAATAATTTTTTCTGTTATCCACCCATCAACAATATCGTTTTCAAAAGCAATAGAGAATTTATAAGGTTTATGAAGTTCTACAGCATCATTAAACATATTACCACTAAATCTACTATTATCTCTTGGCTGTTCAACTTTTTTTAAATTATTTAATATATTAAAAAAATTCCATCTTTTCACGCCATTTCTATATGTTTTATTCGTAAAAACAAAATCACAAAATTTACTTTTTTTACTATAAATATCTTTTAATGGTTTTAAGAGAATATTTTTATTAACATTTCTATTGTAATATGTTAGAGCTCCCCAGGTAACATGAAAATATTTATCTTTTAGTTCACTTTTTAATTTATCGTCAACTATACAGTCAATAAATAACTTGATTTTATTTGTAGTAATATCATGTTTCCATGTTTCTTTTCTTACAAAAATATCTTCAAATATTAAATCTTGAGATGTATATATCATTAGCTTATCTAACGAAATATTAAGTTTTAAATTATGAATAAAATTCTTTAAAAATTTATAAATTAGTTTTTCTTTGTATGATTTTCGATTTATTGTTGGTGAATTAGAATTTTCTAGATTATCAATAGCTCTATACATAGTTATTCTTGTATCAACGTCGCTTTCCTTACTATAAAAATCATAATAATATTCCCAATTATTATCTGTTATCTTTTCTTTTGATAAACAAAATCTTCTTGGATTAGTAGCCGTATATACAAAAAAATGTTCAGTACCTTCTACAAAGCTTTCATAAACATTCATCGTATTTATTGTATTCCATCCATCTTTACCATTTTTTTCAATTTTTGATAGTTTATATCGTAATGGATTTTTTGCTTCTTGAACAAGTAGTTTTACTATATTTAAGGTATCTATATTTTTTTCCCAAATATATCTTGATTGTTCAAAATTATCAGCAACATGAATCATAATATCTTTAATATAATTTTTAATATTTGATTTATATTTTTTACGAATCATTTCTTTTAATTGAACTGCTTGATTACATATATTATTTGTATATTGTGGACTATCTATTTTGAATTTCACTATTAAATGATTATCATTGTATTCTTTTAATTTTTGAATCTTAGGAGGTAATACAATGTTATGACTACAACGAGTATCCAATTTATATATATCAAAAATATAATCGTGTAAAAATTCTTTTGGAACTAAGATTTCTTTTTTTTCAATAATATTGGGGATATCCTGTAATATTTTTTCTGATTGAAAAAGAGTTGGATTCCATAAAATTAGAGTGAAATATCCAATATTAGTTTTTTCCCGAGTATGACAGTCCTTTGAACTGAGTTTATTAATTATCTCTACTAATTTATCAAATCTATCATTACAATATTTTATATCGCAATTACCATTATCGTGAACAAAGGGATAGATGTAGAAACCTTCCAGATCAACATTATAAATTTTATTAGTATCTAAACAATATATTAAGTTATGAAGCGCCCAATCTCCACTTAGTTTATTTGTTTTTACATAATTGTTCAACTTTTTTTTCATGTCTTGGATAGATCTTTTTAAATTATCTAATATAGTATCATCTATCCTAGAATTTGAATTGATATCATATAATCGTATACTATTTTTAATAAATGAAGAATAATAACTACCATCATCTTCTATATAAATCTTTTCTGGTTCAAAAATGTATTCACATAATACTGGATTACTTTTAATACCATATATTATTTTTTTGTAGTTTTCTATATTGATAAAATTAATTTTCTTCTTCTTTTTTTTATATAGTATATTTTCCTTTGTGTTGATTAATATTTCAAATAGACCATTACCTATAGGTGATTTTAATTCGGATTTTATAAACTGGTAGTGTGGAATAGGCACTAGGCAATAAATCAAATATTTCCCAATTTATTTTGGAATATTTACTCATTGGTCTATAGCAATGATAATCTGTATATTTACCAGAAGTTATATTTTCTCTAATATTAACATTAGAAATATCAAATGTATTCCGATCTAGTCTTTTAAATAGAGTTTGTTTTTCCTTAAGGTGAACAAAATTATTTGTTTTTTTATTCCATTCCATTATCTTATTATATAAAGTAAGTTGGTCAGTAGACCAACCAGTATTTCCGTGTCCTTCTTTAATAGTATTTTTTATAAAAGTTTCTTTAATAACATTTACAATATCATTGATAGAATTAACTTTAAAAATATCTTTCCATATTTTTGGTGTAGCTACATTATAACACATCGCTATTTGTTTATATTCAAAACAAACATTATCACGATAATAAATAAATTTATTATTATCAAATTCTACTATATTTTTAGTATAATAAGTACTATTCATAGGTAGCATATCCATATCTGTTATTAAAACCCCGTTTTTATAATCAAGAATACATGGATATAATAATCTAATAAATTGTGACGTAAAACTAGTTAATACATCTTCAATAGGGTTAAACAATATTATATTATTTTTATATAATATTAAATCTTCTGGAATATCTTTAGCGATTAATACAATTTTAACATCTACATCCGGATATAATTTATTCCAAGTTTTAATAAAAATCGGAATAAAATCTAAATATAATTTATTTTCATTTACTGCAGTTAATACACAATCTAATTTCATTATATATATAAGCTTATTATATTTTTTATATAAAATTATTATATTCTTTTCTGGGGAAAAACAAATGTAACATTTTAAATGTAAAACGGGTTAATAAAAAAAATAATTATTTTTTTAACTGAAATAAAAAAGGGGGAAAAGTTTTGCGTTTTTTAAAGAAAAAAAATATAAAAATATTTTTAGTGAGCAACTTTTTTAATTTCTCGTAATAAAAACGTAAATAATAATTTTAAACAAACATTTATTTGGTAGATAAAAAAAAGTGCTCACTTTTGCTCACTTTTACAAATTTTTATTTTCTTAAAATAAATAAAATAAAACATTATAATGCTAACCTAAACATAAATATAACTGTTAAAAATAAAATTTACAAATCTCAGAAAATGTAGTCTTTTTTTCAGAAAATGTAGTCCCAATTTGAGAAAATGTAGTCCCTAATAACTTTATAGGAAAATATACCTTTAAATTTCAAAAATAATTATTTTTAACTGAAATAAAAAAGGGGGAAAAGTTTTGTGTTTTTTAAAGAAAAAAAATATAAAAATATTTTTAGTGAGCAACTTTTTTAATTTCTCGTAATAAAAACGTAAATAATAATTTTAAATAAACATTTATTTGGTAGAGAAAAAAAAGTGCTCACTTTTGCTCACTTTTACAAATTTTTATTTTCTTAAAATAAACAAAATAAAACATTATAATGCTAACCTAAACATAAATATCGCTGTTAAAAATAAATTTTACAAATCTCAGAAAATGTAGTCTTTTTTTCAGAAAATGTAGTCCCAATTTGAGAAAATGTAGTCTTTTTTTTCAGAAAATGTAGTCCCAATTTGAGAAAATGTAGTCCCTAATAACTTTATAGGAAAATATACCTTTAAATTTCAAAAATAATTATTTTTAACTGAAATAAAAAAGGGGGAAAAGTTTTGCGTTTTTTAAAGAAAAAAATTATAAAAATATTTTTAGTGAGCAACTTTTTTAATTTCTCGTAATAAAAACGTAAATAATAAGTTTAAATAAACATTTATTTGGTAGAGAAAAAAAAGTGCTCACTTTTGCTCACTTTTACAAAATTTTATTTTCTTAAAATAAACAAAATAAAACATTATAATGCTAACCTAAACATAAATATCACTGTTAAAAATAAAATTTACAAATCTCAGAAAATGTAGTCTTTTTTTCAGAAAATGTAGTCCCAATTTGAGAAAATGTAGTCCCAAATAACTTTAATAGGAAAAATATACTTTTACCAACAAAAAAAAGTACATTTCACGTAAAATAATTTAAATATCAGAAAGTTTTTATAAAAATTAAAAAAAATAAAGAAATGTACTTTTTTTTATCCAGATAATTAATTTTTATATACGTCTGCCTTAATAGGTGTTTTACATATAATATCTCCACAATGATCTCTATTTTGATAAACTGAATTTATATTTGTAAGTTTAGTATCACAATTTTTTAATTTCCATCGACCTAATTCCGGTGATGATGTAACTTTCGCATAATATTTAATAATATATTGAATTATTTTTTTCATTATATAAAAAAAATATTAAATTTAAATCATTTTTTATTTAAGTAAATTTACAATACAATAAAATTATTTTTATTTGATAAACTTACACTTTCAATTGTTACATTAAATTTCTTTTTTATATATGAAACAGTTTGTAAAAGTGTATCTGCTAAATCATCTTTTTTCTTGTATTTTATAAAATATTCATTTAAAAATGTATTATTTTTAATATAATATTTTGTAATTTCAATACCTAAATATTTATTAATACGATATTTATCATTTTTTTGTTGTTTTTTTGTTTTTGTAGTATCAATTTTAATTGGAATATCAGGATTATAATTATGATTTTGTAATTTAAGAGATGCATTAATTAATAAAACATTATCTACAATTTTGTCCCAATGATTTAATAAACTAAAATATGAAAATATAAGTAATTGCACTGTTTTCATTATACCATTTAAATTAGAAGGTTGATTTTCAATTAAAACATAATCAATATAATCATGATTTAGTTCTTTTAATAAACCAATAATATTATCTAATTCTAAAAATAATATTTCTGATAAAGAATTAATTCCATTTACATCTTTTTTTTTATCAAATAAAGTAATAACTCTCCAGTCAATAATACTAATTTCATTATTATTATATTCTAAAATACATAATGCTAAATTTTTAATACCAATATCAAAACTAATATAAATCATATAGAATATATATATATACATTTGTTTTATATAAAAAAAAATGATTTTTATATTGAAGTATTTTTTAACTTATAAAAATATGAGTAAGACTTGCAATATTTGCGTCGAAGATGTTGATAGCACATTTATAAAAAAATGTCCTTATTGCGACTTTGATTGCTGTATTAATTGTCACAAAAAGTATTTATTAGATACAAAAAAAACAGAAAAATCTTGCATGAGTTGTAAGAAAGTATTTACACGTTCTATATTAATCAATATATTTGGCGTAAAATATATTGAAGACATATATAAAAATCATATCAAAGAATTACTTTTTAAAGAAGAAATGCTTTTAGTCCCTCTTTCATTGCCAATAATTGAACGAAATATCGAAAAGAAAAAGATGCGTGAAATTATTAAATCAATGGAAACAGAATTTCAACAAAAAATAAAAAATAATACATTAGAAAGAAATACTGTTGAAGCGTTTGCAGAATTAGGAAAAATTCAAGGATATAAAAACTATTTAACCTATCTATCTACAGTTGTAGATATTAAAGAAAAGAAAATATACAAATTTCCGTGTTCAAACAATACTTGTAACGGATTTGTAAACAAAAATTGGAAATGTGAGTTATGTGACAAAGTAACTTGCAAAAGATGCAATATATTAATCAATGATGGTGATGAACACATTTGCAAAAAGGAAGATATTGAAACAGCAGAACTAATTAAAAAAGATTCTAAACCGTGTCCAAAATGTAATATGTCAATAATAAAATCATCAGGATGCGACCAGATGTGGTGTGTAAGTTGTCATACTACATTTGATTGGAAAACATTAGAAATAAAAAAGGGTGGCGTAATACATAATCCAGAGTATTTTAGATATATGAGAGAAAATGGAATAAATATAGAAAGAAATCCATTAGATAATCCGTGTGCAAATGATTTTCAAAATTCATTAAGAGTACTAACTAATATCAATAAAATCTGGACAAAAGATAAAAAATATTCTACATCTATAACTGCTGAAGTAATGAGAAGTTTATTTGAATTATATCGTAAAATTGGTCACTTTGAATTAGTACAGATAGCAGATGCACAAAATAAAATTAATAGAAGTGATAACTGGAAAAATGATCAAAGGGTTAGATTTCTTGAAAAAGTAATATCAGAAAAACAGTATAAAACAAATTTAGCAAAAAAGTTTAAAGAAATAGAATTTCTAAATGAAGTAACATCATTACAAACAACAATTCTAGAAACTAGTAAAGCAACCTTTGTTGATATAGTAAATAACTTGGATGCAGATATACAAAATGCATACAAAAACAAAAAAAGAATTGAAAGTATTGATAAATATAACAAATTATATGAATTTATAACAGAATTGCAAAGTAATGGTAATACAATTACAAAAATATACAACTTAATGTGTGCTTCTTATCTAAAAATTTAAACAACAAAATTAATAGAATTACCAACTCTTAGTTCAGTATTTAACATAATTTTATAATCTTTACTTAATAATTTTTTACATAAGTTATAATCTTCTGATGGAACAATATCATAAGTAGTTGTGTCATCTTTTTTAATTACAACACGTTCACCATCAAAAAATGGATATTCTAGTTTTTCAAAAACATCAGAACGCATACCAAAGAAACTTAAACCAACAAATTCAACCGGCATATATTTAGCATTAACTTCTTTTGTCCAATTATCAACATCATCTTGTAATAAATATTGATAATGCCCATTTGTAGCAAAATAATCATTATCTAATTGTTTTACAGCATTATAACTTACGCCATCATTTGTTTTATAAAGTCCAGATACAATAGGATGTTCATCAAGAGATTTAATTAATTCAATAACTTGTTGTGGAGAAAATAAAATAGAAGAATCTATTGTAACCCAGTAATCAAATTTAGTATTATTAAATGGTCTACTAATTTCGTTATTCAAACCTAAACTACGTAATCTAGAATGATATAACGAAGGATTATCACCTGTAGCAATCAAGAATTCATATTCACCAGATTGCCATAAAATACTTAAAGTATTTGTCCAACATAATAAAAATTTAGATGAAAAATTTTCACCAACAAAAGATAAGGCTACAACCTTTTTTTCTACTTTATTAACTTCCATATTTGTTTCTGTTTCCATAATATACTATAATTTATTATTATAATTAATTCTTATATATTTTTATGGCATTTCTTGTTGATAACATAAATTATGAATATATAATTGATTTACTCTACCTACACGTTGTGCTCTACCAATAGCTTGATTTTTATGTAATCCCATTTGATGATAAATAATAACATCAGTTGCAAAACTAATATCAATGCCAGAACCAGCATATAATGTATTTAAAAGTATAACTTTAATTTTAGAATTTCTAAAATCATTTAAAATATTAACCATATGAGATGTATTACCTTTTAATTCAGCATAAGTAATATTATTATTATTTAGTTTTTTTATAATACTGTTAAATCCACTTTCATATTTACTAAAAACTAAATATTTACCTTCTTTTTTTGAATTAATTATATTTAATAAAGTTTCATCCTTGCTATATATTTTTGATTCTGTATCAATGTTAAAATTATTTTTATTATCTGTAATTGCAACTAAATCATCAGTATTAATTATTTCTCTACATTCAGGACAATTTTTATTATTTTTAATCCAATTAGTTAAACAAATGCCACAATAAGTATGCGTACATTTTAATATAAATGGTTTATCGAGTAAGTCCATACATATTGGACAAGATTTATTAGATAATTTAGATATTCTTTCAGTTAAATCAGTTAATTTTTTTTTTAATATATTTAATTCATTATCAAGTTTATTAATTCTAATTTTTTTTACATCATTTGATAATATAAGTTGTTCAACATATTCTAATTCTTTTTCTTTATTTGATATATCTATACGCAATTCTTTTGAAATAATATCAACCATTGTTTCTTCAGTTTGCGTTTTACCACCTAATTCTTTAATTGCACCAATTACATCATTCGCATTTAACTTTTCAATTACACTATTAGCAACAAAATCTTTAATTGTTTCAAATTCTTTAGACATTTTACATAAATAATATTTTTCATCGGGAACAGGTAATTTAAAACTTTGTCTTACAAAATCTTTATTACATTTTACTAACATTAAATTAATATTTTTTATATCATAAAATAATTGTCTAACATCATATAATAAATTATTTTGTGAACGTATTGTATCAACAATATCTAAATATGTTCCAGAAATTAACCATAAAAAATAATAGTCTAAATCAGGTATTAATTTAACAATATCGTGTGCCTCATCAACCATAACTCTTTTCCACTTTTTTAATATAGAATTATTATAGTAATTTAATAAAACATTAAAAGTTGTATTTTTAATTAATACAACATCATATTGTGAAAATAATGCTTTAAGTATACTAGTATTAGCAACATCATTAGATGGTAAATTTTTTTTAATATAATTTAAATTATCAATTGCAATAAATTTTAAAGTTGTTTGATTTTTCAAAGAATTAATCCACTGATTATAAACAGGTCCTCTAGGAACAATTATTAATGTTGAATGAATTATATTATCAATAATGAAAGAATTATCTGTTGAATAACTAAAATAAGAATAATTTTTCTTACTAATATAATTTTTTTCATATTTTTTATTTAAAAAAATATTATTTAAATCACAACTTGCAACAATACTTAATGCGGTTAATGTTTTTCCATAACCTACAATATCACCTAAAATTCCAATGTTACTATTAACAGAATATTTACCATTAAAATTGTAATATAAATTATTATTTTTAATATCATATTTTATATTACCATATTTTTCAAATAAATAAGATTTATTTAAACAAGCCATTTGATGTGGTCGTAGTGGTATTGTTATTTTATTTGATTGATTTAATAGTGGAGAATCGTTATCAATTTCTAAATTATATTCAAAATTAATATCCATTATATATTATAAGAAGAATTTAAATATATATATATATTTATATATAATAAAAATAATTTTTATATAAATATCTCACCATATAAATGTTTAAAAAATATAGAAAAAATAAAAAAAATGACAAAATTATATATAAATCGATATAAAAATTACATTAAAGTTTAAAATGATAGATTCATTGAATGCACTGAGTGCCAAATTTGATATTGCAAACATTAAAACAGATGCAGAATATAAATATATGAAAAAATATATAAAAGAAAATTATTGTAAAAATTTATTATCAACGTCGCAATATTTTAATTTTCTAGATGAAGAAAATCCACAAAATTTTAATAATAGGAAAAGGTATTATTTTGACATTGCTTCAAAAACAGCACATCGTTCTAATATGTTTCAAAAACATGGTGCTATTATAGTCTATAAAAAAAATATTATTAGCAAAGGATTTAATATGTACAAAGGGAATTCCAAAAATATATATAGTATGCATGCAGAGATTGTAGCAATTAATAATGCTATAAAAAACAAACATAAAGAAATTTTATCTGAATGTGAATTATATGTTGTAAGAATTGGTTCAAATAGTATGGATAATTTATTGAAATATTCAAAACCGTGTATTAATTGTCAAAAATATATCAATAAATTTAATATAAAAAAAATATTTTACTCAACAAATGATGAATTTGAAAATTACTATTGTAACTAATTTATATTTGTAAATTAACAGTAGGTATAACTCTTTTTATATTTTTTTTAATAACAGTTGGTCTGTCAGTATTAAAAATTTCATTTAATAATTCTTCACCAGATAAATGATTTAATTTTAAAATTTTTTCTTTTATTTCAGACATTTTTACAGGAACTTTCACCTTTCTTTCATTTGCTTTTATTTTGCCGTGTTGTGTATTTAAATCTTTATATTTATAATTAAACATAAAATGCTCAATTTTAGTATTTAACGCTTTTTGATATACCTTTCTTTCTTTTATAGCAATTTGTAATTTTCTAATTTGATCATCATATTTAAACCAATCATTTACCATAGTTTTTAAAGTATCTAATTCATCTTCTGTTGGTTCCAAATGTTCTTCTAATACATTATCAATAAAAGTATTTGTTTCTGTACTTTTAATACTCATATATATATTTAATAGTATGATTATAATCTTTAAATATATATTTTATCTATAAATTTAATAATTTTATTATATTCTCTTTCTTTTCTATATTCTGATATTTTTTTTAAATTTTTATAAACAATTATACTGGGGACTAAATCGACATGCATTTTTTCATCTAATTTATGCATTATATTTCTGTTTATATTTACAATTGTAACATTTTTATTTTTTCTATATTTTTTTAATATTTCTTTCCATAATGCTTTAAACATAATACAAAATGGGCATGTATCAGAATAATAGTATATTATAACAGTTTTATTAGAAATAATATTATAAACTTTATTAAAATTATTTAATGTTAAATTATATACGGGCATATAAAGTATTATTTAACTTAATTATAAAAAATATTATAATTTTATTATTTTTTACATTTAATTATTATAAAAATATATTATAGATATAATGGATAATCATCATATTAAACCCTATAATGATATTGATGAATATAATTATTCTATAAATAATATTCGGGATGATAATATAGAATTAAATAATTATATTTTACCTCCACCATTTGCAATAGATAATAAAAATAATAAAACATATTATCAAGATGCTGATAGTAATGAAAAGGAATATATTTCTGACAAAAAATATTATGATCACTTAAATGAAATGAATATTCAATATAATAGTAATAATAATAAAATATTAGAAAATAATTTAAAATATACAGACCCTGTAAAACCCATTAATTACGATTATGGCAATGAATTATATGTTTTAAGAGGTGCAAAGGTAAATAATAAAAGTTGTAATACAAAAATGCCAAATTATAATAGTGGTGTATGGATTAATCAATTTAATGATGAAATAAAGTATGATATTAATAAAAAATTATTTGATATTAATACAAAAAGGAAAGCAATTTAATACTTATTTTATTTTATTAATTAATTCTTTTTTAGTTAGTAATTTTTTTTCTTTGTTATAAATATTTATATTATTTTTTTTACAATAATTTCTTAACTGTTTTATAGTATAGTTTTTAAAACCACCACCAGTCATACCAATTATTCTTTCATAGTTTTTACATTCATCGCAAGACATTAAAACTTTTTTACTAATAATTAAGGATATATTTATTTATATTTTAAAGCAACAACCTTTTTAATTAAGGTTTCTTTTTTTATAGGTTTAACAACACCATTTCTTTTAACAGTAACAGTAATACCGGCTTTAAGACATTTTTTCATTAATTCTTCTTTTGAATATTTAGAATCTAAAAATTCAGCATATAATGTTTTTTTATTTTTTTTAGAATTGCCTCCTCTTTTACCACCTGCTTGATTTTTAGTACAAGTCCATTCTGTATTACCATTAGGACCAGTCCAAGTCATTCTAGCATTAGTTGCTTCAACAGCAGCGGGTTCAGATGTTTCAACAACTTCTGATTCCGGAGTTACTTCTTCAGCAACTTCGGGTTCTTCAACAACAGGTTCTTCAACAACAGGTTCAGAAGTTTCAACTGGTTCTTCCATTACCTCGACATCATCAACAACTGGTTCTTCACCTTCGCCACCTTTCATTCTTCTTTTTTCATAACAGGTTTTTTAGAAGCAGCTTTAGAAGGTTGTTTAGATGTTTTTACGGGTTTTTTAGAAGCAGGTTTAGCGGCAGGTTTAGCGGCAAGTTTAGCGGCAGGTTTAGCGGCCGGTTTAGCAGTGGGTTTAGCAGCGGGTTTAGCAGCGGGTTTAGCAGTAGATTTTACAGGTTTTTTAACAACTTTTCCTCCGGTAGACATTATTTTTTTACTTTCTATATATAAGAATTATTTTATTTTTTATTTATACATTTATCTATAACAACATCTTGTGATAAAGCAGTTTTATATATTTGTTTAAGTTCTTTATTGTAATTTTTTAAATTAGTTTTATTTACTTTGATATTATTTTTTAATAGTTTTTTTCCTTCTTTATCTTTAGAATCTATTGTTTCTAATTCTTCTGTATTTTGATTTAATTTATTTTCTTCATTTTCTATATTTTCTTTTAATATTTCAATTTCTGGTGTAACCGACATATTTACATCTATATTATGAAAAACAGGATATGCAAAATTTCTTACATCATTTTCTCTATTTAAATATGAAATATATCCACTTATTTCATCGAGATATAATTCTTTACCCTTTTCAGTAAATTTACCATTTTCTAAATATTTTAAAGTAAAATCATCAAAATTTTCAGGGATTAAATTATTAGCAGGTTTCATTAAATTAATTAATTTTATTAAATGCATAGGGTCATTTGTATAAGGTGTAGCAGTCATTAATAATAATTTAACACTATCTTTACCCGAAATATTATATGAATGTTTTATTTTTTCATTTATAATACTAACATTTGCTTTTTCTGAAGCAGTAACATCAGGTGAATATAATTTATGAGCTTCGTCAATTATTACAAGTGTTTTTTTTAAAATATCATTTTCTCCATTTATTGCTTTCATTAATTTATAAATTTTATTTTTTTTAGAAAGCATATTAGAAAATTGCTTGTAACTAATGGGCATAAACCAATTTTTTGATAAATATTTTTTATAATTTTTATTAATATTTTCAGGGATATCTTCATTATTAATTATTTTTCTTCTAACTGAAAAAGAACAAACTTGATTAAACATATTTTTCCATATATCCGATTTTAATGTATGTTTAGTAACCCATAAAATACTATAATCATTTAATTCAAAACTTTTTGATGCAACTGCTATTGCCGAACATGTTTTACCTGTACCTACACTGTGCCATAATAGTAATCCTTTATATGCGGAAGTATTATTAAAATATTTAGAAACAAAATCTTGTGTATTTGTTAAAGATATTAATCTTTTATCCTTACCAACCAAAGAAGGGGGAGGATGTTTATCTCTTAAAGGCAATGATTTACCACCGAATGATTTAGCTTTAGGTTTAATAACTTCTTCCACACAATTATTTTTAAATTCTATTTTATCCCATTTATATTTACTATATCTTTCGTTAATATATTCACGCATTTCTGTAAACTTTAAAAGTTTATTTGGAGGTTTTTCCAAATTTAAATTTAATCCTTTTTTTTTCTTACCTTTAATACCACCACCATTTAAAGGGTCTTTAATTTTATTAATTAAGTCATTAATATTTGCATTATTAATATTAGTATTTAATTCATAATCAATTGCACCATATTTTGATATTTTTTCTAATTCTGAAGAAAATACAAGTTTATCAATATCTATGCCACTATATTCCATAAATAAATCATGTGTATTTTCTGTTTCTGACATATTTAAATTATATTTATAAACATGTAATGGCCAACCGATATTTGGTTGAAAATGTAAACCTTTTTGACCACAGAAACGAGTACCTCTACCTATTACTTGTTTTTCATCAGAATTAGTAATTAACGGTTCAAATATATGAACATATTTAACATCAAATAAATCTATACCTTCTTTATATCCCGAATCAATAATAATATATCTAATATTATTACCATATATGTTATCAGGTCTTTCATTAAATTTAGATAAAATTGCTTTTTTTAATTTCACACTAAATGGTTTACCATATAATTGAACACTGCATAGTAAAGCAAAAATGTTTGTATTTTTTTCATTATTATCAATAATTTTTAATTTTTCATCATAAATATTTTTATATCCATTTGCGATAAAAGAAGCTGCTATCATTTTAGAACCTGCAGAAGATTCTTTAACATCTGTATATATAATATGTTTAAATTTTTTATTATATTTTTTTAAATCATTTTCATCTAGTTTTTTAATATTTTCTAATAATTTAATAATTTTAGGCGAAACAACATTTAATTCTTTTTTAAAATCATTTTTATCAAAATTACTTTTATCAAATTTATGTATTTTTTTTTGATGTGAAAAGTTGGAAGATTTTCTAATACATTTACTTGTTTTAGATATTTTTAACATTTCTAATAAAATAATATAAAATTAAATAATAAGAGAGGTAATGTATAAAAAATTAATATTAATATTAATATTAATTATAATTTATATTTTATACAAAAGTAATATAGAAACTTTTAGTAATAAAATATTAAATACAAATACATCCTATGACCATTTATATATAAAAAAATATGATAGAAAAAAAGTTGAAAAAAAATATATACCAATAATAATAAAAAGTGATGATGCTATAGAAATTAATGAAACCAAAAATACTATTAATTCTGATAAAATTTCAAGAGTAAAAATATATGACCCCGAATATCAGGAATATAGTAAAAGTTTAGATGTTTTAAAAACAACAGATATAACAACAGATATAACAACAGATATAACAACAGATATAACAACCGATATAAAGACAGATAAAATTATAGAAAATATGCCAGTAAATAAAATTAGAACAATATTAAGTTCCACAATACAAAAATTAAATCAGGAAAGTAATATTAAAATAGATGGTATAGGATTGGCAAAAAATGGTAATGGTATAGTTGCATATTCAAATATGCATAATATATTATATATAACATATAATCAAGGCGAAAATTGGATGTTTAAAAATTTACCAAATGATAGTAATGCAAATGGTTGGTCAAATATATATATGTTAGAATTAAAAACAAATAAATATTTTTTAATTTTAATAGGAAAAAATAAAGGAATATATATAAGTTCATTTAATAATTTAGGAGATATATGGAAAAAAATAAGCGATGATAAAGGTAATGATATAGCATATTCAGAAGATTTTAAATATATATATATTGCAACAAATAAAGGGATATTATTAAATAATAATGATGGTTCTATAATATCAGATATATATGGTATAGGAACAGAAGAAGATACGAAATATAGATTTAGTAAAATTAATTATTATAAAGATAAAAATATAGATACAATTGGTTGTAATTTCAATGGCACAATGATAGCATTTCAATGTGAATATAAATTGAATATAGGTATGATACAAATGAGAAATGAATATTATTATAATATGGATAGTAATGGTAATATAATATATGATATATATGAACTAAAAAAATTAGATGAAAAGTATAGTTCTGTAAAACTAATTCAAAATAAATTTAATAAAACAAGTACAATAATATTAAATAATGATACGAGTATGTTGGAAATTAGTTATAATTATTTTAAAAGTAAAGAAGAAATAGAAAAAGAGAAAATATATAATTGGGTGGATGTAGGTTTTATGGAACCAACAAAAGGCAAATTAATACAAAATTATAGACTATCACAATTATTATTAGGTAAAACAGATTTAAAATTTACAGAAGAAGAATGGGATAAATTAAATATATCAATAGGAGATAATGATTACATTAAATCAGGAAATACATATTATACAATAGTAAATGAAAGTGAATATTTAAAAGATAGAAATGTTTATAAAAAAATATTCAGTACAAAAAATATAAAAATAACAAAAACAGATAAATTAAATATGTGTAATACAAGCGTAGGTTATAGAGGAATGTACAGACCAGTAAATAAAAAATGTATAGCAGATAAAATAAAATTATTAGTATTTATAACATCAAAATTATTTATAAATGTTTTAGTGTTTACAAATGTTGGTTTTAAAAATAAAATATCACTAGAACGATATAAGGATATTAAAACACCTGTTAAAATATGTGAAGAAACAGAAAAGAAATGTGAAATAAAAAACATAAAAGATTTTTGTATAGATAATACAGCATCCAATGCTGTATTATTAGATAATGATAATAATATATATATAAATAAAAATTATACAAAATATATTACGGGTGGAGAAAGTTTATTTACAAAAGTACCAATAATAATAAATAATGTATTATAAAAAAAATGATATACTATTTAAATATAGAATAAATGCATATTTATGTATTAAAATTAACAAATGATAAATATTATATAGGAGAAACAAATAATATAGAAAAAACGTATGAAAATCACTTTATGGGATATGAAAATACTTGGACAAAAAAATATAAACCAATTTGTGTAATAGAACTAATAAAAAAGAAATGTTATATGAAACTAAATAATTATGTAATAGATTATATGTATTATTATGGTGTAGATAATGTATCGGGTGGTGATTATATAGATTTAGATGAATTACAAATAAAATTACTACAGAAATATGTATGGAATAAAAATAAAAAATGTACAAGATGTGGTAAAGATAATCATTTAGTATGTAAAGAATTTACAGATGTGTATAATAAAAAAATAGTAGATAATTCAGACAGTGAAAGTTATGAAAGTACATCAGATAGTGATATAGATTAAAAATAATAATTAAATTAAACTAAATTAAACCTTTTTTTTAGTTACTTTCTTTTTTGGTGCTGGTGGTGGAACAACAGGTTCTGGCGGAGGTGAAGGTGTTCTAGGAGGACTTGCTACTTCTTCTTCTTCTTCTACTTCTTCTTCTTCTTCTTCTTCTTCTTCTTCTTCTTCTTCTTCTTCCTCATCTGGAATAACTCGTTTAGTTGATTGTTTAACCTCAACAGGAACTTCTGGTACAATTTCTTCTTCATCATCATTTAATGATGATTCTTTATCATCTTCACTATCTTCAACAAATGCAACTTTTACATTTGGACTAATTTGGAATTTGCCTGAGCATACTTTCCAAGAACACCCATATTTACCACCTGCCATCCAAAGACCGGTTAGTTGTACAATAAGAACAACTTTTGCACCCTTTAGTTTATTAAAGATATTAAGAAAATCTAATTCATTATTATCCATATCATAACAATCAATATTAGGTTGTTCAGTTGCTAAATCAGTTTGTACTTTGGCTTTAAAAGTAGGCGGATATTTACCAAGTGGTTTCCCTGTTTTTGGATCTTTGTCGATTTTAATCATTGGACTAAATAGTTTTTTAACAAATGCTTTATTATCATCAAAATCATCTTTAAACCATGCTTGACGATTATTAAATGCATCTTCTACGAGTTTATCTTCAATTTCTTTTAGTTTATCATAAAATAATTTTACTTTTGGATTTTCTTCCATTCCACGAAAAGATACATCTAAAGCAGAACCGGGAATATATTTATCAGATGGTTGGTCTTCTTTTTTTTCAGAATATGGTGGACTAATACCATATGGTAAATAAAGAGCGGGTGTTTGCACAGTTAGTTTACCATCCCCATAATTAATATATACTGATTTGGCACCAGATTTAAGTGTTTTTACATCAGAATATTTAAGTTTAGATACATCAATTTGCTTGGGAAGAATTACGGAACTCATTATTTACTACTATTGGCTATATTTCTTATATAAATTTAAAAAATCATTTTTTTTTTATTTAATTATAAAGTTATTAGAAATATAATAAAAAATGAAATAAATTAAATAATTATAGAGTTATGAATTTAATAGATTTATTAGATAATAATGATATACATGAATGTTTAATAAAATTTATAAATTTAAAAGATAATTTAAATCTAAAAAAAATTAATAAAATAGTATATAATAATAAATTTGATTTGTGTTATCTATTAAATAATAATATATTTATAACAACAAATATTATAGATATTAAAAATATATTAAATATAGATGATATAGAATTTTATAATTTATTAAAATATAGTAATTTTAAATTTAATAACATTTATAATTTAAATATAAACAGTAATTTAAATTTAAATAATGATAAAATTATAAAAAATAATATAATAATATTTCAATTTTTAATATTATACAATTTAAAATTAAAAAATAGTGATTTTAATTCAAATCACATAATGATTATAGATAGATTATTTAATTATATTATTTCTATATTTGAAAGAAAGTATGAAAATTATTATAAAAAAATAGAGTTATATAAATTTAATAAATTAAAATTACAATTATATTCTTATACAGATATATTTGTAAATAAATTAAATATATTATATTTTATTGAAATATATTACTTATATTTACTAAATGAATTATCACAAATGGATATATTAATAAATAATTATAATAATACAAACAAAGTAATAAACAATAATAATATATTGCTTATATTTTTAGGAAATACTATTCAAAATAAGATATTAAAAATAACAGTATAAAAAAAATTATTGTAAATAAAATAGTAAAGTAAATGATAACAGTAATGTTAATAAAAATACAAAAAATTTAATGTATTTTAAAATTTTATATGGACAATATGTTTGTATAGAACAAGAATTCATATGTTATATTATTATTAATATAATATTTTTTTTATTCTAGTATAAATAATAAAATTAAATTATACATTAGAATTATTAGTGATAAAACTAATAAAATTATAAAAGTGTCTTTAATATAAAGTAACCCATTTTTAATAATATTACTATATGGTGTTAAAATTAAAGAAAATACAAATCCAAATAATATAAAATAAGATACATATTTTAAACTTTTTAGAACATTATTAATAATTGGGATGTTTGTATTTGGAAAATATTTATTATTAGTATATATAATTAGTAAAATGAATATAATTAAAGAAAATAATCCTAATAAAAATGCGAAAATTTCATTTTTATATATAATAAGTTTATTAGTATTTTTTAAAAATTGCGATATTAATAACTGCATAAATGCTACACCAAAAACGAAAATTATTCCAATTATAATAAGTATACTTAATAATTTATTCATAATTCTCTCTTTATAATATTATAATAAAATTTAAACAAATAATAATATAATAAATATAGAAAATATTAAAAGACAAACAGAAATTATTAATAATGTGTTTATAATTTCAATAATATTATCAAATAAATTTTTATTAAATTTTAAATAACCATATTCAAAATCATCTATTTCAAATTTTAATAAATTTTTGTATATATATATTGGAATACCAAATATAGTTAATAACATAACAATTAAAAATATAATATATATAATACTATCTCTTTTAGCACTATCCATTATTATTATATAATAAATTATTTTTTGTCCATAATAATTAGTAGATAAAATGCAAGATCCGATATTAATACTTAAAGCTTTTTATATAAATTTATATAACGATATACAAAGTTGGGCATATACAAGTAATATAATTGTAAATGCTGGTGGATGGACGATTGGTTATTCAACATATTTTTTTATAACAGGTTGTATATCATTATTAACACCATTAATATTAATGTTAAATAAAAAAATATCATCTATTATATTTTATTATGGAATACATAAAACCGGATTTATTTATACTATATTTACATTTATGGGAACGGTATTAACTTTAACAGTAAAATGGATATTTACAATATTATTTACATTTATATTACTTGAATATTTAATAAATAATAAATTATTAGGTTTAAAAAGTAATATTAAATCCAATGAAAAATTAGATTTTATTGTATCAAAAGCAGAAGCGACAAAAGATTCAGGATTAATAGAAAATTCTGATAAGGTTATTAAAAAGAAAGAAAAAGAAAAAATACTTGGTTTAAAAATAGTAACAGAGGAGGAGAAATCATTAGAAAAATTCAATAATAATGCAGATATAACAAAAGATTATAATACAATGATAAGCAATATTATTTAATATGTTTATTAACTAATTTAATAATATTATCGGGGGCATCTTTAAACATAGGTATATAAATAGAATTAATATCTAATTTTTCTGTATTTTCAATAATGGGATAATATTTAATATATTCACTATCAATAACTTTATTAAACATAAATAATGGTCTATTATCCATATTTTTTGTACTTTTAATAAATGTAGAAGATAGTAAAAATTCATCTATATTATTGCGATTATATTGTTGTTCTTGTCCAACACCGTGTGGCAATCGATGTATTAATAAAATAGATATATTAAAAATATCAGCTAAAACTTTAATAGTTATATCATTTGGATATAATACGTTGTCATTTTCTAATACTTTATTTAATATTGTATTAAGTTGTTCTTTAGTATATTTACTATAATTATTTTTCATAAAATAGGCAACATTTTTTTGTTTTATATTAATTATATTTGCCCATGCATTATAAAATGAGGGGTCATTAAAAATTATATTAGCTACGTTTTTATCATATATAGATTTTAAATAGTAATTATTAACAATTTCTTTAATTTCTTCATAATTTATTTTAATATTTAAATAATGTGATATCCAATTTATTAAATCTTTAAATAAATCTAAACTATAATTATTTTTTATTATAACATAATTTGACCATTTTTCTTTTGTACGAGTTCTCCATTTTGTAGGCAATTGTTCAATAGTACCTTTATAATAATCAGGTAATGTATATTTTATTATTTGTGTATTTTTATCAATTATAAAATCCTTATTACTTTCATTATATACTAAATTATAATTATTAGGCATATAGTCATGATAATTCAATAAAATATATGGTATATCAAATTTATTATCAATATAAAATACATTTTGTGAAAATATTAATTGATTCTGTTTTTCTTTAATTAAATTTGACATAAAATTATATTTATAATAAATTAAAATATTATTAATCCATTTACTAATATTAGTTATTGGTTCCATTGTATTAATAGGTAGTTCTTCAAGTATTATTTTAATTGTATTAGAATTATTATATTTTGTAAAATATTTATTATATAAAGTATTAATTATTTTTTCACGTTTAAAATCTTTAAATTCTTTAATAAATTTTTCATTATCATAATTTTTAGTTAATATATCAGCTACTAATTTTTGAAGATTATACCATTTATATGATACTTGTTTTTCTTTATTTAAATAATCATAAAAAGCATTTTTATAATTATTATATATTATAGTATTGTTATTTAAATTAATATTTTTTAATACTAAATTGGCATTAAATAAATTTGTATTTTCAATAATATTATATTCATCTAAATAATATTTTATATTTAAACTATCGCATTTATCTGTAAACTTTTTATATATATCTTTATTAATTCTTTTTATTTCTAATTTAGTGTTAACTAAATCATCATAAAATTTAACTTGTTTAATATTAAAATCTTTAAGAAATTTAGATAATAAATAAATACTTATTTTTTGAAAACCAATTAATATATTACTTTCTGTTAATGCATAACTAATTGTTAAATCATTATTAATTAAAATTGTTGTAATATTAAAAATATAATATTTATCACTTTTACTTGCTGTCCATTGATTTAAAGTGTAAACATCATTAAATATATTATAAATTTCTTTATAATCTTTATTATATTTAGAACATTCTGTAATAATATTTTTAATATAAGGATATTTTGATAATTTAATATTATTTTTATTTTCTTCTACTTTACTTTTTAATATTATTGGTTCGTAATATGATTTATCTTTTAATAACATAATTAATTCAGGTTCTAAATCTAAACCTGTTAATAATTCGCTATATGATGTAAATAATGGACATTTTATTTTAATATCGTTATCATATTCCCATACAATAAGTAATTTATTATATAAAACAGAAATTAATGTATATAAATAGTATGCTGTTTTATCATCCTGATAATCATTGCTAGACAAGTAATTAATAAATTTATTATAAGAATTATAAATATTAATTATACGTGAAATAGATATTTTATTTGTTTTATCATATTTATATAGTGATAATAATTTGTGATTTTTTTGAAGTTTATATAATATTTTAATATGATTGTCTGGTATAATTTCAGAAGTATTCATAAATGCTTTACAAATTTCACCATTTTCAAGTGAAATGAAAGTTAATAAATCTAATTTATCTTTTATATCATTAATAAATTGTGATTTTGTTTTAAAATTTAATAATTCAGTTATAGCATAAATGATACTATCACTTTTATTAATAATATTTTTATTATTATTTTTATGATTAATACCTTTTCTAATAAAACATTTTTGTGTTTTATTTAACATTTTTGAGCATAAATCATATGATACATTAGTTAATAATATGTTATGTAATAATTCTGGAATGCTACCATATCGATTTGATTCAATTGGTGCTTTTTGATTCATTAAGTAATTATTTTCTTTATCATCCGGTTGAATACTATTATCTGATTTATTATTAACATTTTCGGTAGTATTTATTAATTTGCATTTGGCCAACTCTGCGTCTTTTTGTTTTTTTTTACCACAGCAAGGGGAACATAAACCTTTTTCATTTGGTTTTATTAATTTAATATATCTTTCTTTTTTTTTATCTTTTCCCCAAAATAATTTCATAGGTTCTTCATTTTCTAAAGGGCATTCATATTTTTCACTATTAACATCAAGTGGTATTTTACTAATAGGACACCATAATTTGGGACAAATATAAAAATTCATTTTATTTTTATCACTTCCGTATTCTAAAATATTATCATAATGTGTATTATTATTTTTTTCTAATTCTTCTTTTTCTTCTTTTGTTAATACAACGGGTTGAAATTCAGATTGACATTTATCTCTTGCATAATTTTCGGTTACTAAATCCTTATCAACTTTTTTAATTAAATCTACAAAATAACTATGTTTATCTTTACCTAAACCACCGCCCAATAATTCATCATCATCATCGTCTAAATCAAATGTTAATTCACCTAATTTGTCATTATCATCTTCAGGGTCATTTATATTATCAAGATTGTAATCATCGTAATTAATACTTTCAATTACTTTAATATTATCTTTTTTAACTTTTTTATCAACAGATCTAGAAGATGATATTATTTTTGATAACCAATAATATAAATAATTTAATTCATTATAATTTGCTGAATTTATTAATTCTATATCAAAACCTTGATTAGCCTTATTTATAATAATAATAGTGCCATTTTCTTTTAATTTATTAATAGTTAGTTCATTTTCATTTACATTATTAATATTATCAATAATATTATCAACCTCATTATTTGCTTCACTAGAAGTATAACCTAAATTAATTAATTCATTGACAATTTCATTTTTTGTTACACCTAAATTATATCTTGATATAATATATTGATTAATATCTAAATTATCATTATATTTTTCAGACCTTTTATATATACATATTACTTGATTTTTAGTTTTAATTATAGGTTTTATTGAAAATATATCAATTGCCTTCGTTATTTTTCCCACAAAATTATTAAAAGTTGTATTATCTATCATAAATGATGTATTTAATTTTAAAGATTCTTCTTTAAATTTTAGTTTTTCCTTAATATATTTGTTTAAATAATCTGTTAATAATTGTTTAGTTTTTAATATTATATCCCAACCAATATTTTTTCGAATATCTAATATATAAGATAATAATATATCACCATTTGCTGTTATTCTTATTTTACAATAACAACTAGTTGCGATGATATAATATATATTAATACAATTTATTTTAGTAATTTTATCTATACTACACCAGTTTAACAATTGTTCTTTTTTAATAAAATGTTTTTTCTGTATTTTATATAAAATATTGGATGTGTCATTAATCCATTGTATTAATGCAATATTATGTTTAGTTCTTATTTTATCAAATATTTGTGATAAACTAATATCTTTTTTAAGTTTTGTATAAAAATCAACACGATTAAATTTATCATTATATTTTTTTAAATATTTAGTTTCTTGAATAACTAAATCATATAATTTATTATCTCTTATTTTATAATTATTTAATGATGGTATTTTTTTATCAATAAAATAGTATTTATTATTTATTAAATCATTATTTAAATCATTATTAAATACTATATTAATTACGGTATTACTAACATTTTCAAAAATAGTATTAGTATTAAATATATATGATATCCCTTCATTAATTTCTTTAGAAGTTCTATTTACAGATAAAAATGGATTAATATTAAATCCTGACCATTTTATATTTTTAAAACTGTGTGAAATACTTTTTTTATTTGTCCAACAATAGTATAATGAGGTCGGTTCCTTTTTATTATTTATTATATATAACGCGATTTTATTAATAGCATCATCTATATTATCATCTAAATATATATTTTGTTCTATTATAAGTTCACCATTTGTATATTGATGACCAGTTTTATCAAAAATATATGTATCATATTTATCCTTTGAATACCATCGATATACTTTAATTGGTTTATATGGTTTCATTTTACTATATTATAATAAAATTATTTTATTTTTATTAATTAAAAGAAACACTAAATATTTCTATAAATGACTTTATATAATGAAAAAAAGGATATAATAGATATATCACTCAGTTATAAAGATGCTATTAAGTTATTAAAAAATATAAAAAATAAAAATAGTAAAATAGAAAATTTATGGGAAAATGATATTTATACAAAAAATATATATGAAAAACTAAATAATATAATGCCTTTTTTTTGGTATGATAAAAATACTTTAGATAATAAAGAATTAACTATTAATGAATTTTTAACAATACCGTGGTATTATAATTTTGATTTATATGAACAAATTATGAAAAAATATTATAATATATCACTTAATGAATTGTGGTCATTTAATAACAAAGATAAATTAACATATAATCAAAAAAATAATTTACAACATACAGTTGTTGATAATAATATATTAAAAAATTATTTACCTGTGGGTTATTTAATACCACCTATTGATACAGAAATAGTATCATTTAAATATAATAAAAAAGAAATTTTAAATGATAACAAAAAAAGTTATGAAAAAGTTTTTAATAATTTAGAAATTTTAAAAAAAAATAATCTAAAAGAAACTAAAGTAATAGCATTAATTAAAGAATTAAATATTTTAAAACAGCATTTAAATAATAATGAATTTTCATTACAATATATCAAAAATATTTATTATATTTATAAGAAAATTCTAAATAATAATTCTCAAAAAATAAATAATTTTACTGAATGGTCTTCTTATTATTATTTTGATATATTAATTGATAATAAAATTATGATAAATCATTATAGTGACAATGTTATAGCGGACTATTTAGAAAATAAAGAAGATTTTGATAAAATTTTAAATAAATTAAAAACTATTCAAGAATTAGTATTATTAATTAATAAAGAAGATGATTTTTTAGAATCAGATAATAATGAAAATGTTAAAGTTGAAATACCAACTAAAAAAAAGAATTATGAAATACCAAGTGAAATAGATAATATAATTAATAATTTACCATATGTAATAATATTTTTTATAATATTACAATTAATAATTACGATGTATTATTTGAAAAAAAATATTTAATAATATTATAAGTATGAATACTGAATTGTATATAAAATATATTGCAATGATTTTTGCTTTTTTTTGGATAACATCAGGAATATTAAGTTTTATAATGTCTTTATTATGCTTTTTATTTACTGGAAAAAAAATTAATAATATTATTGGTTTGTTAATAGCATCTGTATTTTTTGGACCATTTTATTGGTTTTACTATATATATATAGATAATTATTGTGATATTAAACCAATTTATAAATTTTTAAAATAATTTTTTTTAATAGATATAAACTATATTTATTATGTCAACATCGGATAATGAATATTCTTTAAAAAATTTATTATTATATATATATAATGCATTTAATAATTCTAATATCCATGAATTAATTAAAGTAATACAAAATATTACGAATGAATATCCAAATTTAGAAAAAAACAATATATATTATGAATATTTTATAAAATTAGTTATAATATCACTTGTTATTTTACCAATAGTATTAGTAGTTATAACTTTAATAATATTAATAAATAAATATTTAAAAATTAAAAAACATTGGTGGTTAAATGAAAATGAAACAACCTTACATTTACACGATACTAATTATGATTATATTAAATCAATTATAAAATTTAATGATAACATAATGTTTAGTAAATTATCATTTATTTATGCTGTATTAATAATATACTATATTGTTTTTTATATTTATTTAAAAAAAAAACATTGGACTAATAATAATTTATTTATTAAGTTAAATAAAATACTAACAAGTGGTAATTATTTATTTATCTTTATGTTTATAATTATATTAATGTATCTTTTAGTTAATTATTATAAATTTATAAATACTTATCGCAATAATAATAATATTAACAATATCTATTTAAAATATTTAAATAAAGATTATATTAAAATAATTTGTAATAATTTCTTGGATGAAAATGGTAATGTTAATAAAATATGTAAATTATTAAAAATGCCTAATGAAAATGATTTAAATGGTTATTTAAGAACATTGCAGTTATCTAAATTACGCGAAGAAGATATAGATTTAAATGATGATGAAAATAAAACATATAGTAATACACAAGCAAATAAATTTTTATCAGCATTAATAACAAACCAGTATTTTATAAGTATATATAATAATAAACATGAAAAATGTAATAGTTTTAAATTAGATACATTAGTTAATAAAAAATTAGATAATGTATTTTTATGTTATAGCAAAGATATTAAATATCCATTTGAACATAATATAGAAGATAGTATAATAAATAAAAATATGAAACAGATATATTTTAATGAAAATTATAGAGTTTTTACAAAAATAATAGAGAAATATATATCATTAAATAATGATATATCTAAAAATATAATTGAAATTAAAAAGTATAATGTAGATGAAAAATATTTATTATTAGTATTTTTAATATTATTAATTATATATATTTCTATTTTATATTTTATTATATTACCAAATAAACATGTTGATTAATATTTTTTGTATATTTTAAATATTTTATTATATTAAGGTATTATTTTAAATGGAAAAAAACCCCCAAGATACAACTGTTGCATCAAGTATATCAGATAGTAAAGACATATATAAAACTGCAGATGAAATAAGTGAAGACACATTTAAAACAGCAGATGAAATTAGTGCGGATGAAATAAGTACAGACACATTAAAGACTTCTGATGAAATAAATACAGGCACATTAAAGACAGCAAACGAACTTAATACTAATGCATTAAATATTGCTGATGAAGAAATTAAAAATACTAAAACTTCACTAAATAGTAACGCTATAGATGAAGATAGTAAAACTTCACCAAATAGTGATGTGATAGATGAAGATAGTACAGACATTAACAAAAATGGTTTGGAACCTTTAAATGAATCACAAAAAGATGATGAACCAATATATACACCTCAAGCAACAGAAACATCGTCACAAGAAGATAATATATTACATCAATTAAAAAATTTTTTTATAGATAAAAAACTTGTCTGTTTTGATGAATATTATAAAACTCAAACTATAAATGAATGTTTAGAATATATTGAAAAAATACAAGAATTAGAAAATAAACTAAAATTAATAAAAAATTCTAATGATAATTCATATAAAATAGAAGATTTAGAAAAAGAATTAAATGATAATAAAAGTAAATTAAATGAAAAACTAATAGAAATTGATAATTTGAAAAAACAAAATAATGATAATACAAGCAAAATACAAGAATTACAGAGTAGTAATTCAAATAAAATAGAAGAATTAGAAAAAGAAAAATTAAATTTAGAAAATCAAAATAATGAGAATATTATAAAAATACAAGAATTAGAAAATAAATTACAGAGTGATAATTCAGATAAAATACAAGAAGAAAAATTAAATTTAGAAAATCAAAATAATGAGAATATTATAAAAATACAAGAATTAGAAAAAGAAAAATTAAATTTAGAAAATCAAAATAATGATAATACAACTAAAATAACACAATTACAATATGAATTAAATGAAAAATTAGGTACAATTAATAATTTAGAAGAGAAACACAAAACATCTATAGATGAATTAAAAAATAAAATTACTAAATTATCACAAAATAATGAGTCTAAAATACAGGAATTACTTAAGGAAAATGAAAATTTAAAAAGAACACAAGTAATAAAAAATACAAGTTATTCAAAACCAGTAACCTTTACAACTCAAAATTTAAATAGTACAAATAAATTATTTATTTATCCAGGTGAATATATATATGATAATAAAGGTGCATCTCAAAATAATACAAATCATATTGTTTTAAATAAAAATCATAATTTAATTAAATCACTAAATATTACAAATGTAAATAATATATTAGTTGACCGTGTAAAATATTTAAATGAAGAAATATCATTAAAAATAAATGATGCGAATAAGATAAAGGATATTATAAATAATATAATAAAAAAATATAACTTAAAAAATACTGACAAAATAGATTTTCTAGTAAAAATATATTATGAAAATGCACAAGACCCAAAACCAAAAATTATGTATTTAAATATACCAATAAGTAATATCAATAACTTAGTATTTAAAGGTGGTTCTTCAAGTTTACATTGGAATAAACCAATATTAACATCTAATGAAGGAAATATGTTAATTAATAAAGTAATTTATTTTATAAATGAATTAAAAGAATTAGATAAAAATATAAATATAAATAATATAATAACTTCTTTAGAAAATATAAAAAAAGAAGTACAACATAAAAATGATAAATTATTATTATGGGAAATATTAAGTTTAGAAGAAGTTAATGGTCAAAATATAAAGGAAATGAATAATAAAACGGTTAAGGATATTTTAATAAAAAAAATTAAAGAAAGAGCAGAACTTAGCGGTGGAAGTCAAATTATAATATTAGAAAAAGATGAATGGGATAAAACGAAAAATGATTCTATATTTGGAAAAAAATTAAGTAATAAAGATATATATAAAATAACGATAGATGATAATGATTATTATATAAAGTCGCAAGATAATGAAGGTGTAATTTTACAAAAATCGTGTGATATAATAAATGAAGAAATACAAAAAATAATTGATAATATTAATAGTTATTTTAATTCGCCAAAAATAGATAGTAACTTTAATCAACCAGAAATGGATGGAGGTATATCTAATATGAATAGTAATGAAAGTAGTGGATATTTTAATAGTGAATCACAAATAAATGAAGGTGGAACTTCAACACAAAAACATAGTAAAGATACAAATATTCAAAATAAAACTGATGCATTTTCAGCAATTGGTGGAAATGTAGAATTAGATACAAAAATGTTAAATAAAATAACAATGATTATATATAATATAATATTTTTTAGTATATTAGTATTATGTATTATAACAGTTATAATAAATATTTTAAATGTTATAAAATTTATAACAAAATGTTTTGAAGACATTGGAAAAATACATCATAATAATTTATTAACAAAAGATACATTTAGATATAAACTACTATCTTACATAGTATTTGTAAATACTTGTAATATACCTTCAATATTTTCATCTTTCAATGAAACAAATACAACTTCTGATAGTTTAACAAAATTATCAACAGTATTAGATAAATTTTACGGTAAAGATAAAAATAAGGAAAATATACTAGATATATTAGATAATGATAAAGAAAAATTAGTAGATATATATTACAAAGATTGGGAAGATAAACAAAATAAAGAACAAATTACAGATGTTGATAAAAAACAAAAAATGGAGGAAATTAAAATAATGGTAAATAAAGAATTAGAAATAAAAAATAGCAGTGAAAAGAAAAATACCGAACCATTATTTAATATTTTTTTAAATATGAGATTAAATTTTATGAATATTAAATTATATTTATCATTCTTAATGATTGTTATTTTAACATTTATATTATTTATAGTAATATCATTTGTAACAGCTTCATCAAATCCTGAAACAAAAGTTGATTTAAATATATTTGGAAAACAAAAATTGTTTAATATACAAATACAATTGGCATTGATATGTTTTGTTTATATTGTATTAAATATGATTATATATAAATATATGTTTGTGAAAGCATATAGTATTTATTTAACAACATATGTTTCAATAATGCATATTGATTTAGAAATAAATAAAATAAAACAGATGGATAATAATAATGATATTGATAAAAATTATGCGAATTTATTATATAATAATATAAATAATACAAAATTAATAGAAACAAAAGTAATAGATTATATAAATAATAGTGAAAAGGATGATAATTTTATAATTAAAAATATATTAATATATGTATTAATAAAACATTTATATTCATCTAATAAAAATATAAAAGATAAAATAATAAATTACTTTTACACTGATAATTTTAAACAAAATATGGCAGATAAAGAGCAAATATTAGATAATACAGATACATATTTTTCTTTATTAACAAATAAAAATCGAAATCAACTAATATCTTACTATAAATTTACTACTATTAAAAATATAACCAATATTGAAAGGGCCGAAAATATAAGAAAGGAAGTTAATAATAAAATAGCAATATTAAATGAAAAAATAAATATAGCGAATAGTTATTTTGATTATGAAAATTTTGTAATAAATTTAGGTTGGTATTTTATAATTTCATTGTTATTATCTGCTATATTTGTAGGTATTATTATTTATGTTATAATACAAAATACTAGTAATATAAATGATATAACAGAATTATTAAATATAAGTTAAAATAAAAATAATATTATAATTTAAGGCGAAGATATGATTAAAATTATAATATTTATAATAATATTAATATTATTAACAATAAATATAATTAATTTAGTAAAAATAAAATGGAATAATGATTATCTAAATTTATCAAGTATGCAATGTAAAGATACAAATAATGCTTTATATGAATATGAAACATATAGATATAATTTATATAATTATTTAGAAAATAGTACATATAATAATAGTATATATAAATATAAAGTTACATATAATATAATAAATATATTAATAATTGTATTATTACTTTTATATTTAATTAAAATAAAAAAAAATTATAAAATTGTAATATTATTGTTCTTATTATATACAATATACAGTTATATTAATTATAATATTAATATAGAATTAAAAACTATTGAAAATAATAAAACAAATACTAGTAATTATTATTATCGATATAGTAAAATATATAAAATATTAAACTCTTTATTATATTTAGATGATGATAATAATATATTAAATCAACAATTGCAGTATTACAATAAGGATTTAAATAACGATAAAACATTCGATGAAATTTTATCATTTAATATATCAAATATTTATAATATAAGTAATTCATTAGAGATTAATAATAAAAAAAAAGAGGCATATAAAAAACTAGATTTTGTAAAATATATTACATTAAATGAATTATCGCCTTATTTTTTTAAAGACTATTTCGATAATATGTATGTAATATTAGATAATAATAAATATTATTTAAATGAATTAGATAGTTATGATTTAATAAATAATAAAATAAAAACACAGATTGGTGATAAAGAGGATATTAATTATGTAGAATATTATTTAGAAAATAAAAATTTATTATTTAATAATACAAATGAAATAAAAACACCATTAATATTAAATAGAAATACTAATTTATTATTAATAATTTATATAATATTGTTAATAATATTACTACACTATTTGTATACAATACTGAATAGTAAGAATTATATATTATTATTATTTATTTTATTTATAATGTATATATTGTTATTCTATATTTATTTAAGAGGATAAAAAAAGTACATTTCTTTATTTTTTTTAAATTTTATAAAACTTTTTATAAATTTTTATTTTTTTTAAGAAATGTACTTTTTTTATAATGAGAATTTTAACCAACTATCTAAAGTATTAAAGTAATTATTATCTTCACCAAATAAAACGATAATATTTGATTCATTTAATATTGTATTTAAAGTTAAATATTTTTGTTGAAAAGATAATAGTTTTTTTTTAATATAATTATTAACACAAAACGCATAATATACTTCAAAATTATTACTTAAAGCAAATTCATAATCTCTTTTAAGTGATGGTCCAGACCACAATTTAGTTTCAACAGAATTTTGTATATTTTGCCTATTTTTATCTAAAATATGTATTACTTTTCTACCGCTATTATATTCAATTATAAAAATTTCATCAGAAGAGGAATATATACTAATATTATATTTAAATTTCATATAACTTTGAAAAGCAGGAAATAAAAGATATACAATTTTTTTATCACTAAATGTTTTAGATAAATAATAGTATTCAATATTATTATAATTATAAGTATATTTAATATATTTCATATTTAATAATCTGTTTTCATTTTTTGTTAAATTATCAAATTGCATTCTATACAAGTTTGTATGACATCTTTTAAAAGTATTATTCATAATTATATTAAAGATTATTTTATCAAATTATTTTATAACTTTTTATTAAGGACATATGATAAGTTCAACATATAATAACTATTTATTAAGTAATGTTGAATTAGTTAATATAAAAAAAATAATAATATTAATAACAACAATAATAATTACATCTTATATTATTATTCAAATTATATTACTAACACAATTTACATATAATTACGTAAATTTACATAATTATGGTAATAATTTAAAAAAAATATGCAAAAATAATAATAATGAATATGAAACATCGCGTTACCAATTATATAATAATTTAGATGAAAATATTATGAAAAATGACAATAATAATAAGAATAATTATATATTAATTATAGCATTAAGTACCATATTTAGTATATTATTTAGTTTATTATTAACTTATGTAATGTATATAGAAATACAAAAAACTAAAAAAGAAACAAATAGTCCAACATTTTATAATATATTAACACTTGTAATGTGTCTATTATCAATAATATATATACCATTAATAACAGGATTAAAAATAGATAAAAAAGAATTTGATAAAAAAATACTAAATTATATACTATATGGATATATATTATTATATATTTACATTTTATTTAAAAATAATAATAAAATATTTTCAAACGTATTTTTAATAACATTGATACTAATATATTTATCAGTAATTCATTATACAAATAAAATTTTGGATTTTTATATTAATAAAATAACACAATTAAAATATAATAATGCACAAAATAATAAAGAAGAAAATATATTTGTAAATTATTTATTAAATATTTTTGGATTAAAACACTATTATAATAGTATATATCTGGATGATTATTATAATTTTAATATATATATATATTATATAGAAATAGTTATATTATTTATTTTAATATTATTAATAATAAATAAATCAAATGTATTACTAAAATATTATAAAGAAGAAATAAATATTGGAACTTTATTTGATGAATTATTTTATAAGAAAAATACAGATAGTTATTTGTTTAAAAGTTATGATGTAAAAATATTATATAATTTAATATTAATACCATTAATCGCATTATTTGTAATATTTGTAATTATAAATGCTACAAAAAATGTAAATACGGAAATAAATAATAATATAATATATAATCCTTTAGAATTATATAAACAACATTTATTTGATATAAATAGTAATTTTACTAATATTTTAAGCAATGATAATATAGAATATAAAATTAGTAAAAGTGTAGATAAAAATATAGCAAATAGTATATTATTAATACTTTATAATGATATATTTTACAATATACTAAATAAAAAACAAAAATATATAGAAGAAATTGATATAACACCTGAATTTAAATATACATTAAATAACAAAAATGATAAAATAGAATATAATAAATTAAAGGAATATGATATTATTTATTATTTAAATAATAAAAATAAAAATAGAAATATATTTTATACAAATAATGATAATAAACAATGCTCTTTTGTAAATAGATATATAATTTACGATATAATTAAAAATATATTTTTATATTCACCAGTAGCAGAAATAGAGGCATATAATAAAAATAAAAAGGAGTATTATGATACATATAAATTAATATTAAAATATAAAATATATTTTTCCATAAATAATATAATAAATAAAAAAAATTATTTAGGAAAAAATAAATTGGATTTTAATAATAATATAAAAAATAATAATAAATTAACAAAAGAGATTGATACTATATTACCATATACGAAAAAAGACAGAGAATTATTATTAGCAGATATAGAAAGTATTAAAATTAAAAAGTATGAAATATTAATAGATAGTATTATAGATGAATATATTAATTATATAATAGAAACTCAAGAATTATACTATTTAATATATAAAAGTGAATATGAAATAATAAATAATAATGAAATAACTATAACAGATATAAAATTAAAACAACAATTTTATGGAGAAAATTATATATTGGATAAAAATCATACAGAAAAAATAAATAAATTTGTAACAAATTACAAAAATATAATAAGTAATAGATTTAAAAATATTAATAATTTATTATCAAGTTATAATGATTATAATATGAATGATTACAATAAAACAAATAAATTAACAAATTACATAAAATATAATTATAACTTATTAAATGATACTCAAAATTCAGAATTAACACCTATAAATCTTAATAGTTTAATAAATAAAAAAGAAGAATCAAAATTAGAAGTTACAGAAAATTATTCTAAATTACAAGATTTAATGGCAAATATAATATTACAATTTTATTTTAATCATAATGTTATATTAAAACATAAAAATAAATATAATAAATTAGAGATTAAAGAATTAATTACTTTAGATAAAGAAGATAAAAGATTAACAGAATATGTAGAAAAATTAACTAAATTAATAATAATATTAAAAGGGACAATAAATAATCATGAAATAAATAATAATATAATAGACAATTCTTTAAATGATGATATTGTAAATGATATGATTAATTTTGATGAAAAATATAAAATTAACATAAATGAAAATATAGAGGCAATTAAATACTTCTCTAAAAATACTCAAAATATATATGATTTTGATATGAATGATATATCAAAAGATTATATTAAACATATACATGGATTAAATAATAAAATATTATTTTATAATGAATATGTAAAGAAATTAAATTTAGAAAATACAAAATATGATGAAAAAAATAGAGAATTAATAAATAATATTGTTATAATACAAAGAAAAGTATTAAATGGTTTAGAAGGTTCAGAATTATATAAGTTAAATTATAATGAATTTATAGATGAAATAAATTATGAATCAGAATATAATATGTTTATAAATAATTATAAAAAATTTTATAATATATTATTTAATATTAAAATTACTGAAAATATATCAAATAATGATATTAAATTAAATACAGATAGTTTAATGGATGTAGAATATTCTAAAAAAATTAAACAAGAAACAGACAATATTACTTATATGGTAATGTTATTAGTATTAATATATATTATAATATATGTATGTTTATATACAATAAGATAAGTTTTTTTTATTTTAATTTATTAAATAGGACAAAAATGTTAAAATTATATACTAGTTATATACTATATATAACTGCTATAATAATAATATTTGAACAGTTATATAGATTAACAAAAACAACAATTAAATATCAAAAATCATATGATTATGGTAAAATATTAAATAAATTATGTAATAATGAATATTTTGAATATGAAACAAGTCGTTTCAATGTTTTATTAAATACAAATAATGATGACTTTACAAATAAAAATAATTATATGACACTTATACTTATTATATCAATTATATTTACAATAGTTATTTCATTTAATTTATCCTATTTAATATATAATATATTTGGTAAAATTGATTCATCTGTTTCTTATAGTTTATTTAGTAAATTATATATATTTTTAATAATATTAATATGTTCATTAACGATGTTATATCCAATTATAATGATGACATTTTATTTAATAAAAAAAGAAAATATAACACCATTTAATGATAAAGGGGAATTAAAAAATTTAAAACCTCTATTATTAATAACATTAATTTTAGTTTTATTAAAAATAAAATATAGTGAATTGCCCAAATTTGAAAATGAAATTAATAGTAATAAATATACAGAAATAGTTATATTTATATTTTATACAGTTATATATCTATTTACATTATACTATATTACAAATACTATAATACTATATAATTATAATAAAAGTAATATAATATTAAATAATAATGACAGTGATAATAATATTGTAATAAAATACATAAAAAATATATTTGGGATAAATGAACATAATAAATATATTAATAAAATTGAAAAAATAGTGGATGTTGACCCAACATTAAGTAGAGACAAAATAAATGTAAATAAAAATTTACCAAGAGAATTAAATAAATTAGAAGACGTTAGATATGATAAAATATATAAAATAATAGAAAAAATAAATAATATATTGATAGACAAATATGATATAGATTATGATAAAATAGTTAGAAATATTATAAATAGTCATTTAAACAATGTAAATATAACAAAAATATATAATGAAATATATGATACAACAGTGTTAGATATTGATGTAAATGAAAAAAAACGTATTATAAATATAATAATAAAAACAGTTATAAAAGAAATAGATAATTTAAAAGATAAAGTAAATAATAATAACAAAGTTACAACAGAAATACTAGAAAAAAATAAAATAATTATAAACACAGATACAAATTATAGAAGAGATATATCAGGATTAATATTTATAATATTAATATTTGTAATATCATTATTTATAATAGAATATATAATAACAAAAATATACTATAATAAATTTTTACTAAATAATATTAAAGATAAAACATTAATACCATTATTATGTTTATTTATTGTTTTATTTATAATAAATAGTACAATAAACTATAATACATTATTAAATAAATATATAATACAATATCCAAATAATATTTACAAACAGCATTTAAATGATGTAAATTATAAATTTAATCCAATAATAGAAGATGAATATTTAAAATATAAAAATAAAAATAATATACCAAAAAATGTTGCAGATGGAATTGTATCAATAATAATAAATAGTTTATTAAATCGAAATTTATATACAAAAGAATTAAACAATATAATAAAATATCCAAATATAAAACAAAATAATGATGAATATAATTATAATTTTAACAATATGATAAAAAATAATTCAATAAATATATTTTATGGTAGAGGAGAATATGAAGAAAATTGTAATTTAGTAAATTATAAAAAAGTATATTCATTAATAAAAAATACATTAATATTTAGTAACAATAAATTATTAGATAAATTATTAAAAGAAATAGAAAATAAAAGTTTTAATAAAAATAAAGATGAAATAATTAATATAATTTATTATGAAATATTAGAAAAAAAAGAATATAGTGATTTTAAAGTAAATTTAGCACAATTTAAAGATAAAATCAAATCAATAATTTTAAAATCATTATATCATACTGTAATATTAAATAAAAATTATAACAACAAAGATAAATTAGATTATTTAACTTTAGAAGAAATAGATATATATGCAAATAGTAATAATAAAACAAGTGAATATGATGATATAGTAAATAATATAATAAAAAAATATATAGAATTAATTGTTTATAATTTATATTTATTATCGGAAATAAAAAATAATTTAACAATAGAAGAAATATTGATATATTTAAATAATGATTATACTGAAGGTGAATTGCCGCCAATAAAATTTAAAAACAGTATAATAAAATATATAAATAATTATATAAAAAATATAGACAATTTTTTTATTGAATTAAATGTAATATTAACAAATAATGTAGTAAATCGTTATAATATAAGTAATTATATTATAAATAATTATAATAATGTAAATAAGGAAAAATATATTAAAAATATAATATATCCTTATAATGAAAAAAAGAAAAATACAAATAGTGAATTATTACAAAATATAAAAAAAATAAATGATAATTACTATAAAATAAAAAGACATTTTTGTAATAATGATATTGAGCAGATATTTACAGATAAATGTCAATTAAAAATAGTTGATAAAAACAATGCAAAAAAAGATATTAAAAATTTACTAGAAAATAATATAAATGATATAGATAATTTTATAGAAATATATAATGATAATAATGATTTAATACCATTGTTAAAAAATTTTAAAGAAAATAATGAAATGATAAAAGAGGTAAGTATTATTGTAAAAAATCAAACGGAAAATGAATTAGAAAATATGATAGATGAATTATATAATGAAACAGAAAAATATAATAATGATAATATAGAAATATATAATAAAATAATAGAAATAAATAATAAAACAACAAATAAAAATATGTCATTAGTTGCATTAAATAATAGTAAAAAAACAAATTATTTATTAATATTATTAATAACAAGTTATATATTAGGTATAATATTAATAAAATATATTAGATAATAGTAATAGATAAAAATGAAAAAAATATATCTAATAGGTAATTCAGAAGAATATAATGAGTATTTAGAAAATATTGAAGATATTAATAAATTGCCAATAAAAAATTTACCAGTTGTATATTTTCCATTTAATTATGATAGTAAAAATGATACATTAGATAATATAAATTTTTTTATAAAGGTTGTTGATAATAAGAAAAATATAATAGAAAAAATAAGTCCAGATACGGAATATTCTTGTGATAATAATAATGATAATAAAGTAAAATGTAGTAATTTAACAAATTTATTTAATTTAATAAGAAATATGGAAGCAGATTGGCAACCGTATAATAATAATAATATGAAAGTTATAATGTATATATTATTAATAGTATGGGGAATTATATTATTGTTGTTATTAAAATTTATACAACAATTATTAGGTGCATTTTATTCTAAATTTATATTAATAGTAATTGGAATTTTATTATTAATTGCAATATTATATAGTTTAATTATAACAGGAAAATATTTTTAAGATTTTTTTTTTATGTTATTACATAAAGAGGAGTGATAACTTTTATGAGTAAGTCAATAAATGATAATTTTTTAATGAAAATTCAAAAAACAACTGATTTAAAACCAGATAATATAAGTAAAAATAAATTTACAGATATATTATTGTCTTATTTAGTTTTACCAGATAAAACCGTTAAAAATTTAAATCCAAGAAGATATGCATATTATAAAAGATATACAAAAATATTAGAAAAAGACCCAAATGTTTTAAAAAAATTTATGTATTCATTAAAAAATATAGAAGATAATGCTATAGAAGAAGATAAACAATTTAATAAATTAGTATCATTATATGATAAATTAACAAGAGATGATAATATAGATATTAAAAAGGAAAATGCGGTAGAATTAAGTAAAAAAATAAAAAACTTATTGCAAAAAAAGTTTTCTGAAAAAATTGATAGCGGTAGCAATGAAGAATTATTAGAAGATATATCAAATATATATAATATAGATAAAAGTGGTGGAAAGTTAATAAAAGGAGGTGGAAAAGATAATTTATATAATTATTCAGAAAAATTATATAATGTTGATAAGGATAATAATTTAAAAGAAAAAGAAAAATTAAATAAATATAATAATATTTTAAATGATATAGATGATATTGTAAATCCAACAAAAAGTTTAAATGTAAATAAAGAAGATAAAATATTATTTGTTGTAATAACCTTTATAATACGTTTAATATCATTAACAATTATTGAATGGTCTCTAAATACAAGTTATATATCAACATTACAAAATATGTTTATATTATATACAGCAATATATATAATATTATTATTGTTAATAGTAGTAATAGTAAATATAACATACAATTATAATACATCAAGTGTATTAAATGATAAAACGGGATTTAGTATGTTAGCGAATGTATTATATTATTTTTATATAATACCAGGTGAAACGATTAAAAGAAATGGACGTATTTTAGTACATATATTATTTATATTATTATTTGCATCAATACCAATTATATTAAAATCATCAAAAGAAAGTGATAATAATTTAGATTATGATTATAAAAAAATAAAAGATGCTAAAAAATTATTAAATAAATATAGTTTTGTATCATGGATATTTACATCAATAATAGCATTAAATTATTAAAAAAGTTTATATTTAATTTATTTAGAGTATATTAAAAAATATGGCTACAAAAGAGCCAATGCGCGATTTATTAATAAATGAATTATTAAGAAATTCAATTTATTTAAATAAAAAGGAAAAATTATCCGATATAGAGAAATATTATGATGAAACTAAATTCAAATATTTAATAAATGAATTAAAAGAATTAAATTATGAATTAAAAGATGAAACTGATAATAAAAAAAAAGAACAAATTGAAAATAAAATTAATAAATTAACTGCAGAAAAAAATAAAGTAGATGAATATAATAAAAATAAAGAAGAATTAACAAAATTTATTAGTGATTTAAAGGGAAATAAAAATGAAAAGATATATAACAATTATTTATACCCTTATTTTCAAAATTCTATAAGTTCCAAAAGAATTAAAATAGAAAAAGAAAAAAATAATTTAGAAGAGTTAGTAAATACATATGTATCTATCATAACATCGAGTAATACACTAGATAATAAAGATAATTTTAATAAATATTTAAAATATATGAAAGAAAAAATAGATGGAAAAACAAATATAATGTTGTTGCAAAAAAGTGCTAGTATAGAAAAAAATAAAAGTGATGCTGATACAGAAAGTGATGATAGTACAGAAAGTAATAGTGAAGCAGAAAGTTATAGTTTTTCAGATAATAAAAGAGAATTTGAAAGTGATGAAAGAGAATTCAGTAATAATTTTATGAGTGGAGGTAATAAAAAAGAAACAGAAACAGATAATATAGTAGAAAATAATGAAACAAATAAACAAATAGTAGTAAGAAATGTATCAAAATTTAGAACTGAATTAATAGAATTAAATAAATCATTTAATAAATATTGGGATGATCAATATGATGGATTAAATAATTTAATAAAAAATTTAAATAAAAATGTTGAAAAATATAATAAAATAGATATTAAAATAGATGATGGAAAAATAAGTAGAGAATTTATTTCAAATTTAAGTAAAATATATAACAAAAATATTGATATTATAGATAATGCATTATTAGATAGTAATAATTTAATTGATAAAACATTTAATGGTACAAATGGACTATTAAAAACAACAGAAAGTTTATTAGATATTATAAGTGAATTAAAAACATTATTAATAAATAATTATAATATAATATATAATGACAAAAGTGATAAAATAAGCAATATTAAATATTTAGATAATATATTAGAAATAATAAGCAATAAATTTAAAACAAAATTTCGAGATATTTATAATAAAATAGTAGATTTTAATGAATATATTAAAAAATATAAGTTTGAATATGATAATAAATATAATACTTTAATAAATAAAATAAATAATAGTAATAATAGTAATAATGATCAATATAGAGGTTTTAATGATTCATTTGAAGACCATTATAATAGAGATAGAAATAATACAGATAATTTATTAGAAATTAAAAATTTATTAAGAGAATTTAATAATTTACAAAAAGAATTTAATAATAATGATTTAATAAAAGATTTAAAAATATTACACAATTCAATTATATTTGATGATTATAAATTTAAAGTATCTAAACCAATAAATCAAAAATTAGATGATATTGAAAATAAATTAGAACCGTCAGAAGTTAAAAATGTAAGTTTTACAAATAATAGTGGTGAAGAAGTTAATTATAATTCATTTGATAATATATTTAATAGAATATGGAATCAATATATAAAAGATATTAAAAGAAATACAAAATTAAGAAAAGAAGTTGATAGTGATTTTTATAATTCAATAAAAAGAAATGATTTAAATCCAGAAGTAGTTTTAGATATAAGTTCAACAGACAAAATAATATTTATAATATTATTATTTGTTATAAGACAATTATCATTATATATATGCGATTATTTATTAAATAATAATAATGTAACACAATTTAAATATTTATTATTTATGTATACAGCATTATATATTATAATATTATTTGGATTTTTAATATTTATTAATATAGATGATTATAAATTACGAATATTATTTAATTATTTAAATTTACATATAAATGGCACTAATATATTTTCACATATAACGTTATTTATATTATTTATATTAATAATATACTATTTTATATATAGTGTAGATAGTAACATAAAAAATAGAAATACAGATGAATTAACAGAAGAAGAAAAAATAGATTATAAATATAAATTAGATATAATAACTTTAATAATATATGTATTTAGTTCAATTATAATTTATTTAACATAATATTTTAACATTAAGTTAAATTGATTTTTACATATCATAATAGTAGAATTATTATCAATATAATCAATTATATTATTATTAATAATTATTAATTCAAAATTATTACTAAGTTGTTGAATATAAATAATTTTAGTATTAAAATATTTATTATTATTTAATTTAATAGAAATAATATCGTTAATATTAAATAAGTTATTATTAATATTAAAATAATCATAATTAATAGATATTTTAACACAATCTTTACCGTGATAATCATAATTACTAAAATTATTTATTTTAATATTATCATTACCTAAATCTAAAACATTATTAGTATAATTATAAAAAGTTATATTAAAAAAATTTTCATTTAAAATAATATCAACATTATCATTTGTTTTCCACATATTCCAATTATTTTTATTATTTGTAGTACAAACAAAATTGTAAAAAATATCATCTACATTATTTTTAATATTCATTTTAATAATAGGGGTTAAATCAGAAACGTAACTTGGTAATAATAGACCATAACAATAATATTTATATTCATTAAAATTAAATAATTTAGTATCAAAATTAATATTATTGCGAAAAGGATTTAAAGACCAATCTCTATTAATAGAAGTAATTAACAATGTTTTATAAAAAGTATTTTCCTCTTTTTTTGAAGAATTATAATTAATAATAGTATTACCTGAAACATCACTACTTATTTTATTATTAATAGTATAATCATCTTCAATATTATAGTCGGGAATTTGTTCATCTCTTAAAAATTCAAGTTCCTTAATTTTCAAATCTAATAAATTATCTTCTAATTTAGTTTCTTCGGTAATTAATTTATGAATATTATTTTCTTTTTCTTCAGGAATTGTTTCTAAATTATTTTTAACATTATCTGGTTTTTTATTAACATAATAATTTTTAATATTTGTTAAACATATATTATTTAATTTTTTTAAATCATTATTATTATTATTATATTTATCTTTTATAATTAAAATAATTTTATTTAATAAAGTTTTTAACTCATTCTCGTCAATATTTTTTATTTGTAATTTTTGTTCTAATAAATTTTTACTTCCAATTAATAATTTGATACAATTTTCTTTTGTAATAAATGTTTCCATTATATATATTTAATAAATATTAATATTTAAATAAAAAAAATGTGTTTATTTTTTAGCAGCTTCAGCAGCTTCAGCAGCTGCTTGTGCGGCTAAGGCATTTTGTTTATTGATGCTAAGAGGAAAATGGTGTGCAATTAGTCTTTGTAAGATAAAATATGTAACTTTTTCTTTTTCTTTAACATTTAAAATTGCTCTAAGTTTATCATCTGGGAAAAATTCTCTACGATTTTCTGGATTATTAAGATTTTTTTCTTTTACATAGGCATTAATATATCTAGTAATATCAGTTCTAGATTTTTCTGTGCCTTCGGGAACACCTACAAATTTACATAGTTCAGATGAAATTTTGCAAGGTTTAGCAAAACCGGATGGTGATTTTTTAGCATTTTCTCTTTTTTTTTGAACTTTAGCAATTACTTTTTTTTGTTTTTCATATTCTTTTACTAAAAGTTTAAGTGTTTGTTGCATTGATTTTAATTCACCTTGAACAGATACAATTTTTTCACCTAATTCAGAAATTAGAGTATCACCTAGAGATTTTTCAACTACAACCGGTTCAACTTTTTTAACTTCTTCAACAACTTTAGATTGTGTTTTTTTAGGTGCCGCTACTTTTTTATCAGTGGCAGCAGATTTGTTTTCTTGGACGGGTTTCTTCTTAGTAGCGGCGGTAGTTGATGTTTTTTTCATTTATGATATCTAATATTACAAAATCTTTATATAATTTTTTAAAAATAATATATATATTCGTATAAAAATATTATATAATAATAAGAAATATGTCAACACCTATTTTTAAAAATGTTTCAACAAAATTACTAAAAAAAGCATCTATCGCTAAAAATAAATTATTACAAGAAAATGATATATATATGGATGAAAAACACAAAGAATTATGCGAGGCATATTACAAATATTTAGAATTAAATAAAGAATTTCAATACAAAAATAAAAAAGTTAAATATGAAAGTATAAAATTATGTAATCATATTTTATCAGAGACACATAATGATGATATTGTAGAATTTAAAAATATAACATTTGAAATTGATTTATTATATAATGATTATAATAAAAAATTTATAAATAAAATATATGTTAATGTTAACCCAGATTTTTATCAAGAATGGTTATCGGAACAAAATTTATTTATTAAATCATTAACAACAGAACAAATATATACACTACGATGTCATACTCACGATGGAGATGTTATAATAAATAATTTTATATTAAATAATTATACATTAAGTGATAATATAGATAAAATTGACAATGGTTTTCGCAAAGAAGATAGTATAATAATTAGCAAAAAAACAATGAAGACCAATCGTGATTTTATTTTATTTTACTATCAAATAAAACAATATTTATATGAATTAGATAATAAATATAAATATTTATCCAGATTAGAATTAGAAGATTATATAATTAATAATTATAATAAATTTAATTGGACAAAAATACTAAAATATTATATAACTGATATAAATAATATATTTAAAATATGTCCAAAAATTAAAAATAATTTAGTACTTTATCGTGGTTCAACCGATAGTCACTTTTTAGATAATTCTAAAAATGGTTTATTTAATTCTAAAACTTTAACAAGTGTATCATTAAGTAGTTATGTTGCTATTACATATTCATCAAAAAATTGCTGTGTAATGCGAATAAGATTAAAAAAAGGTTCTAAAATTATATATATTCAACCCTTAAGTATATATGATGGCGATTTAGAAGGATTATTACAATTTAATACATTATTTAATATAGATTATCCAAGACATAAAATAAAATATTATAAAACCAATAATATATGTCCAGATAAAACAAATTATAAAGAAATAATTGTATCTGATTTAACTGTTATTTAAAAATTTTATACAACAGTTCTAAAAATTTATGTTTATCATTATCATTTAATTTATTATAATACTGTTCTGTTAATTTTATATAATTAATATTAAGAATCAATGAACCATTATTTATACCTAAATTCTTTATTTCATATTTATTATAAGTAAATGGTGGTATATATATATATCGTTCAGTATTATCAATATACATTATTTTAGTATTATATCCATTAATAATATCTAATAAATTTAAATCAATAGTGGTAATAAAATCGATTTTATTATCTGTAATAATATGTTTAAAATTTTTAAACTTTTTTAAATTAATTTTAATAGTAATTTGATGTTCTATATCTTCATCATCTATATATATTTTATTTGTTATAGGAAAGGCATCTTTACATTTTATTTTTATATAAATTGGTTCATTAATATGTTTTAATATTAATCTTAATTTTTTTTCTAAATTATTATAAATTTCATTATAACTAACATTTACAGAAATATTATGAGTAATAGGCAAATTGGTATATTTAAATATATTTTTATTATTTTTATTAATATATTCACTATTAACAAATATTTTTGCTAAATTTTTGAAAAAAGAATTTTCATTATTATAATCATGTTTTATATCATCCCACATACTTTTCCAATATTCATTATTTTCTGAATTATTATTAATTAAAAAACTATATGCTTCAGACGCTTCTCTAAATTTTTCAGCATGCTTATCTTTATCTTTTGAAAAATGATGTTTATCAGGATGATTTTCTAATGCTATTTTTTTATATGCTTTTTTAATTTCACTAATTGTAGCATTATTATCAATTCCTAAAATTATATATGGATTTTTATTGTACATATATATAATATTTAACAAATATTTTTATATATTATTAAATTTAAAATATTATATGACTTCATACTCATATTATAATTTATTAGAAAATAATTTTAAAAATATTATAATTAATAACGAAAAATTATATAAAATATATAATTTTATATCACATTCTAAAAATAATATATTATTGTATTCTGTTTATGGATTTCCGATTGAATTATATTTAAATGAAATATTAAAAAATAAATTTAATATTAGTAAATTAGGTTTAACGGAATGTATATGGGAAAAGAATGTATATTATAATCAAAATCAATATTATTTTGAAATAGATTTAATGAATCCTTTGATACCAAAAGACTATTCTTTTTTAACAAAATTCATATTATATATTTTAAAAAGTAAAAATCTTACTAATAGTAAACATTTAATTGTTATTAAACATATTGATATATTAAGAGAACATTTTTCTGTTTTAAAAATATTATTAGAAAGTTTTTCTGATAATGCATATTTTATTTGCACCAGTTATAATATATCTAGTATTGAAAAAGCTATTATTAGTCGTTTTACAAATTTTAGAATACCATTATTTAGCAATAATGATATTCAATATATTTTTAAAAACTATTTAAATAAATCATTAAATAATTATCTTATTAATGATAAATCGCGTAACTTAATTTTTTGCATATTTATTGCCGATATTGAAGTAAAAGAACCACATTTAATAAATAAAGATTTTTGTACTTTAAATTTTCCACCACTTTATAGTTTTATAAAAGATTTTAATAAAAAAAGTTATAATCTTGAAAAAATTAGAAATTTTTCATATAGTTGTTTTCAATACAATATTAAATTAAAAGATTTAGTTTTAGATATTATTAAAGTATTACCTAATAAAAATAAAATAGATATTATTAATATTGCTACAGAATTAGAATATAAATTAATTCAAACTAATAAAGGTAGAGAACCCATATATATTGAAACCTTATTATCTTATGTTTTATTATAATTTTTTCGTTTACATATGTATGAAATATACTTATCGTTATCCTGTGTATAGTTTGTATCTTTAATAAAATAAAATCTTTGAAATATTATATTCATATCAATATGTGTATCACAAAAATATTTTTCACGTATTAATGATAAATATATGTTATCAATATGTTTATCATTTGTTAAAAAATGGTTATAAATTTGTGCTCCACCTATAATAAATATCGATTCTATTAAATTATTATAATTACAATATATTATTGCTTCGTTAATATCACTAAATACTCTAATATTTTTATTATATTTTTCAATTTCTTTCGTTTTACTAATTACTATATTAATTCTATTTGGTAAATAACTAACAGGCAATGATTTATATGTATTTGAACCCATTATAATAGCATTATTTAATTCTGAATGATTTGTTGTACTTGTTATATTTTTAAATTTTTTTAAATCAGATGAAATTTTCCAAGGAATATTATTGTTAACTCCTATTCCACCATCAAAAGTACATGCTAATATTAATGATAAATTTTTTTTCATTGATAATATATATAAACTATTATTTTATATAATTATAAATACATTGTATTTATTTTTTCATTTGTTATTATATTCTTTTTACAATATTTATCATAATAACTAATCGTAATTTCATAAGGTAATTCTATTTTAATATCATCAGTTGGTATATATCTCATCATATTTACCCACGATATAACATTATTAATTGCTCTCTTTAAATTTCTTACTCCTGATTCATTTATACTACAATTATTAATAATATGTTCTAATATATTCTCATTAAATATTATATCACCCTCTTTCATATTATATTTTGGTAATAACTCATTTATAAGATATTTTTTTGCAATTACTAATTTTTCTTTTGGATTATATCCGTTTACATTAATTGTAATCATTCTATCTTTTAAAATTGGATTTACAAATTCTTCATTATTATATGTAAATATAATAATCGCTTTTGATAAATCTAAATCAATTTCTTGGAAATATTTATCAGTAAATTTCTCATTTTGAATAGGATCCGTTATATGAATTAATGTATTTATTATTTCATCGCCCCTTGATGTTGCTGATACTTTATCTAATTCATCGAATAAAAACACTGGATTCATAACTTGAGCTTTTATTAAACAATCTAATATTTTACCATACTTGGAACCTTCATATGTATAATTAAATCCACTTAAATATGAAGAATCATCAACTCCTCCTAAAGAAATAAATGCTAAAGGAAAATTCATTGCTTTACATATACATTCTTTTACTAATTTTGTTTTACCTACACCAGGTGGTCCCTTTATTCCTATTACATAACCAGTTTTTTCTGGATTACTTATCCATTGTGCTAAAATTCTAATTATTTGCTCTTTTGTTTCATTGTGTCCAAAAATATTATTATCTATTATATTTTTAATATTTTCTAAATACATTGTAGCATTATTTATATCATTTAATTTTAATTCATTATATTTATTTATAGGTATTTTAGATAATGTATTTATCCAATTACATAATTTGAAATACTCACTCGAAGATTTATGCATATTATTTAATTGTTCTAATTGAGTTAATAAGATACTTTTTATCATTGGTGGAAAATTATAATTTAAAAATTTAAATCTTGATGGTATTACCGTATTCGTATTTACTACAAGATTTTTTTCTAAATTATAAATATTATCTTTCTCATCATCTGATAAATTATTAAAATATTTTCTTTCTTCATTATTATATTTACACACAATATCTGAATACTTTTTTTTCTTTTTTGCATGTTTGCATTTCCCTGAACTATTTTCACAATTTATATCATCATCTTCATCATCGTCATATTCAGTATCATTATATTGTTGATTTTTTAATATTAATACAATATTGTGTTTTATTTTTTTATTTTCAACTTCTTCTTCCTCCTCTTCTTCTTCATCATTTATAAAATCATCCATACTATCATAATCTTTTTTATTGTCTTTTTCCATATCATATTCATATTCACGGTCAATTTTTTCATTATAATCAATTTCTGTATCACTTAATTTATACTCAGTGTCGCTATCACTGTCGCTATCACTATTAGAATCATCATTATCATCCTTCGTTTTTTTTAAATTTTTATATTTTTTTTTATATGCACTTCTGGTTTTCATATAAACGTATTAACTATATTATATTAATAATATTTTATATCAATTTTTATTTTTGCCAATAAAAATTATAAGACTTTTTTCTAGTAGGATAATTTATATTATATGTATACATTATTATTGTAATAGTTAGTAAAATAATCGCTAATATCATAACATATATATATTTACCAGGAAATAAATTTAATAGTAATAATGTTATAATTATAATAAAATATATATTTAATAATATATTTACATTTTCTACATTTTCTAATAATTTATGCCCGTACAAATTATTTACATTTGTATTATAATTTTTTTTGTATTCATATTGTTGTATATAGTTTTTATAATTATTTTTTTCATATTTCAAAGCATTATATATATTATTAGATATTTTATTTGATTTTTCTATTTCAATTGTTTCTATAAATTTATTAATAAATAAAAATTTGGTATTTATATAATCTAACATATTATTTCTAAAATTATATGTTTTTTCTAGTCTATTTATTTTAACCGTATCTTCATCATTGCTATTTAATTTTAATGCCTCTGTATAATTTAATAATTTAATACATCTATCACCTTTTAATCCATTTTTCATATAATTATCGTGTTCTGATAATAATTTTGTTATTATATTATTATCTTTTTTAACAATTGTTATTTTTAATATATCACTTGCATTTAACATTTCTGTAGTTATACTATTTTGTTCTATTATAATCGCATTAATGTAATAATAATAATCATCTGTAGTTATTTCAAAATTAGTAATAGATACAATATTTTTATTATAAATAATATGTAATTTAGATATTAATAAATTTATTATATCATATTCTTCATTTACATTATCTATTTTTCTTATTTTTAATTTATCAATATCATTATCATCTAATATAATTTTAATATTATTATCTGTATCTATTATATTATCAGGTACTATGTTAATTTCATAGTAATGATGTATATCTTTATCTTCAAAATTTTCAATATAAGTAAATGTATAATAATTATTATAAATAATTGTTAATGTAATTATAAATAATATAACAAATAATGATATTCTTGTATTATATGGATTTTTATTAAATAAATATATGTAAAAAACTGTTAATGTTATAATAATTAATAATAAATAATATGTATTTTTATTACTATTAAATTTATTTTCTTTTAGTTTATAATTATCATACTTATTATTTATAATTTCTAAATCAGTTTTATAATTTTTAATTATATTATTATATTTTCTAATTTTATCAACATCATTATTATATGTTTTTGTTATATAAGTATGATCTTTTGGTACTATTGTTATATTATTTATAATGTCTTTTTCTTTTTTCTTAATATTACTATCCCTGTCATCTATTTCAATTATTATATTATTTTCTTCTATTTTAAAATCTGTTATATTATATCTTACATTATCTATTTCTATTAAAAAACTTTCTTTTAATATTTTATAATATTCATTATTATTTTCATCAACTGAATATTTTGTTATGTTATAATGTTTTAGTATATTTTCACTATTTTGTTCATTTATTTTTAATTTAATATTTGGATAATTAATATTATGAATTATTGTTCCAGTATCTATATCATAATTACCTATATATTTATCTATAAAATTATATCCTGTTAATAATTTACAATCATTTAATATTTTATCAATTCTATTTAAATATATTTTATTAACATTATTTTCACTATTACAAAATGCTGTTAAATCAAAATCTTTTATTTTATCACCTAACAATATTTTTTCAGAATCTTTATATATATTTTGTAATACATTTACCAACGAAAATAATATATATAATGATATTATATTTCTTTCAAAATTATATTTTTTTACTTTTATTATACTATATAAATAAATTTTAATAAATGAATTTATGTCTTGATTATTTTCATCAGGAAATTCTTTTTCAATAAGCGACTGCATATTTTTGTTATTTAATAAATCTTTTATATTATACTCGCCATTTGGCGAATTATTAGTATATAATACAAATTTATCTAATATATTTTTGTTATTACCTACTTTATAATTATTATTACCTGATATAAATAATGTTAATGTTTTTTCTAATTTATTTTTTGATACTATTTTTTCACTATAACGATAATATAAATCTTTTTCTTGATTTTTTTTTAATAATTCATTATTTTTTCCCAATAAATTATCTAATTTAACAATTTCTTTATCTATTTCATCTTGTTTATTTATATTTTTTTTTAATGTTTTACTATCTCTTAATTCTTTAATTTTTTCTTTAAGATTTTCTATTTCTTTTATTATTTCTTTGTTATTTTTTGTAAAATCATAATTATTACGCTTAATTATATTATCTTCAGCATCTTTTAAAAATTCTATTTTAAGTATATCTATATCGTTTAATATATCAAAATTATTTTTGTTATCTCTTGTATATATAAGTAAATCTTCTATTATATCAATCATTAATATTATTATTTTTTGATAATCATATAATTTATAATTATCAATATACTTATTATCTTCGCCACGTGCTTTACTATAAAATAAAAAACTATCATAATCAACTTTTAAATCAAATATTATTTTTATATATTGATGTAATTTAATATCATATAATTTGCGGTCATAACTATATTTAAATATTGTATTTTTATCTAATAAATCTGTTTCATATAATTTATCTATATAATGATACAATTCTTTATTATCTTTAACATTATAATTATATAGATAACTTAAATTTTTTCCTAATATTTTTTTATTATTTTTCATATTATTCAATAATTTTTCATTTAATTCTTCTGAAACACCTTCTTCTTTTTCTGGTATATATCCATTATTTTGTAAAAGTAATATTATAATACCTGAACCACCATTGCCACCATTTGATAATAATCCACCACCACCTCCTCCGCCACCTGTATGAGGAATACCATTACCACCATTTGCTAAATTTTCAGCAATATTTAATGATGTTTCACCATTATTATTTTCAATTAATATATTTAAATTTTTATTTCTAATTATTTCTGCTAAACCTGTTATATCATCTGTTATATTACCTTTGAAATTATCTTGTATAAAATTATTTTTTAATTCATAGTAACCACCTCCTCCTCCGCCCCCCTTACCACCATCACCCGCTTTATTATTTAATGAACCAGCACCACCACCACCACCCCAATAATATTTTTCTGTATTTGTATTCTCACTTGAACGCATTGCTTTATAAACTGTATTTTCAAAATTATCAATAATTTGTTCGCTACATTCATTTTGTTCTTTAAGAATTGAACAATAATTATAAATCGAACCATTGACAATATTTTCTACATTTATACCTATACCCCCATCCTGATATAATGTTGTTTGACTACCTGCGCCACCTCCCCCACCACCAGTTATTTTAATATTATTTTTTATATTATCAGTTGAAGAAAAAATACCATTTTTACCATCATTACCAAATATATGATAATTTTCGTAACTTGAAAATAAATTTTCTATTTTATTCGATTTCCCTACAGCATTTTCATAATATTCAATATTAGATTGAATACCACAAGAACCCCCGCCACTACCACCTGATAATCCCTTACCATTATCATTTGCGGATATTAATTCATTTAAAGTATATGTATCTTCTAATTTATCATTAAAAAAGAATTTATTTAAGTCACCATATTGATAAGAAGAACCACCTCCGCCACCAACAGCAACTATACTGTTTATCCCACTATTATATCCACTTTCACCGTGATAATAACTATTTGTACAACCGTTACCGCCTTTACCAACATATAAATTATATTCATTGTTAGTTTCTAATATAAAATTGTCAATATATATAACACCGCCACCACCACCACCGCCACCAATGTTATATCCACCACCGCCACCACCCGCAACAATTAATGCACTACATTTAAAAAAATTTGTATTTTCATCATTTGAATTTAGTTTAATAGTATATTCTGTAATATTACTATTTGGTATTTCATTATTATATGTAAATATTAGTTGTGTAATATTATCATTATATTCACTTATACTATAACTTGGTGTAACAGTATTATCTATACTTTTAATATCTAATACTAAGTTATTGAAAATATTTTCCATTCTCTATTACTTATAATACTATATATTTATAGAAAATATATTTTATATACAACATCTATAATAATAATATACACCACTATTTGGATTATATCTATCTATTTTAACAATATCTCCTTGTTTTAATCCTAGCCATTTAGCAATAATATCAGTATTTAATATATATGGTAATTGTAATTTACTTTTAACTAAATATTTTTCTAATATTAAATTAATATCATCTTGTGAAGTAATTTTAGTATGTTTAGGAACATATTCGTGTTTGGTTGGATTAAAAAGTAATTGTTTGCAGTAAAAATATTGTAAAATACCATTATTTTTTTGTAACATTTTATCATATTTAGATAATTGTTGTAAAATTGGTGCTGATATTATATCATTATTAAATATTAAAATTATATTTTTTTTATTATTATATTTTTCAACAAATTTTGTAATATCATCTTGATACATTTTTAATTCATCTAAAATATTTTTTCGTAATTTTTTAGTCATCGCGAATATAATAGTTGTATTAGAAGTATGAAATTCTATTATTTTATTATCACTTGTAAATTCATCTCTATCAATTTCGCGTTCATGTTCTTCAAATTCATCAATATTATCTCCTCTTTCTGTAAGCATATCTTTTAAATTTTCAATAATTGTATCAATGTACATTTAATTATTACTCCTTTAATAGTAATTAAATAAAATATTTATATCATTTTTTAAAATTATATAAAAATAAATAATTAATTATTATTAAAATGAGCGAAGATAACAATATTCAAGAAAATATAACAGTTGAAAGTAAAACAAATAATAATGATGATACTACTGCTTCTGTAGAAAATACAACTGTAGAAGAAACTACAGTGGAAGAAACTACAGAAAAAACTACTGAAGAAACTGCTGAAGAAACTACAGTTGAAAATAGAAATACGGAAACTTTTGCTTTTCAAGCCGAAATAAATCAATTATTATCATTAATAATTAATACTTTTTATTCTAATAAAGATATATTTTTAAGAGAACTAATATCAAATAGTTCAGATGCATTAGATAAAATCAGATATAAATCAATTCAAGATAAAACTTTACTATCAAATGATGATAAATTTTATATTAATATTGAAGCAGATAAACAGAATAAAAAATTAATTATAACTGACAGTGGTATTGGTATGACTAAGTCTGACTTAGTAAATAATTTAGGAACAATTGCACAATCTGGAACAAAAAATTTTGCGGAAGCTTTAAAAGATAGTAAAGATATTGCCATGATTGGGCAATTTGGTGTAGGATTTTATGCTTCATATTTAGTTGCAAATAAAGTTGTAGTTACCTCAAAAAATATGGATGATGAACAATATATTTGGGAATCATCAGCTAGTGGAACTTTTACTATAACTAAAGATGAATATGGTGAAAAATTAAATAGAGGAACTAAAATTGAATTATATTTAAAAGATGACCAACAAAAATATTTAGAAGTTTCTACTATTCAAAATTTAATTAAGCAGCATAATCAATTTATAAATTACCCAATTTCTGTTTTAGTAGAAAACAAATATGAAGAAGAAGTTGAAGTAGAAGATGAAGAAACAAAAATAGAAACAATTTCTGACAAAGAAATTACTATTGATAACACTACAAGTGATGAACCAATAATTGAAGATGTTAATGATGAGGAAAAAGATGTTACAGAAAAACCAAAAAAGACAAAAAAGGTAGAAAGAGTTGAAAATGTTTGGGAAGTATGTAATAAACAAAAACCAATTTGGACAAAAAATCCAAATGATGTAGAAAAAGATGAATATAATGCATTTTATAAAACAATTAGTAATGACTGGGAAGAACCATTAATTTATAAACATTTTAGTGTTGAGGGTCAAATGGAATTTAAATCAATTATTTATGTTCCTTCAAAAGCACCATTTGATTTATTTCAAAAAAATAAAAAGAGTAATAACATTAAACTTTATGTTAGAAGAGTGTTTATATCGGATGATTCAGAATCATTGTGTCCCGAATGGTTATCATTTATAAAAGGTGTTGTTGATTCTGAAGACTTGCCACTAAATATTTCTAGAGAAATTCTTCAACAAAATAAGATTGTAAAAGTAATTAAGAAAAATATTATTAAAAAGGCGATTGAAGCAATTACTGAATTATCAAATGATGTTGAAAAATATAATAAATTTTATGAAAATTTTTCTAAAAATATAAAATTAGGTATTCACGAAGACGAAGTAAATAGAAATAAAATTGCAAATTTATTAAGATTTAAATCATATAATAATAAAGACAAAATGATTTCACTAGAAACATATATTGATAATATGAAAGATAATCAACAAAATATATATTTTATAACAGGTGAATCAATAAAACAAATTGAAAATGCTCCATTTTTAGAAAAATTAACAAGCAATGGTTACGATGTATTATATATGACTGATGCAATAGATGAATATATGATACAAAGTTTAAAAGAATTTGACGGTAAAAAAATGGTAAATATTACTAAAAATAATACATCATTTGATGATTTAGATATTACAGAAAATAAAGAAGATGAAACAAAATATAATGATTTTTGTAAAGCAGTGCAAACAATTTTAAGTGACAATATTGAAAAAGTTGTTGTATCAAAACGTCTTGTTACATCACCGTGTTGTTTAGTTACACAAGAATATGGATGGTCTGCTAATATGGAACGCATTATTAAAGCACAAGCATTAAGTAATAATAATATGAGAGCAAATATGAATTCTAAAAAAATTCTAGAAATAAATACTCAACACGATGTTATTAAAGAATTACTAAATAAATATAATAAAACAAATGTAGATGTTAATTTCAAAAATTTAGTATATCTTATTTATGATACATCACTATTAGCATCAGGATTTAATATTGAAAAACCCGATGTATATGCAAATAGAATGTATAATTTAATTAAGTTAGGATTATGTCCCGATGATGAAACAGTTGTAGATAAAACTACAGAAGAAAAAGAAGAAATAAATATTGATTTAACTCAAAGTCAAATGGAAACTGTTGATTAACTATTTTTTAATTTATAAAAACTATCGAAAGTTAAATAAGTAAATATTGTACCATTTAAATATAACATTAAATTAACATATATGGTAATCCATAAAGGGTCATTTATATAATTATTGTAATATGCTAACATATTATAAACAGACCCCAATACACATAATGGTAATCTAAAAAATGTATATAGTATTGTATTTATTCTTTTTTGTTGATATTTTGTTAAAATATCGTGTTTATATAAAACTAAAGACCCATATTCAATCATTCCGGGTAATCCCCCACAAATAAATTTATGAAAATACAATTGATTTGAATTAATATATATAATACCTGGTATAATACCGATAAATACAAATAATATATGATGAAAGTAATCCCAAAAATTTAAATTTTTAAAACATAATAAATGATAAACGTGTAAACAAATATGATAATTACTTAAAAAATTACTTAAATCGTTTTTATCATTTACTAAATAATGATTTTTGGGGTCTATTATTAAATTATAAATAGTTCCATATAATTTTAGAACAACAATCATGTTTATTATAAAATGAAGTTGATACCACCTTGCTTTGTCAGTAAATATTTCAACTAGTGTTCTATCATATATATATATACCACATAAATTAAAACAACTATAATATAATTGATTAACTAACATTATTATTTAATATAATGAATTATTTTTCTTTTAGTTTTTCTATTAAAATAGGGTTTATATAACTTTTCAAGCATATATGATAACTATTATGTAACTGTTCTGATACTTTTTCAATTGCTTTTTTAACAGGATTTTTATGTGTTTTTATTTCAGGAGTTTTTATATATTTTAATAATAAATTATTTGCATTCCAAGTTCTTAAATCTTTTGAAGTAATTTTATTATTATATTTTTTTAAAAACATATTAACATCATATGATGTTTTTGTAAATATTTTATCATTTTCATTATTATTTTTCTTTCCTTTTTTTAAAAATTTAATAATATTTTCATTTGTACATTCCGATATATTTTGGACACCTTTTTTACCTATAAAATCAATTATTAATTTATTATGTTTAAATGTTAAATGTTTATATTCCAACGTTGTTATACCATATGAATTATTTTCACATTTATATTTTTCATTTCCTATTCGAAAACCACAATTTATAATTAAATATATTATAATAGCAATCTCATAATTATTTTTATATTTTTTTTCATTAATAATAATATTAATATCTTCTATAATTGTTTTAAATATTTTATTTAATTTTAATATTTTTTTATATTTTTTCTCATTCTGTTTTTTTATAAATTCTGGATTATATATTACTTGTTTCCTATTTTTATTATCATAACCATACGCTAATATTTTATCATTTTCACCATCATTATATATATGTATGTTTTTGTATGCTGGTGGTATTTTAATATCCATGTCTTTATTTAATTTATTATAATATTTTAGTATTTATAATTTGATAAATTATTTGTACTATTAGAATAAACCATATTTAATTTATTTTTAGAAATAACTGTCATTTCAGTAATTGTTCTAGTTATATTAAAATCATCATCGCTATTTATTTTTTTTTTTTTATATTTTTCTTTTAACTTCTTAAATAATCCATTAAATAATGAATAATTGATATAGTCTTTATCTGTCACTTTTAACATTATATATATAGTATTAATATATAATATCATTTTTTATTATGGTATAATTAAAAAAAGTACATTTCTTAAAAATATTTTATTTTTTAAAAAAGTTTTATAAATTTTTATAAAATCACTGAAATGTACTTTTTTTTTTATATATAAGGATAAAATTTAAAAAGTAAATAATATTATGATAAAAAGAGATAAAGCATTAAAATTTTTAAAAGAAGCTGATTTCAAAGCGAAATTATTTTCAAAAGATACAAAAAGAAAGGTAGGTTGTATAATTTTAGAAAATGAAAGTTTAATACAATTAAGTTGTGGTTATAATGGATTACCTAGAAAATTAAAAGAAACAAAAAAAAGATGGTTAAAAGAAAATAAAGATTATTATGTAATTCACGCAGAAACAAATGCAATAATTCAAGCATCACGAACTAATACAAACATAAAAAATAGTATAATGGTATGTAATCGTTTTCCTTGTCATAATTGTTGTATGAATTTAATACAAGCCGGTATAAAATTATTAATAACAGTAGAACCAGATTGGAATAATTTAAGTAAAAAATGGAAAAAATCATTTTTTGCATCAAAAGAAATGTTAGATGAATTAAAAATAGAAATAATGTTTTTTAAAGAAAGTGAATTAATGTAGATACAATTTATAATTTTATATTTGTGTTATTATATTCTCAAATTGTTTATAAGTAAAGAAAAATATAATATTATAATGTAATTGTATTTATTGTTGTAACATCACCATTAAAAATAATTTGTGAACAATTATCATAACAACATATTATTAAATTCCCATCTATATTTAAATTACCTATATAAGTATTATTTGGTATTAAATTACCTATTGATATTACACTATTATTCTCTTTATATTTATTGAATTCATCTAACGAATTAATATATATTACAGAATCACTTATAGTTATATTACCATTTATATTAATATCTTTGTCAATTATATAATTACTCATTATAATAATTACTAAGATTTTTTTTACTATTTTCCATTTTTTGTATCTAAAATTAATCTTCTATATCTTTTAATTAATTTCCAATTTTTATATTCAATTTGTTTAACGTTATTCCATTTATAAAAAGATTATTTTATCTGCCATATAATATAAAACCAATCTACTGTATCATCTTTTCAAATTCTTCTATATCCAAAATTTTAATACCTAATTCATTTGCCTTATCAATTTTACTTGATTTGTCTGTCTTATTTTTAACAACTAAATAATCGGTTGTTTTAGAAATAGCAGTAACAACTTTACCACCACTATCAGTTATTAATTTTTCCCAATCTTTATTTCTAAATCCTGTGAAAATAAATTTATTATCTTTTAAAACCGTTTTAACAATAACATCTTCTTTAATATCTTTATTTTTTTCACATTTATATCCAATTTTATCTAAAAAATCATAAAAATTCTTAATATTATCAACAAATTGTTTAGCATTAACATTACCTATACCATCTATTTTTAATAAATCATCAATAGTCAATTTTAATATATCTGCTTTTTTATTTAAAGGATATTTTTCACTTACTAATTTAATTTTTTTAAGAGCAAAACCTCTTCCCAAAATATTAGAAGCATCTAATAATAAATCACATTCAGCATCTTTTATTTTTTCAAAATTTTCAACAATTTTTGTAGCACTTTTTAATTGAAAACCTTCAAGACTTACTAATTCATCTACTTTAATTTTTAATATTTTATCTAATGTATCAAAACCATTTTCATACAATTTTTTTATTGTACTTTCTTTAACTAAACCAATATCTAATTTAGACATAAAATAAGTATAACTTTTAATATCTTGTTCTTTATTTTTACCTTCTTCATCTAATATAATATCTATTTTCGTATCTGTCCATCTATAATTATTTTCAGGCATTTTCGGTTTATTATTAGAACTAACACTTAATACTTTTAAAACATGTGGAATAACATCGCCACTTCTAATAATAACAATTCTAGAACCTGGACCAATTATATTATCATTAATAAATTTACCATTAAACCCAGTTGCTTGTTTAATTTTAACACCAGATATAACAACTTCATTAAATTTTATAATAGGTTTCATATATTTATGCATAGATACATTCCATTCTACATTTGTTACAATAACTTCTGCCTGTTCATGTGTTAAAATACTTTTAAATGCAAAAGCATATTTAGGATTTTTTCCATTAACTATTTTATGTTGTTTATTATTATAAATAACTATACCATCAACTTCATAATCACTATTATTTCTTCTAGATTCTAAATGTGTAGATAATGTTTCTAAATTAACATTACTTTCTTGTAATAATTTATAATATGCACATTTAATATTATTTTTAGTAAAATAATTAAAAGAATCTTCTATTTTCATTTCTGGAAATAATATATCATACGCTAAAAATTCAATATTATTAAGTAATGTTTTATTTAAAATTTTAGAATGAATCGCACCAGCAACAACATTTCTTGCATTGCTCCCTAAATCTTTTATTAATTCCCAATTCTTTTTAGATATAATTAATTCTCCTCTAATTGCAAATTTACTTTCACTTATATTAGGAAAAGTTATATAATTTCGCAAATGAGTAATATCTTGTCCCTCTGCACCATTGCCTCTTGTATAAATATTAATATTTTCATTATTTTTATAAAATAAACAGGAAATACCATCTAACTTATCTGAAACAATTGCAGAACCATTATATTTTTTTTTCCAATTATTAATTGCTTTCTCATCATCCTTAATTTTATCCAATGAACCCATCCAATATGGTAATTTAACCTTTGTATCTTCATCCGCACCAACTCTTTTAAAGTACGCATTTTTTGGATCTAAATTTTTTAAATAATTTTTAACTAAATCATACATATCATCATTTAATAATGTTTTATTTGTATTAAAAAACGCGATATCACAATCTTGTAAAAAAATTATAATTTCCTTTTTTGTTTTTGTTTTTAGATACTTAACTGGTTCATTAAGTAAAGCATTTATATCCATTCTATTTATAATATATATATATTATAACTCATTTTTTATGTAAATAATTTATTATTATGATATAAACGTTTACTATTATAAAGACGATATGAATTGTATTTTCTTTTTGAAGTTAATACTATCCTTTTATTATTATCAATATAATGTTTACTATATATTGTTTTTAGTTCAATATCATTTATTTTTCTTTCAATATAATTTAATATATAATGTGTAATTATTTCAAATAAATCATTATTTTCAAATACTTTATTCCACATTAAATAAATAAAAAAATATATAGATATATAATAACTATACATAATTAAACTAACTTAATATCCAATTTTTTTAAAATTGTTTGAGCATCTTTTTCAAGTTGTTCTAAATTATTTTCATCACATAATTCAATATAACGATTATTGCAACCTCTACATATCCTAAGATTATTTATATATAAAGTTGATTTTTTATAAGGATATGTATATGTATATCTATTACCACTATGAGGTTTAAAATAATAATATGTATCATTTAAAGGTTCTGGTTCAGGTTCAAAAGAATTACATGGACCAGTGCAACACTTAACATCAGAAACATCAATTGAAAAGAAATCACTCATTTCAATAAAAGGACTTTTTAACGACTACAAACTCTATTTGCTTAGGCAATGCCTAATATATTGTTTATAACGGCATAATCAATTTTTTGAAATTTATAATTTTTTTTATACAAAAATAATAGTATTAACTTATTTATAGATAATGAGTAATGTATTGATTGCTAATATTTTACTATTTATATTTTATTTGGCAACGGCACTTATTTTGTATGCTAATTATGAATACAAAAAATAATGTTTTATTTTTTTAATAAAACATACATAAATATTCCTGAAAATATTATTTTATCCATAATATATATATATTTCGCAATTTTATATATATTATTTATATAAAAAGTTGTTTCTTTTAATTTATTTAATAATATATTATTTGTAATATTTGCTTCAAATAATTTTTTATGAACTTCCAATAAATATGATTCTATATATTTATTTAATTCCAATTTATTATAATTTTTATTATCTAACATATCTATTGTATTATCTAAATTACATAATGGACATTTATATGTAAGTATTAATTTATTATTTGAAGTTTTTATAAATTTTTTAATTTTATGAAAGCATTCAATGCAATTAATATTATTGCAAGTAGTACATTTAATAATAGTATCATTTATATCATTATTTTTATAACATATAGAACATTCTAATTGTTTATTATATGTTAATAAATTTAAATTAGAATTTATATTTTCCATAACTTATTATAATACAATATATATTTAAATAAATATATATAAAAGTAATTATTAATTATTTAATTATTATGATACCTAAAATTATTCATCAAACTTGGAAATCTAATAATTTGCCAGAAATTTTTCAAAAATTATATGAAAAAAATAAAGAAAGTAATCCAGATTTTACATTTAATTTATGGACAGATAATGAATCGGAGTTAGGTCTTAAAAATTTTTTAGAAAAAAATTATCCTAAATTATTTAATATATATTCTAAAACAAAATATAATGTTCAAAAAAGTGATATTGCACGTCTTGCGATTTTACATTATTATGGTGGTATATATATAGATTTAGATATATTATTATTAAAATCATTAAATAATTTATTAGATTATAATAAAGATACACTATTTTTAGGATATGAACCAAAAGAACAAACTAAACTAATATGGAAAACTGATAAATATTATTGTAATGCCTTTATTGCTTGTTCTCCTAATAATAAATTAATATCAAATATGATTGATTTTATTTTAAATATATATGATAAACACGATGAAGAAATATTTGAACATTTTAATATATTTGGAACATATATTTTTAAAAATATTATAGACAATTCTTATGCAGATGATTATGAAATTATCGAAACAAAAAAATTATATCCCATTAATGATATAAAACTAGATACACTAGATTGTGCAATTAATGATTTTAATATGATGAAGACTGGAAAATATTATAATGAATCATATATGGTACACTATTGGATACATTCAGGTTTTGAAGGTAGTAAAATATTATTTAGTTATAAATATAATGATAATTTAAATATTCATGAAAATATTACAGAATTTTTCAAATTAATGTATCCAAATAATAAAACAATTTTACTTGATAATAAATATATATATACGTATGATTAAGATAATTTAAATTTATTAACACGTCCTTTGCGATATTTTTTTTCTTTCGCTTTTTTTATTTCATCTTTTGTTAATTCGTCAAAAGTTGTTGGTGTATCTTTTGTAATTCTTTTAGTTGGTCTATATACTGAATTTTTATATTGATAACCAATATTACCTTTATCATTTTTCCATTCTTCTTTAAACCATCTTTTTAATCCAGATGTATTTTTTTTCCCATAATATGCATCTGGATTATTATATTTTTTTAGATATTCTTTTTTATATTCTTGTACTAATATACCACTTCTATAAGCAGAATGTATAGGATATTTTTTATAAATTTTATTTTTTATTCTATTATATAATTTAATATCTTTTGGTTCATTCATTTTATTAATAATATTAGAAAAAAAATGATTTAAATATAAAAACATATAAATTGTAAATAATGGATAAAGATGCGAATTTAGGATATTTTAATGAAAAAAATAGTTATATACTTGGTTTAATACTATTATATAAATTAAAAAATGAAAATAAAGAATTAGTATGTAATATACCTTCAAAATTTTTAAATAAAGATGTTACAAAAGAATTGAAAAATTTAGGTATAATATTAAAAAATGATTTATTATGTCAATTTGTTATACAAAATAAAAATTATATTGAATTAATAAATAATATTAAAATATCAACTATAATTAATGAAAAAAAAGGCGATGTTAATGGTTTAGTACGTTCTATTTTTGAAAAATATGGAACAATTTATACTGATAATTATACCTGTAACGTAATATTAGAAAATGATAATGAAGATTTAATTAAAAGTCTAAAAGAATATTTTAATTATCATTGTGATATGATAAAAGAAGAAAGTAATTATACATTAATATATAAAAATGTTAATTGCATAGATTTCTTATATAAAATATATAATAATTGTGAAAATTATTGTGATATAAATTATTATAATAAATATTTAGATATAGTAAATAATGTAACAAGAGAACCAATTATTAACATTTTTAAAGATGATAAAAATGCGATTATACCAACAAAAACAAGAGGTTCAGATGCAGGTTATGATTTAACTGTTATTAAAAAGGTAAAACAATTTAATAATAAAACATCATTATATGATACTGGTATAAAATTAGAAATACCAAATGGATACTATGTAGAAGTTTTTCCTAGAAGTTCATTAAGTAAAACAGGATATATGTTAGCAAATAGTGTGGGTATTATTGATCAAGGATATACAGGTAATATATTTATAGCATTAACAAAAATAGATGATGCATCTGCTGATATAGAGTTACCTTTTAGATGTTGTCAAATGATATTAAAAAAACAGTATTATCCAATATTAAATTATAAAAATAAAAATGATGAAATACTATTAACTGATAGAAATGTAAGAGGATATGGCGAAAGTACATAAAAAAAATGAAATATATATTAAAAAATAAATTAATTATGAGCAAATTATTTTTAACAAACATCGTATTATTTTTATCATTTTTAAATATAAATTCATATTGTATTCCAAGTTCAATGTATTTTAATAATGTAGTTAGAAAAAATATTTATCGTAATATAAATACATTTACATACAATTTATGTATGAATAATAATATAAATGATTATACAAATTTTCTAGAATTAAATAATAATTTAAATAAATTTAAAGATTTTGGTAATTATTTGGCAATTAATTATAATAGTAATAAAACTAATAATAAAAAAAACATTATTTATTTAAATGTACAAAGTTATATTGAGTATCAAAAAATACTAAAAGTAATTCAAAACTTAGATAAAGATAAATTAATAATTGTAATTAATAATAATTATACAAATAATAATGATTATAAATATTTATATAAAAATATTATAAATAATATTTCAGATATTATTAAACCATTAGACGATAAAAAATAAATTAAATATTATTATGTAATATATTTAATAAATCATTTGTATATATATAAAAGTTAATTTTTTGTCTTAAAGGACAAACTAATTCTTCATTATTTTTTAATTTGTTATTTATATAATTTAATAAACAATCATAATGTAATTTACAACAAGAGTTTTTAAATGTAATAACATTATTATTACTTAATTCATCTAAACAAATATAACATATATCAGTTTTATAATTATTATATTTATCAATAGTAAATGGTAGATTTTTTATTGTCCAGCCAAAATTTAAATATTCTAATGATTTAGATGCTAAATAATTATTTGATAATATACTATCTGAAACAATAGATAATTGAAAATTACATATATCTTTAAATATATTTGAATATATATAATTTTTATCAACACAATTCATATTATCTAAATCATATATTCCTGTATTTTTTGAAAATCTAGGACCATTACTATCTTTAGACATTATAAATAAATCATTTGTAAAATAACTATTATTAAATGGTGGTTCAATATATTTTTCTTTTGGTAATTTAGTTACAATATTTAAATTTAAATCAATTGTTACACCAGACCACGTAATAGTTTTTCCAATAATAACATTTATTTTATATTTATTATTTATAAAATTATTTGATGTATTTATATTATTAGTTTCTACTATATTATATATACTTTCATTAGATAAATATGTATAAAATTTCATATAATCATTAAAATTTTTAAAATAAACATCAAATTTATTAGATGTAACTGTACGTGCTATAGTTTCAGTATCAACATCTATATTCCAAAATTCTGATATATCAATATTTTTATCATTAAATTTTTCTTTATAATATTTTGATATAATAGAATTTAATACAATCTCGCCAAATATTATACCATTTAATTCAAATGCCTTTGTCTTTAAATTATGAAGTAATGCTCTTAATTCTTTATTATAAATAAAAGAATTAGTAAATCTTCTAGTGTGTAAATTTGTAATATTTAACATAAATATTAATTAATTAATATAATATTGTTTTTATATTATATTTTCATATATTTTAATATTTTTTTAGCCTTTTCTTTACCAACTTTATTTATTGAAGATAATAAGTTTATTTTTTCTGTTTCATTTTCACAATTATCTAATTCTTTAATTAAACTACGTATATCTGGATATATATTAACTATATTTGTTGCTATTACATTAGATATTGTTGGAATTTGTGATAACTGTAATATAAAACAATTATCTGGTGTTATATTATTATTTTTTTTAGATTTAATTTTAATACACTCTAAATAATCAACATCTTTAATAAAGTTATTATTAAAATTTTGAGGTTTATCTATAATTTTAGTACATAATGTTAATATAAAATTTACAGTTTCAAATAAATTTTTATTAAATATTATTTTAATATTATCTCTATATAGTGTATTAAAATATGAACTTGATATTTTTTTATCATTACGATTTATACTTTTATGAATATCATCGCCTTCAATTATATAAGTTATTGCATTATTAGAATATGATGATAATAATCTATGTTTTTGCTCTTTATATCTACCATCATTTATAGATGCATTTAAATCAGATAATGTTTTTCTTTCAAAGATAAATTTATTTGTAAAATCAACATTTGATATATTAATTTCAATATCACCTAATTCTAAATTTTTTTTTTGAATTGAAATATGATTTTTATATACATCTAAATCACGTTCGATTATATTATTGTATAATAAATTTTCTCGTGTATCAATTATTAATGTAATCATATTAATATATTAGTAAATAAATATTTATATAATATTAAAAATAAATATTTTATTTATTTAGATTAAAATGAAAAAAGGAGGTTTAGGAAATCCTTTAATAAATTTACATGATACTACTACAAATTTTTTACAACCATCTTTATTAAAAAATCATAAACCTAAATTAAATTTATCTGGTAATTATAATTTTAATACTGATATAATAAATATACCATTAAAGACTGGTATAATAGTAGAGACCAGTTTAAAATATAAAAAGAAAAGAATAATAGGTCAAATAACTGAAAAAGAAATAGATGAAAAAGTAAATAAGGTATTAAATAAATTATTTGATAATAATATAAATTATAATATTAATTTTGGAATTAAAAAGGGCGGCGAACCCAATGATTATAATATAATTAAATATTATAATAAAAATAGTTTAAGTAAATTAAATTGTTTTAAAAAAATTGGTGGTATATTAAATAATTATTATAATGATGCTACAATATCTGAAGGTTCATATAATAATTCTTTAATATTATTACAATTATCAGAAGATACACAAAATACATTTGGTAATTTATATTTTGTAACAAAAGTTTTAAAAGAAAATGATTCAGAAAAATATATAACATTTATAAGAAAATGTAATAAATCATTTGTAGATAGTGATTACATAATAGATGAAATAAAGTTAATGACTAAATTAAACAACTTATATTATAGTAATAATTTTACAAAACATATACCTTTTCCATTTATATCATGGTTTAATATTAAAGAAAAATATGTAGATATTGAAAAATGTGAAGGAAATTTATCAGAATTATTTAAAATATTAAATCAAAAAAAAATAAAGAAGATAGGAGGTAATCCAAATGTATTAAAACATGATACAATATTCTATCATATTTTTCAACAAATAATATTAAATATATTTATCTTTCATAATTATGCAAAAAAAACTCATTTAGATACACATTTAGGAAATTTTTTATATTCATTAATTGATACTCCACAAACAGTTAAATATAATATAAATAAAAAATACGAAATTTATATAAATTGCAAAAAAGTAATTATATATTTAACAGATTTTGGACAAGCTAAAAATATTGACCAAGAATTTGGCACAACAATAGGTAGAATAGATAATAAAAAAGATAGAGCATTTTTATATTATGATTTTAAACAAATAATAGATTCAATATCAGAAATAAATTGGGTATGTCCCAATAATGATAAAATAAAATTTTGGATTAAAATATTTAAAGATATATTAGAAGAAGCAAAAAATGAAAGTGATGCGTTAAATACATCAAAACATTTTGATAGTATATTATTAGAAAAATTAATTAAAAATTCATTATTTGATACACCACCAATGTATCAGTTAATAAACGGTTTAGAAATAAATATTTAACGATATTTAATAATTGTAATATTAGGTTTAATATTTAGATAAGAATCGCTAAATTTTTTATGTTTTTTTAATTTATAATTATTATCTACAATTGAATTAAAAATAAAAGCGTTCGCATAAACAAGTATAATAAATTTAAAAAAATAATTTATAATCATATATATTATATAAAATATATAATTTTTATATATTATTATATATAATAAATGATAAGAAATAAAATCGATAAGGAAGTGGGTACATATATTTCAGATTTTTTTTATGATGTCTATTGTTATTTTTTCCATAAAACAAATGAAAAATAAAATATTAAATATAAATAACACATAAAAAAAATATGACTAAAAATGTTGATTTAAGTGATTTAATAAATTTAAAATGTATTGACGATTTTAATAATAAAATCGGAATAATATTAGAAAATAATATAAATGGATTACTTAAAATTTTAGATATAAAATATAAAATAGACATACCACAAAGTAATATGTTTTCAAATAATGTAGAAAATAATAAAATAGATGATAATATTGATGATAATATAGATGATAATATTGATAATATAATAGCGGAAAAAAAATATAGTAAAGATATGTTATTTGACCCATATAAATAAAAAATTATATTATATATTATGAGTTTAAGTAACTATTTACTTGATATGAATACAAACGAAACACATAATGAAATAGATATTGATTCTTTACAAAAATTAAGAAAGTTAAATGAAATAAATTATAAAAAAATAATATTAAAACGAAATCAATTATTAGAGCGAATAAATACATCAAAAAATGAAACAAGTACAAGATTATTTATAGTAACTGAAGCATATGATAAATTTAATAAAGAATATTATTATTTATCTTTAACTATATTAATATTATCTTCTGTTATAACTTTTGTTGAAGCAATAAGATTAATAGTAACTATGGAATATAATAATAAAATATTAACATTACATTTAAATATACTATTATTAATTATTGCAACAATTATAACAATATTAAGTAGTATAATTAGATTTAAAAATTATAGAGAAATATTAGAAGGATTAAAACAATCACAATGTACATTAGTATTATATAAAAATAAATATTTAAGGCAATTTAATAGAATATCGTATAATTATATTCTAAATAGTATATCTGAAAATGAATTAATAAAATTATCAGATAAAATAACCTTATATGATAAAATTGTAAAATCTATAAATTATTTTCAATTTATTAAAAACAATGATATAATACGATATAATAATAATAAAGCAAAATTTGATTTAAAAATTTATAAAATAAAAACAGATACAAGAAATGAATTTGAAAATATAACAAAACAAAAAGAACAAGAGTATGTTAATATTTATAATAATAATGATGTATCAATAGAATTAGCTAATTATAACAAATTTAAAAAAATAAATGATTTATTACTAGATAAAGATGAATATTTATTTAATATGGCAGTTAAAAAATATAATTTAAATAGTAATGTTGTTAATTTAAATAAAAAAATAAATTTAAATAATTAGGCCATTGTACTACCATCAATGTCATCTCTATATTCTTGTAAATTTACTATTGGTCTACTATATGGTGGTGCATTTGATATTTTTTTTTCTGGCCACATATTACCACTTTTCGGCGAGGTTGGTGTACACGTTCTCGAATTTTTTTTTCTTTTAATACCACTGGCACCATTTAATTGCAATGGTATTGAACGCTGTTCTTCATTCCAAAGATCAATTATTTCCATTTTTATTTTTTTGGGTATATCTTCAAATTGACATTGTATAACTAACGAATCATATTTTTCTGTAAAAGTATTTATATTATTTTTAGAAATATCTTCTTGTTCAATTCCTTCTAATTGATGTGCTAATTGTAAAAAATTATTACTTAAACTTTTAAATAATTCTACTTTTTCAGGAACTTTTAAATTGTTTTGTAATGCCAATATTAAAACACTTGTACCATTTACAACAACATTTGGTATTTTCATACTTCCTTTATCATCATCAAATGAATTCAAAATACACATAACACTACTTGTTAAAATTAATGGTATTTGAAATATAAATTTAATTAAACTCCAATGTTGTGTCGCTTTTTGACACAATACAGACATCGCCTCGCATTTATCTAATAACATACCCATTCTTTCTTCATCAGAAATTTGAAAAGAATGTATTCTTTGTAATGAATTTACAATTTCCTTATTCATATAATTATTAACCAATTCTTTCTATATTTATTCAATATTATTATTGTGATTTGTATTAATAAATAAATCTGAATCTGAATCTGAATCTGAATCCGTATTAGATGATTGATTTATTAGTTCAGTATTATTAAACATACCATCTGTATCTTTATTTGTAAATTCTATATTTTGTTGTTCATTATCAAATAATGTATTATTTGCATAATAACTTTGTAATGTATTTGATAATTTATTTTCACTTATTAAAATTGTTACTTGTTCTCTATTATACTTATGAACAATATCTACCTTATTATCTTGAAAACCTCTTTTTGATACAACAACTATATCACCTTTCTCAATTAAAACACGATTATTAAATTTTCTTAAAGTTCCTCTTATTATTCCTATTGTATTATTGCCCGAATTAGTAATTAAATTAACACGGCAATTACCTAACATTTTAATGACATATGCATATTCTTCTGTATCATTATCTAAATTATATTCATTAATTTTTGTATTTTGTAATACTTTATTTTTTTTTTTATTGCGTATTGATGTTTGATACATAATGTTATATATTATAATGTCTAAAATTCTTAAATAAATTTGATATAAAAAAAATAAGTATATTATATATACATAATGTATTTTAATGATATATGGTCATTTTATTTTCATGATCCATATAATATAGACTGGAATATATCTAGTTTCACATTTATATCAAAATTTAGTAATATTGAAACATTTATTGTTGTATATTTATGTTTTAAAAGCATTATACCAAAAGGAATGTTTTTTATAATGAGAGAACATATATTACCTGTATGGGAGGATGAAAATAATAAAAATGGCGGATGTATATCATACAAAATTTTTAAAGAAAATATTGATGAAAAATTTTTTGAAATTGCTTCACTATTATTAGGAGAAAATTTAGGAAAAACAAATAGTGTATCTGAAAATATAAATGGTGTTTCAATAAGTCCTAAAAAAAATTATTTTATAATTAGAATATGGATTAAAAATGGCACATATACTGGTAGAGAAAATTACAACTTAGATATACCTAAATATACAACTATTTTATATAAAAATCATTAAAATCATAATTATATTTTTTTATTAATTTTTTTTTTAGTTTAATTTTTGGAAACCTATTTTTATATTTCCCTTTTTCATTTAAACTTCTTATTGTTTTATTTGGATATTTATTATTTATTGATAATTTACTCATTCCATTCATAATAGATGATGATGGCATATATCTTATTATATATCTTTTTTTTTCAGTATTTTTTTCTGGGTCATTAAATTCACTAGTTCTATGAAATAAATATCGTGTTGTAAGTATTACATCTCCAGCATTTAATATTGGTGCAAAACATATTTTATCTAATTTTTTTTTTAAATTTAAAGATAACTTTCCACTACCTTTACTTATTTCATCTCTGCAATCTAAAAATTTTCTACTATGTGATGATGGTGCTATACATAATCCACCACCATTTATATCTATATTATCTAATGTTAACCAGGCATTTATTCCTGGTCCAATTGAATTATCATCACATGGCCATAATAGTTTATTATCTATATGCCATTCATAACAATTTATGTTTTCATTTTTACAACCATCATATATATACAAAGCATCTTTTAATATATGCAAATCTTCATTGCCGTGTGATACAATTGGTGTTAATTGTGCAACTGCTTCGCCAATTTTATTTGCAACACTTAGTAATATATTATATTTTTCCCAAGAATTAAATTCTATTTTATCAAAATTTAATTTATGTAGTTTATTTAATGTATCATCATTTATTAAATTTTCAACTATTAAATATCCATTATTAAAAAAGAATTTTATTTGTTTACAATTTAATGGACCATCAAGATAATAATTTGATTTAATATTATATAATTCTTTACCTCTTTGTAAAGATATATTATTTTTAATTAATTTATTACATAAAAAATTATTATTCGTAGAAAAGGTATTTGCATTTGTAAATAATAATAAAAATATAAATGAAAATAATAACATAATATATATTAATAATTATTATTTATATATAAATTATCTTTTTAATTTTTGTTTTTCTTTTTCTTTTTTTAATTTCTGTTTTTGTTTTTCTTTTTCTTTTTTTAATTTCTGTTTAACTTTATCTTTTTCTTTTTTTAATTTTTCATTGACATTTACTAACTGTTTTTTTAATTTTATTACTTCTTTATCTTTTTTTGATAATTTAATATTAACTTTTAATATTTCTATTTTTCTTAAATATTCATTTACTTTTTTTGAATATTTTCCACCTATCATTTGTTTTGGAACTTTAGATGCTGAAGATTTTTTACGTTCTAATTTTCTGTACATATCTCCTAAATGATCAATTATAATAAAACTATTATTTAAATAATTAAAATTTTCTGTTTTAGAATCATCAATTCTAGTCGGTTCCTTATCACAATTATCAAATGTTTTAATAAAAGTTTTTAACATTTTAATATTATTTTTTGGATTTTTAAATAAATCTATTATATATTTATCTCTATTATAATAATCTTCATTATATGCTTTATTATTTAAATAATTATATAATATATCTATTAAATTTTCATTATCAATTATATCTTCATAATCTTCTCTTTTGCGTTTTTCTCCACCACGAATTCCTTGTCTAGATACTGCTGAAAATGGAACTATTTTACGCTTTTTAACTATGCTATTATTTTTTTCTGGATTTTTTAATTGAGATTGAAGAATTTGACTATTTTGTCTTGGATCATTTTCTTTATTAATTGTTTTTCTAGAGTAATCAAAATCACTATTTAATTTTAGGTTATTTTTTTCAACTTTATTATTTATAAATTCTCTTAATTTATTTAAGTCATAATTATTATTATATTTTGCATCATATTCTAGTTTTAATCGCAATAAGTCTTTTTCTAATTTGTCTATAATATTATTTAGTTTTTTATAATAAGGTTTAAAAAATTTATAATAATTATATGCTAAACTATAATAATCATAATTATTTAATTTAGTATTGCTACTTGTGGGGTTTTCTTTAGTATTAAAAGAAGTTATAATATCTTTACCACCACCTATTCTATTTTGTCCTAAACATTTATCTTGTATACAATTTTTATAAAAATTAATTGTATTTGATTCAATATATGTATTATCATCTTCTTTAAATGGTATCATTAATAATTGTATAGCACATCTATTAATCGTTTGAGGTTTTTGCCAAATTGTATAATTTCCAAATACTTTATGTGATATACACGCACAAATACCATCAATTGTAACGAGTGGTATTTTATTTTTTTTAAATGCCTGTATCTTATTAACTTCTTTACATTGTATATAATCTCCAATACGTTTAAAATCTGTTAAAATAGATATTTCTTTATCTACACTATTTGATTTATCAATATCTGGCCATAAATCTTTAAAAAAATTTACTAAATTTTTAGCAATAGTTAAAATACTTGCAAATAATGATGTATTGTTAATATTTTCATTCTGATAAGAAATAACATGTTGTATTATATTTTTTAAATTTCTTTTATTTCGCATATTATATTCTATTTTTTTTCCTGTTTGGTTTTTTATCCATTGAAAATATTCTTCAAAAAATTTTATTTCTTCTATTCCTAACATTGCCTCGCCTTCATTTAAATTAAGATTTTTTGTATCATATGCTAATATATCAAAAGTATTTTCATATAGTTCTTTTAATTCATCATAATCAATTTGTTGTGAATTATCATACGCCCACGCTAAACCTTGAATTTTCCAAAAATTACCTGACGTAAATATTTCATCTTTAGCACCTTGATCCATAGTATATGCTAAATCATTTTCTTTTATTTTACCACTATTTTTAAATTTAAATTCACTATTATTTTGTATTTTTTCAAAATAATTTTTCATAATTTCTTTACTTTTTTCTTTTATATCTTCTTCATTATTACCACAATTATTTGGCATATCTAAAATAATAATATTTGTATTGACATCAATTTCTTTTATATCTTCTATATCAGAACCTTTTTTATAATAAAAAAAGTCATTCCAATATAAATATAAATATACAAATTCTTCTGGATTTGAAAATATAGTATTTATTATAATTTGTTTATTAAATTTATCTTCTGTTTCTTTTGATATATCTATATCTCGAATAATATTTAATGCCCATTTTCTTAATAAATTATTTCCTGGTTTATATGTCCAATTCGAAAATAGATTACTTTTTTGCAAATGACTAAAATCATGAAATGTATCTGCTATTGCAATTAATTTTTTTGTACCTTCATTTAAACAGTTTAAACCACTACACTTTTCATTTTGTTTTAAAAAACCTTTTTTAGGCGATTTAAAGTTTTCCGATTTATTTAAAGCATTAATTAATTGTATTAAATTATTAGACATTTCTTATCTACTATAATATTATATTAAATTTTTTTATCACAAATTTAAAAATTCTTCTCTTTCATTTTTTTTTAGACATCCAAGTAACATATTAATACGCATATTTACATTTATTGTATTATTATTCATTATTTCTCTTGCTATCAAAATCTTATTTTTTTTTTCCATTTTTTTCTTTATCGATAATATTCTTTCCAATTTTTCTATATTTTTTTCTGTTATACAATACATTGTTCCATAATCATCATTAAAATATCTTAATAAATCATTTTCAATTTGATAATATATATAAAATTCACTATTTACATCATAATCATATCCTTTATTAAAGTATTTATTAAAAATATTATCTTTACTTTTTTTATAATCTATTATATCTTCTAGTAAATTTTTATTTTGAGGATTTCTTATTTTACTTAAAATTAAATTTTGTAAATCACTATTTAATTCATTAAAACACATTTAATATAAATTATTATTTAAAGTACTTTTATATATAATTTTTTGTTTATAATGCAATAAATTTATTTATTTTAGTAGTGAAAATAAAAAAAAATGATTTTTAATTTGTGTATAAAACACAATATGCCCGAACCAAAAAAAACTAAGATTATAAGTGAACCTCGAAAAGGTTGGAATTATCTGCGTCTTAATTTTAGAGTATATTTAAAGAAACACTACTCTTGTATCAAAATTCAAGCAAATTGGAGGGGATATAATTTTAGAAAAAAAAATGGCACGCGTCGCGCGCACCATCATTCCAGGCCGACGTCACAATCGTCGGACACTGATTTGCTTCGCGGTTGTTCGGCAACAAGGTGGCACACAATGTGTGACTGCGTGCTGGCGAAAAAAAATGTTTTAGAACCTTGTTATATTAATGAACTTGATATTGATACACAAAAATTAATAGAGTATCTTAAAGATTATTTAACAGAAATTAGAATGGAATTTTATTACAAATCATCATCAACACATAATATAAATTTAGAAGACAAATATATGGAATTTTTAACTGCTAAATGTATTAATGGTGAACAAGTTGGAGAAGGACATTGTCGTATTGATGTTGTTAAAGATGATAAAGGTATAGATGTGTTATGTGTTTGTTTAAATGGAATACAAACAAATGAAAAATCTATTATGCAAAATTTTAGTAAATGTGGTAATAATTTAGATACATTGTTTGATACTTGTAAATACGAGGAAGCATTTTCTCTATATAGAAAAGAATATTATAAAAAATTATTTAACGCAAAAAAAACAAAAAATATTAGAAAATTATATTATTTAGCATTTATATCTACAGATGTAAATGTATATATGTCTGTATTTAAAATTAATTTAGCGTGTATTTTAAATATGAAATATGAAAATATTACAAAACAAAAAAAAAGTATTAATTTTAAAGGATTTATTGATGATAAATTTGGTACTACAAAATTATTTAAATCTAAAAAACGATTAGAAATTAGATTTAATAAAGATATTCTAAATTGTTATAATACTATTCAGTTAATATGATTTAGATAATTCCCTTTAATTTATTCACGATTAGGTTTACTACTGGTACTGAAACTGCATTTCCAGCCAATTTATATAACGCACTATCACAAACATCTGGAAGTTTATAATCTTTTGGAAATCCTTGTAAATTAAAACATTCTCTTGGAGTTAATTTTCTGATACCCTTATCATCTTTTAGAAGAGGAACATTATGTCCTCCTCCACCCATATTAGCGGTTAATGTAGGACAGCTATTACTTTTATTTTCTCTTACATAAAATCGTCTATATTGATAAAGGACATTTTCGGATATATTTTTAGTAATACCTTTTTCTATTTCATCAAATACTTTAAATCTATCCGAATAGTAATATTTATCATCAACATTTTCTTCTAACATATCACATATTTTCCCTTGTTCTTGTTCTGGAAATTCAAAGTTAAATTTATCATATTTTTCTTTATCACGAAACCCTATTATATATATTCTTTCGCGATGTTGTGGAATATTGGTAATCTTATTAGTATCAAGAATAGCAGTTTTTATATGATAACCTATTTCTTGTAATTTTTTCTCAATAATTTTATATGTATTTCCTTTATCATGTGATTTTAAATTTTTAACATTTTCTAAAATAATTATTTCTGGATTGTGTTTTTCTAAAATTTCTACAATTTTCCAAAATACATTTGATCTTTTGTCATCAAACCCTTTTTTCTCACCAGCTATACTAAATGGTTGACAAGGGAATCCACCACATAAAAGATTATGTGAAGGTATATCTAATACATTTATAGTATTTAAATCTTTAAGAGTAAATGTATGAGTAGGATTATTTAGTTCATAAATTTTTTTGGAACATTCCATCATATCATTTGTAAATACACATTTGAATTTATTACTTTTTTCAAGTGCTAATGTAAAAGCACCTGTCCCTGCAAATAAATCAATAAACTTAAACTTATTATCAATAATTTTAAGCTTTTTCTTTTTAATCTTAAATTTTTTAACTTCTTTTGGTTGTTGATGTTCCATTGTGTCTGTATTAACATTTACTTCTTCATTTTTAACAATCAATTTTTTATCATTTAATTCTTTTAATTTTTCTTCAACTGCCTTATCTACAAGTGCCTTAATTTTATCAGCATTGTTTTCACAAGGTGTTTTGCGTCTGTTATGAGAATCATGGTGAGATTTTTGAGAAAATTCCTTTCCACATCGTTCGCAACTATATTTAACCATTTTCTTTATATATAGTTAATATATTTTAATTTTAAATCAATTTTATAAATTAACTTAAATTAACAATTTATGTTAATTATCCCTAAATATTAGAAAGTCGGCGTTTTAAATGTTCAAAGGTGTAAAAAGTTTTATAAATTTTTATAAAATCGCTGAAATGTACTTTTTTTTAAATATATAACTTCTAAAAAACCTGTTTTTTTGTATATACATCATAATGAAAAAGAAAAAAAGGTTTTCACCCTTTTCTCTTTTTTTTTTGCTTACTGTTTCACTTTCTCTGCATTCCACATTACTGCAATCTTTTTCATCAAGTCTTGACGATTAAGTTCTGGAAATTCTTCTTTCACAACAGCCATCTTTTCCTTGACAAAGATGTTGTATGCAGTCGGCGCACGCTTCTTTTTTTCTTCACCCTCAACATTCTTTTTCACCTTTTTGGTTTTGTTGTTGGTGACCTCACGATATACCGTTGTAAGGATTTTTGCCATATCAGCACGAGAATACTCCAAATCGGCGTCAATAAGGGTGGTGAACTTGGCAACAATCTCCTTAGTCTGGGCGGCAGTGGTCATTCTAACTAGTAGAGTTTTGTTTTTTTTCTTTCTAGGGTAGAGTCTCTTGTTTGTTGGTAATGTAATTTGTATTGAACAAATCAGTTTTTTTTGATTTCTGCATTTTTTTATACAAAAAAATCAAAAACAAAAAATATATACCACATATACACATTTTTTTGACTAGTTTTTGTCTGTCAGTTTCAGAGAGCGAACATCGCATTTCCACGTAGTATCAATTTTACTAGAACAACCATACTGTTTTGCTTTGACACCAATTCTTTTGCGATACTTCTTATATACGTGCCCAACCCATATTCCTCCCTTGTATACGAATTCAACCTTGTCTCCAATCTGAATTTCTTGGAAAGAAAGTTGTTTTGCAGTATTCAAATTTTTGGTGATTATATCGAACGCATCAGATGATATTATGTCAAGAAATAGGTTTCCCTTACGAAGACGCTTATTTTCTTCTTCAAGATGACACTTATTGTCGTCTGTATTGTGTGCAGTAATCTCTTTCCCCGTAACATCGCGAAACACCTTACCAAGCATATTTGCCATTTCATCACCTGTGTACTCCTTCATGGGGTCAACCATGTGGGAAAACTTGGCGACAATTTCTTGCGTCTGGGCGACAGTAGTCATTTCGAAACAAGGTGAAAAGGAGTTTTGCGTACACAGTTCTTTTCTTCGTAGGTATTTTTTTCCCAGTAACCCCCACGTCATTTTTTCCCCATTGCGCTATATTTCCGTACAGAAAAAACACGAAAGAAAAAAAGGGTTTAACCCTTTTCTCCTTTTTTTCTTTTTTTTGCTTACTGTTTTTCTTTCTCTACAGACCACATTACTGCAATCTTTTTCATCAAGTCTTGACGATTAAGTTCTGGAAATTCTTCTTTCACAACAGCCATCTTTTCCTTGACAAAGATGTTGTATGCAGTCGGCGCACGCTTCTTTTTTTCTTCACCCTCAACATTCTTTTTCACCTTTTTGGTTTTGTTGTTGGTGACCTCACGATATACCGTTGTAAGGATTTTTGCCATATCATTACGAGAATACTCCAAATCGGCGTCAATAAGGGTGGTGAACTTGGCAACAATCTCCTTAGTCTGGGCAGCAGTGGTCATTCTAACTAGTAGAGTTTTGTTTTGTTTCTTTCTAGGGTAGAGTCTCTTGTTTGTTGGTAATGTAATTTGTATTGAACAAATCAGTTTTTTTTGATTTCTGCATTTTTTTATACATAAATATAATTTATAATATTTTATTTAAATAAGAATGAATTTAGATAAAATTTTAAATCCAGTAACTGGTAGATATGTTTTAAAAACAGGTGCAATAGGAAAAAAAATACTAAATAGTAAAAAAGAAAAAAACATAAATATCAATGAATTAAAAAATGAATGGCAAAAAATTTATAATACAACTAATTCTAGTAATATAATAAATATTATAGAAAATAAAGATAATATTATTTCTGTAAAAATATCAAAAACAGAAAAAATAATAGGATTATCAGGACAAGGAAGTTTAATTATTCGTAAAATAAAAGATATTGCATTAGCCAATAAAGAAAATACAGAAATATATTTACCAAAAAATTTTAGAGGAAAAAATTATGCGAATCCATTATGGAATAAAGTTCATGGATATATGTATTATTTAAATGAACAAAATATAAAAAACTTATCAAAAATTATTCAAACAATAAATATTATAAATAATAAATATAAATTTTATAAAATATCAGAAGATTTTATAGAAAATACAAATAAATCATTTGGAATAATAGGAATTGATATACCATATAAAGAAGCAGTATGGATTACAGATTTAGTAAAAGGAAACCCTTTATATAATCCTATTTTAAATGAAAAAAAAGAAATTATATTTAGCAAATGTGCAATTTCAACTAAAACAATAGAGAAAGCAAATATTTATTTAAAAAAAAAATTAGGAGATAAATTTAAATTATTATATCCAAAATATATTATACTACGTTCAACCAAAACATTAACACCTTTATTACAAAATTTTATTAATTCAGAATATACAATTGCAAATATTGCATATGATAAACATGCTAGAACTATTTTTAAAAATAATAATAAATTATATATAATTGATCCTTGGAAACAAATACCAGATGCGGGTACAAAAAATTTAATTAAAATAATATCTAATTTAGAATTTATTAAAAGAGAAAAAGAACAAACTAATGAAGGTTCGTGCACAGCAGTATCATATGCTAGAACATTATATATGACTTTTGAAGGTGTAGATAAATTATATGAAAAAATACCACTAGATTATATTGTATTGGCTAGTAGATTAATATCAAAATTTCGATAAATAATTATGATAAGAAAAATAAATATTTAAAAATAAATTATATTACTATAATAGTATATTGTTTTAAATTGCTTTATTATGGAACTAAAATGTAATTTTTGTAATTATAAAACTGTAAAAAAATATAATTTAATTAGACATCAAATTGCAAAACATAATTATGATAGAGAAAATGTAAATTTAGAAGAAAATATATGTAAAAAATGCAATAAAATGTATAAAACAAAAATATATTTAATTGAACATGAAAAAAAATGTATTGGTATTGATGATTTAACTTGCTCAAGATGTATGAAAACTTTTAGTAACAGACAGAATAAATATAGACATATAAAAAAAAATAATTGTGAACCAAGAAGTATAATACACGCAAGATGTTCAAGTAAAAAAAGTTTTGATGTTGAAAAAAACACAGAAAAACAAACTATTAATAATAATATAACACAAAATATAACAAATAATAATTATTATGTAATAAATAATTATGGTAATGAAAGATTAGATTATTTAAGTTATGATAAAATGTTATCTATGTTTAAAAAATTTTATACTTGCCCTAGTTTATTAACTAAAGAAATACATTTTAATGATCAATTTCCTGAAAATAATAATATACTATATCAAAATAAAACCTTTGCTAAAATAAAAGTAGATGATGAATTAGTTATTAAAGATTTAAATTTATTAGCAGAAGAATTAGTAAAAGAAAAAGCAAGTAAGGTTCATAAATTTGGCGAAGAAAATAAAAAAGAAATTTGTACAAATATGGAATTAGATAAATATAAAGAAATATTAGATTTATTATTTACTTATGCTATTTTACAACAACCAAAAGATAAATATAAATTAGAAATAAATAAAGTTAAAGACATGATATTAAATGAACCAACAAAATTAAGAAAATATGTAAAATCAATTGACTATTCTTAAAAAATTATATGTATAATTGGTTCAATAGTTCTTTATAATAACTTCTTTCGCTTTTGCTTCTGGATTTTTAGAATTAATAGACCTTTTACATAAAATTGATAATATATTATATTTTTCATTTGTAAAGTTTTCTCGTATTAAACTAACATCAGCATTACTTAGCATTATTTTTTTATTAGTATTTGTTAAATTATGTATTGATTTAAATAAATTATTATGTTTTTCTATGTTAAAACCATTTTCAGTGTATCCTACAAATGAAGTATTTGTTTCGGGTGCATATGGTGGGTCAAGATAAACAAAATCATTTGCTTGAACTATAGCAAGTGATTTATTAAAATCACAACATTCAAATACTACATTTTGAATTAAATTATGTATTTCTTCTAAATGTTCTTTATTTATAATTTCAGGATTATTATAATGTCCATATGGAACATTAAATCCTTTGGGACCAACTCTAAAAATACCTCTAAAACATGTTTTATTTAAAAATATAAACATTGCTGAACCTAAAATACTTTTTTTATCAGTTAATGATAACTTATTATATTCATTTCTAATCCAATAATAGTAATTTTCTTTCGCAATTTTTGCCTCTTCTATATTCATTGGATTTCTATTTATTTTTCCATTACCAGAATCATTAAAATCACTAATAAATTTTTGTATTTGATTATATAATTCATTGTGATATGATTGAATGTTTTTATACATATAAATTAATGGTTCATTTAAATCATATGCATATATATTTCCTTGCATTTTTATAATACCATTTTTTACATAAGATAATAGACTTAATAAAACACTGCCTCCTCCTAAAAATACTTCACGATAATTATTTATATGAATAGGGAAATCAATAATTAGTTTATCTATTATTTGAGTTTTTCCACCAACCCACTTTAAAATAGGTTTTGGAATATATATTTTATTTATAGAAACTTCTTTAACTAATTTATTATCATAAATAATATTACACGATAAAGTTTTTTTATCTTTAGTTTCAACAACACAAGGTGTTTTAATATGTGTCATATAGTACGATTTTTGTTTAAAATCTTTTCCACACTGTTCGCATATATATTTACCTATTTTTAGTTATATATAAACATATATCCATATTTTTAAATCAATTTATTTAAAAATAAATGATTTATTTTATAAATTAATAATAATAATGAATACAACATCATATATTTTTCCGAATAATAATATATTAGAAGCTGGTATAGATGAATCAAATAGAGGTGGATTGATAGGAAATGTTGTAACAGCGTGTGTAGTATTAAAAAAAGCAGAAACAGAAGAAGAATTTAATATTTATAATCAAATTAAAGATTCCAAAAAGTTAACAAAGAAAAAAAGAAAAGAATTAGCAGTATACATAAAAGAAAATGCAATAACATATGGTATAGCAGAAGCAACTGTTGAAGAAATAGATAATATAAACATACTTAATGCAACTTTAAAAGCAATGTATCGCGCAACAGATATTGCTTACAAAAAAGTTAAATTTGATAAAATACTAATAGACGGCCCATATTATAAACCATATATACCATCGGGTGAAGATAGTGAAGTATTACCATATGAATGTATTAATAAAGGGGATTCATTATATACATGTATTGCAGCAGCATCAATATTAGCAAAAGAACAACATACAGAAAATATGGTTAACTTAGTTGAAAATAACAAAGAATTAGAAAAATATGATTTATTAAATAACCAAGGATATGGAACCAAAAAACATCTAAACGCAATAAATGAGTACGGTATTAGTAAATGGCATAGAAAAACGTATAAATGTTGCCAAAATATATAAAAAAAATGATATAAAATTATATTTTATTATTTTAGATAATGAATAAATTAGCAATTAATACAGTTTTAAATAAAAATAGTTTAAATAAACTATATACAGTTATTAATACAAAAACCCCTATTAAAAATAAATTCTTTTGTGACTGTAATTACTATACCTGTACTTGTTTAACAGATAAAAATAAAAAAATGGATTTTGAAAAATATATTTTAGAAAAGGAATTTATTAATAAAAAATTTAGTAAAAATAAAAGTAATAAAACCTATAACTATTTACTAGATCAATGGAAATTTAGTTTTTAATAAGTGCAATTTCAATCGCAGCACTTATGTTATGTAAAGTTATTGCTTTTTCTAAAGAATTTATATTATTATTACACATTTTAATATATAAATCAATTTCATATTTATATACCCATTGTCTATAATTATTATTATTTAAGTTAATTGCATAACCATCTAAATCATATATTAAATATTGACTTTTTTCTAATATACTATTTTCATTAAAATTAATAATAGTATTTAGTATATCATCATATTCATCTACATAATACATATCATCTAAAATTTCATTAAGAAAACTAATTAAATCATTAAATTTTTTTATTTTGTATTCTATTTTATTTATGGAATATTTATTATAATAATTTTCTGGTGTTATTTCTAAATTTTTACTTAAAAATTTGTTAAACATTCTTGACATTTGTAGTTGTTCATGTGTTCCATGAAGAGGCATTGAATCAAAATTCTATTACTTTAGAGACCTTATTCAAACTATTACTTATGCGGATAACTAAAGAAAAAATCAAAAAATCAAATTTTTTATTTATATAAATAAAATAATACAAAAATATTATCGTTTATTAGAAGAAATGTATTTTAAGGATTATCCTGAATTTACTCCTAATATTACACCTAAAAAAATGTTTGAATTAGGAATAATGGGCGGTTCTTATTTTCGTGTAATAAAATCTCCAAAGACAGAAAAGATATATAAAAATCATCATAAACATTTCAAATTTTTAGAAAATATAGATAATAATAAACTAACGCAACAAGAATATGATAAGAATATAAATTTTTATAAGGTTGAAGTAGGAACATCGTATGAATATTGGATGTCAAAAAATTGGATTAAAGAAGACATAGATCCTTATGGATGGATAGAATGGTATTGTAACTTTTATAACGGAAGAAGAAGTGAAGACGATTTAAGACAAATAAATAGATGGAAAAAATCTGCCGGTCCAAAAGGCAGATTTCGTAATCAATTACAAAGAAAAATAAATGAAGTTGGTAAAAATGATGAAAATATTTATCCAAGATTAAGACAAACACTATTACATTGGGGATTAGATTCTAGAAAATTAAATGTACAATAAGTTTAAATAATATCCAATAAATATTCGTAAGCAAGCACTTTATTATTAATAATTAAATAACGAGTTTTATCAGGAATTATTGCATTATTTGTTTTCATCAAACCAAATAGCATTGTTATTTCTTCTATCCATAACTGTTTGCGTTCATATTCGGTATCATATGTATTTATATATAAATACATACCAGTATACTCTGTTTCAAACTCATTAAATAAATTATGTAGAAAAGTTGCATGCCATATTTTAAGTGCTTTATAAAATATATCAGATAAATCATTTTCGTTGCAATTATTTAATTTTTTCAATATATATACATCTTTTATTTCTTTTAACAAATACTTTGATTGTGGAAATGCTATATAACTATAACATTTGTTAAGTAAATCATCTGGAAGATTATCATAAATCATAGCGAAGAAGCTTATAATTTTTAATTGTATAATAAATCATTTTTTTTATAATTTAATATATTTTAAGTAAAAAATATAAAAATTGAAATTTATAATATAAATAAAAGTTATGGATAATTTAATTGAAAGTTTTAAAACAATTCAAATATCTAAACAATGTGTAATATGTCAATTAAATTATGATAATAATTCAAATTATTCAAATAGTGATATAATATGCATTAATTGTAGTAATAATTACAATAATTTTATGTTAGAAGATAATGAAGACTATATAGAAATAATTTAAAATTATAATCAATTTAAATAAAAAATGATTTATTATATTTAAGAAAATAATAAATTTTTTTAAATGAAAGAATTAAATAGTAATCAGTATTTAGAATTAAATTATTCAAATTTTACAAAAATTGTTTTTCCTCGTATGAAATTAATAGATAAAAATAATGATATAGGAATGATTAGTTGTGATATTATTCATACTTATAAAAAAAGAAAATCAAATGTAGAAAAATGTTTTTTCGTTGGTATTACAAATAAAAATTTAACAATTGAATTACATAAACAAAAAGTTAATTTATACCCACAGATGTTTAAATATTATTTTAATATTAATAAAATGAAATTATTATTAATTAATAAAAATGATAAAACAGAAAGCATTGAATTTAAGTTTGATACTAATTATTATACAACTTTTTTAGAAATTATATATACGATTAATACAATTACTAATTTATAAAGTAGATTTAAATAGGAATGGTGTTAAATTAGTAATTGCATTATTATTAACAAATTCGCTAAATGCATAATAAGTAATTGCTAACATTGCTAAACGTCCGTTATTTAATTCTTTTAACTCTAAATCACGTTTAATATATGGGTCTTTATTAACATATAATTTAAGTGGATCAAAACCTAAATCACCAGGTATATAATCTTCATTTTTTCTATTTAATGCCACTGATTCAACAGTGGCGGTAAATATAATAATTGCCATAAAAAATATAGGATTTATTTTTTCAAGTCCTCCATTAAGCAATGAAGGAACTTTGTTATTATCAGATAAAAGGTTGATATTATTCGATAATCTAGAAAGAAAAGGATGATATAATTCTGAAAGTGGCCAACCAACACTCGCCAACATTGCTAATCGACCGTGTTTAATTTCCGCTTCCCTATATTTTTTTAAAGTACTCATATCTGTTGCACAATTTAAAGGGTCAAAACCTTTATTTCCTACTAATATAGATGCTTTACCATCAGCAAGAATTGAATTTTTATTTAATAAACCAAATTTAATTGCATTTCTAACAAATAAATTTCCACCATTTTCAATGCCAAATTTTTTTATATTAACAAGTCTTTCAAATTCAGGATAATCAATTGTATTATCCCCATCAATATCCGCAATATTCATTAAATTATTATTACCAAAATAATTTAATAATTCTGTTTTATCAATTGAACCAGATTTATCTGTATCTATTAAATTAAAATCAGTTTCTTTCAACTTGGGGTTTTGCATCATTGTGATTTTATTATTAATATTATTTCTAGTTAAAACAGGTAAATTTGAAATACTAACGAAACAACTTACATAAGATAAATTTAACAAAATAAAAATTTTTTTCAACATACTTATATACATATAATTAATATAACTTTTAAATAATTTTAAAATAAGTATGCTCTTTGTTTAATAACAATAGCGAGTAATAATGAAAACATACCAAATGCAATATGTATATAATGTTTCGCACATTTACTTATTTTAAGATTATCAACAAGAGAGCAATGTTGTTTATGTGTTGCTAATGACCAAAATAAACCATTAACAACTAATAGTAAAACTAATATATTAAGAATTATATCCATTATCTATTATTAGTAAATATTTATTTAGTGATAAAACGATTTTTATATATATAATAAGTTTTAGGACCCTCATACGCAATAGAATATTTATAAGATTTTTTATCTGTTTTTTTTCTAGGAAGACTAATTTTGGAATTAAAAATACTTTTAAGTTTATAAATATTTGAGCTAATTTTTGAATACATATTTAATATATAATTATATAATTATTTCATTTTTTATATAAAAATTGATTTTTAATAAAAAAAATATTATTCTTAAATGCAGAATTGTATTACAAATGAAATTATTGATATTGAAAATATTCAAAAAAATACACATAAACAAAGTACTTTTTCAAAACAACAATGGAAAAAATTAGAAGATGAATTTATAAATTCTTATAAAGAATTTAATACACAAGCTGATATTGTTAAATTTAAAAAAAAATTACAACAAAAATATAAACTTTCTATTTCAAAATGCGATTTAATTAAATTATATAATAATTTAAATATAGACGATTTAAGTGTTAAGAATTTAATAATAAAAAAAAAACAAAAATCAGATTCTGGAGTTTTAGTAATAACTGTACTAACATCAGCACATCCAGAATATATAGATAAGGATGGAAATTATCAAATTGGTAAATTTTCATGTAAACATGATTGTGCTTATTGTCCAAATGAAAAAGCACATGAAGGTAATAATTGGGTTGACCAACCAAGAAGTTATTTATTTTCAGAACCTGCAGTACTTCGTGCAAATGAAAATAACTTTGACGCGATTAAACAAATTAATGCACGTCTTTCTACACTGGTTGAAATGGGACACAGTGCAGATAAATTAGAAATAATTGTATTAGGTGGGACATGGTCGGAATATCCAGAAGAATATCAAGAAAAATTTATAACCGAAATATATTACGCAGCAAATGTATTTTTAAATATTCATAAAAGAGAAATGTTATCTCTAGAAGAAGAAATTTACATAAATGAGAATGAAAGTAATATACATATTATTGGATTAACTTTAGAAACTAGACCAGATACTATAACATTAGAAGAAATTAAAAAATTTAGGAAATACAATTGTACAAGAATTCAATTAGGTGTACAGCATACACATAATGATGTATTAAAAAAAATAAATAGAGGTCATAATATAGAATGTGTCTATGACGCTATTAAATTATTAAAAGAAAATTGTTATAAAGTTGATATACATTTAATGCCAAACTTACCAGGGTCATCTTATATTAAAGATAAAGAAATGTTAGAAGCATCACTATATGATGAAAGATTACAGGTAGACCAATATAAAATATATCCAACAGCAATTGTACCATGGACAAAAATAAAAAAATGGTACGAGGATGGTTCTTATGTACCATATAGTGATTTAGAATTATATGAATTAATTAAAGATTTTAAACAAAAAGTACAAAAATGGAAAAGACTTAATCGTATTATACGCGATATACCAAGTAGTTATATATCAGGTGGATATGATAAAAAATATGTGAATATGCGACAATTATTACAAAATGATATGAAAAAAAATAATTGGAAATGTAATTGCATCCGTTGCAGAGAAATAGGTTCTAATAAAGTAGACGTAAATGATATAGAATTAAAAATTATAAAATATGATGCTTCATATGGAATGGAATACTTTATTTCATATGAAACAAGTAAATATTTAATAGGATTTTTAAGATTAAGAATTAATGGAAAAAATGCAAATACATTAGATATTTTAAAAGATTGTGCATTAATAAGAGAATTACACGTATATTCAAATTTAAATAGTGTAGGTTATAATATAGATCAATCAATGCAACATAAAGGTTTTGGAAAAAAATTAATAAAAGAAGCAGAAGAAATAGCAATAAATAATAAAGTATATAAAATGGCAATTATTAGCGGTACAGGTGTTAGAAATTATTATAAAAAACAAGGATATGAATTAAAAGATACATATATGATTAAATATTTAAATAAAAATAATCATTGTGTTATTAATTAAATATTAATTCAATATATGTTATATCATTAGATAACATAATTCTATATATTTTACATTTATATTCATCAAAATTATTAATATAATTTAAATTAATCATTTTATTATTATTATTATAATGTTTGAATTTATAATAATTTTTATTTGCTTCTAATAATATTGTAAAATATGTTGGATTTATTAATAAATCACTAATATATTCTGAATTATGTTCATACATATATCCTGGATAAATTATAAAAACTTTTCCTTTTACAGCAACTTCATATAAATAAGAATTTAAACAATAATTAATATGATCATATTTAATTATATAAGAATTATCAGAATATTTTTCTATTTTTAAAGGATTTAGGATTTTTCTTATATGATTAATTTTATTAGTTAATTTTTTTATTTCTAAATCAATATCTTTTATTCTTTTATCAATTAAAATATCAAATATATCATCTATTAATATAGACATATAGAATTAATATTATAATTAATATATTTTTATATAAATAATTTAATATTTATTTTATATAAGGTAATGAATAAATTTAAAAATACATTATTAATAATTGTATTTAATGATTCTAAATGTTGCTATAATAAAGATTTTTTTACAAAATTATATAGTAGTCATTTTAATAATATAATATATTACAGTCATAATAATACAAATAATTATTGTGAAAATATTAATTATTTACAAATAGAAAAAGGAGCATTTGTTTATAATATTTTTAATCATTTGTATAATAATTATAAAGATTTAATTGATAACTGTGATGGCATTTTTTATACTATGGACGATAATATAATTAACATAAATCTATTAAATTTATATTCAACTGATAAAATAATATATTTTTATAACGATTTAGATATTCCAAAAAAATATAATTGGATACAAAAATATGAAAAAGATAAATTAGAAAGATTAAAAAAAAATAATAATTTTAAAAAATACAATATAACTAAATTTACAAATGATTTTGCAGATTTTTTTTATCTTCCACGAAAATATTTAACGCCATCATTATTTGATTTATTTGATATATTTTCTAGATATAATATATTTTTAGAATTGGTTATACCAAGTGTTATTAATAATATAGAAAAAGATAAAAATAATTACCATACTTTTAAAAGTGATATTATATCAAAATTTAATAATATAAATGTAACTGAAAAATATATTAATAAAAGTTTTAAAATAGAACATAATTTAATTTTACATCCTATAAAAATATTTAGAGAACCTGAATTTATAAATACTTTAAGCAACTGTTTTTTAAAAAAGAAATGTATAATAATTATAACAAATAATGCACCTACAGATGAAATTCTAAAACATATAAATAATGTGAATTATAATACAATTATAGTCGCTGATATAAATACGCCATATAATGAATATGTTGATTTAAATTGTATATTTTTAAGTTTAGAATTTCAAAATACATATTTTAAAAAATTAAGCGAAGCAATTCCATTTAATAATTATTCAAGAAAAATAATAGGATATTTATACGCAATAATTAATAATTATGAAATAATATATGAAACCGATGATAATATAGAACATATTGATAATTTTGATAATATTTTAGTAAATAATTCTTCAAAAATTTTAGAATCTAGTTGCAAATATATAAATATGACAAACTATTTTTATAACAATAAATTGTGGGAAAGAGGTTTTCCAATTAAATATTTAGCTAATAATAATTATAATGTAAAAGATACTAATAAAACACCATCAATTATAAGTGGATTAGTAAAAGATAATGAATTATTAAATATAGTTACGTGTGATAATTATACTGTAAAAAATAGTAATGTATTTATAAATAATAATAATATAGCAGTTTTTAATTCCAAAAATACATTTTGGTTAAATAAAGATTTATATTGCTCTCTTATATTACCTTCATCATTATCTAAAGATATTAGTGATATATTTAGAAGTTTAATTGTAAATGTAATATTGCAAAAAACTAATAATAATTTATTAATAAATACAGATACAGCAAATATTATAAGTAATATAAATAAAGATTTAAATATAGAATATGCAAAAAATATTAATATAATTAATAGTATTTACGATATTGTATCAGTAAATACAAAAATGAAATATTTATATTTATTAACATCTAAAAATAAATTAACGGATAATTATATTTATTTTAAAAATAAAAATTATATATTATTGAGTTATGAGAATAATAGTGAAGATACAACTATATATTATAAAAATAATAAATGGGAATATAATAGAAATAAATTATTAGAATATGTAAATAAATTAAATGAAACATACGATTATTATATATTTATAGACTGTGATAATATAGTAATTGAAAATATTGAAGAATTTTGTGCGAATTATGAAAATTTATTAGAATTATATAAACCTTTAATAGCAGTACCTTATATTAATAATTATAAGTATTATACTAAATCAGATTTTGATGCAGGAAAAATTTTATATTTTGATAAAAATATTAATGCTTTTTCAAATAAAATAATTAAAAATAAAACGATATTACCATATGCCACAAAATATTCAAATATTGATAGTAATATATCACATTATATATTTATTAATCTATGTTTAAAATATAATTATGAAGTATTATTATTTAATAATTTAGTTGTAAATCAAAATACAAAACCAAATAAATATATATATGAAAATATTGATAAATATTTACACAAATCAAAAACACCAGAATGGAATAAAATACAAATAAAAAAAGATATAGACATAAATTATATTAAATCAATAATAAAGGAAATATATTTTAAATTATTAGATAATAAAATAATACAGAAAAATGATATAGAAATACTAAATATATGGTTATCATATTTTTAATAATAATAAACATCAATATACTTACTCCATTTAACTCTTTTAATATTTTTTTTTGGATATATATAATTAACTATTTCAGGGGTATTATTAATTTTTTTACTTTTATAAATTTTTTTTTCTTCAATCATATTATTAATATATGTTTCGAAAATATTATTGTTATCCATTAATTAATATATAAATATAAAATCAATTTTTATATTTATGAGAAAAATATTATTATTATTACTCTATTTAGAACTATCAAATTGTTTTGCACCTTTTATGTGTTTAAATAGTAATTTACCAAAAAATATTAATTTTAAAACAAATATTAATAGTTATTTAACATTATCAAGAGCGAAAAATATACCTTTTGAATTTATGTTACCAATAACTGGTAGTTATATAGCAACACATAATGTAAATGTTTTTTATAATCCTGAAATATTATTATTGGGATTATTATCAGTATTGATAGGAAGCAATAGCATGATAATAAATGACTATTTTGATTATATTCGTGGTGTAGATAAGTATAAGGACTGGAAAGTATTAAATAAAGGATTACTAAAAAGTGAAGAAGTATTAAGAGTGTCTTATTTATTAAATGTAATTAATATAATATTAATATCTTTAATAAATAATACAAATGCTAGAATAATATTATCTAGTTCAATATTGTTTTCATATATATATACGCCTTTAATAAAACCAATATTATTATTAAAAAATATTGGTGTTGCATTAACAATTACACAAACAATTATAATAGGGGGAATAATTGTAGATAAAAGTATTATAAATATACTAAAACCAGTTATATATATATTTAATATCATAATGTGGCAAGAAATTATATTAGATATACTAGATAAGAAAAGTGATAAAGAGGAAAATATTAAAACTATACCGGTCGTATATGGAACAAACATAAGTAAAAAAATAGCATTTATATTTTTATTAATAGCAACATTAGTACCATACGGAATATCTAGTCCAATATTTATATTACTTCAATCACCCTTATTATATTCAAATTTACGTTCTATAATATTTAAAAATAAAATAAATAAAAAAATAATAAATGTTGGAAGCATAGTAGTATTATTATCAGGAATTAATATGTGTATTTTATAAATAATCAGATGAAAAACTTAAATCAGCTTTAGGAACTTCTACAACGTTATAAGGTTCTTTATTTAATAATGGGGAATTAAATGTTAATGTATTTGGTATAGAATATATATCATCTAATTTATCATTAACAATAATATCTCTTGTTAAAGGAATTTTTAAATCATTATTGCTGTTTGTTGGTGTCATATAAAATTCTGAAGAATGTCTATCTTTTTGTCTACCAAATAATTTCCAACTATTATTTCCATTATCAACGTCAGTTGCATTATTAGTAACATATCCAACAAGTCTAAATGTATCATCTATATTATTTGTTTTAACATACATATTACGATTAATTATATTATTTGCCAATTGTGTATGCGTATTTGTATCAGAACGATTTAGTGGTGGGTATAAATCGTCATCTAGAACTTTATGGTCTCTTTTAATAGTGTCAGTTTTGTCATATATAGGTTGTGGTTCAGGAATAATTTGAGTAGTATTTGATAATAAATTATTATATTGATCAATAGTTAAACAAATTCTATTATTTCTGCTATTACTATTTGTAAAAAAATATAATAAAGTTACCAAAAGAATAAAAACTATTAAAAAACAAATAAAAAATGTAATATATGTTTTAGTTTTTTTTAACATTTCTATATAAACTATTAGAATATATTATTTATAAAATATAATAAACCAATTTTGCATTTCCCAATATATAATATATTTATGATTTACTTTATTTACCAGATTTATAATCGAATCATAATCATGAATATAGTAAAATCTTTTTACAGTATTATTTTTATCTAATTTCCAATAAACAATATTAGGACCTACTTTAAAATCTCTATAATCAACAGCATTTTTACTATATTCACTGTTATTAAAATTTTTTTCTTTTGACCAAAAAGATACTAATAAAGTGCCACCATCTTTTAAACAGTCCAATAAATTATTTATAGATAATATTTGTTCTTCTACGCTCTTAAGATGATGTAATATAGCAATTGCAATAATTTTGTCATATTTTTGTTTTAGTTTTAAATCGAGAACATCGTGATAAAATACATTTAATTTTTTTTGTCTACAAATATCTAACAAATTATCTGATATATCAAATCCTTCTGAAACATATCCTATTTTATTTGCGTAAATCATATTTTTACCATTACCGCAACCACAATCTAACAATTCCTCATTATTATTTTTAGTATTTAAAAATTGTTTAACATTATTCCAAATTCTAACTCTTGAATTATCAAAAGAATTAGAAATTAAATTATATTGATTAGCGACATTAATATTATGTTCGTTCATAATAAAAATAATATAAATATAAAATATCAATTTTTTAAATTAAAAGTCGTGATAATATTCATTATAATATGAAATTGTTTTTCTATTATTATTTAGTTTTGGTTTATTAAAATCATAAATATATTCAATTTTAGAATGTGTATAACTCAGAGGAAATAAATAATTTTCGTTATATTTATCATCCGAATGATAGGAATATGATTTATCTGTTCTATATAATAATTTTTTCATATAACCATCTGATTTTGATTTATGTATATATTTATTATTATTTTTATAAATATGTATTGAATTAATAATTTCAATAATATTTAGAAATAAAACTGAATATAATTTTAAATAATACATTTATTTAATTATTAAAAATAATAATCATTTTTTTATAAAAAAATAATAGGAAAATATAATTTCCATAAAGTATAATTAATTAAAATTATTTTTTATAAATTTAATATCTTCATTTAGCAAATTAGTAGAAGGTTTTTCTAATATAATTATACTATCAGATTTTAAATTATTTAAAAATAATTCTAAACATTTTGTATTTATTTTTCCACTAAAAATAAATTCATGTCGATCAATCAATGATCCCTTTTCAACTTTGCTATTATTAAAATGAATAACACCAATATCATTATAGATATCATTAAACGTATTATAGTATTGTATTAAATCATTACCTGATGACCAAATATGTGCAGTATCTAAACAGATACCTAAATATTTTTTATCAGTTTTATTAAATCTATTATAAAATTTAATAAATGTTTCAGCAGTAGTCAATAATTCTGTACCAACACCTGCTGGAGTTTCAATAAATAATTTAGAATTATATTTATTACTTTGTAAATAAGAAATTATATATTTTATTGCTTCGAACATAATTTCTAATCCTTTTTCAGGTGTATTTATTGTATGTTTTCCAACATGAATAACTACACCAACACCTTTTAATAATTCACAGGCTTCTAATTCTTTAAGTAATAATTTAATCCACCATCTATCTTTTATTTCAACATATCTTTTATTTATATTATCAGAAGCCAAGTTTATAACATACGAACCATGAACAACTATTTTAATATTATTTGCATCACAATATTTTATAATTTCTTTTGACTCTGATTTTATTTTTTCTATATCAGGTATTGTACTATTCATTGGCGAAGATGCAAAAAATTGTATAGCATTTCCTTCATTGCTATGCAAATGTTTAATTGTATCAATTAATGTCCCTTTTTTACTAATATGTGCCCCTATATATTTCATATTATTATATTATTTATATAATTTTAATATATCATTTTTTTTTATCAAAAATACAACTAGAGTTATTATAATCACCTGGCATATAACTATGTAAATTATTTTCACTATCTATAAAACATTCTCTTTGTAATCTTTTAGAATATTTAAATACACTTCTAGTTATTTTATCAGGTTCTAATAAATTAACAATAAGTGTTTGCAATGGTGCATCGCCATATCTACAATAAAAAATATTACCATTTTTATTTATTTCAGTTATTACATCTTTTACATCTTGTCTTTTCCAGAAATTAATATCAGTTATAAAAAAATTATTATAAAACATTATTGGCATATCTAAATCAATATCATCATCTATATCAATATTATCCAATTCTTTAATAAACTTTTTAACATTAGTATATACTTTACTATTTTTTTGTATTTTTGTTTTTATAAATAAATTATCTAATTTATCCGAACTATTTGGAAATATTTTATTAAATAATTCTTTCATTCTAAAATTACATAAACCACAATCTATATGAACAATATTTGATAAATACACTTTATCATTATTTTTTAATAATTCAAATAAATCTATATTAATAGGTTCTTCAATTATACTATCATCATCTAGTCTCATTATATAATCGTAATCTTTTGTATATTTTGTAAAATGATTTATCCAAAAATTACACATTAATCTATATTTAATATTTCTCCAATATGGAACAATTTGCAAATTAACAAGTTTATTTAATTTATTTTCATCAATATAATCAGGGACTTTAAAATCTGTTTTATCAATTTCTGTAAATGATATTAAATTTCTATAATTATTTCTAATACTTGATAAAATTTCTTGTTTATCTTTATTATAATAATCCCCTTCGTGTAAAATTATTATAGGATATTTAAATTTACTATTAAAATTTTGAAATAAAAAATATAAACAATTTTTTAAATAAATTTTACGTTCTATTGTATTTTGTGTTAATATAACTATGGCACCATTAATAGTCATTATTGTTTTTATAAATATAATTTATAAATATTTCTTATATATATTCTAATTGTTTATTAATATTTTTTAATAATTTATCTTTTTCTTCTATCTGCTCGTTTAAATAATTAATTCTATCTTGTAATGTATTAATTTTTGATATTTTATCATTTTCACAAAGTGATAAGGAATTTACTAATGATTCTCTATTATTTAATAAATTTATATAATAATTATTATATTTAATAAATAAATCTATTTCAATATCAGATAAATTTTTATTATAATATACAAAAGTAAATAATTCCATATTTATTAAACCATATTTATTAATAACTAATGGATTTGAACCAACTTTTAGTAATGTGTTACCAAAAATAAATTCCTTAAATAAATAATCTAATACAACTTTAATTTTGTTGCCATCATAAATAATACCAAATAATACATTTTTATTTAATAGTATTCTTTTATCTAAATCGTTCCATTCATATTTTTTATCACCAAATCTAATAATTATATTAAATTTACATTTACTTATATTTTTAAATTGCAATGATATAACACCCCAACTATAAATATTGTCACCATCACTATCTTTATTATTATTAATATTTGTTTGCAGTGCCAATTCTATAAAATTATAATTAACATCATCATCTAATTTATTTATTTTAATTATAGATAATATACTCATATTATTTAATATATAATTCGTATTTTTTACCAATTTAATACCTGGTGGTCCCGAAAGTTGAACATTGAATAAATCAGCACTATTAATAGTATCTGTATATTCTATTAAATTAACAGGATTACTAATGTTAAACCACTCGTTATTATTTTCATTATCGCTATTATATATATGATTATTAATTAATTCATTATACCATTTAAACTTTGTATTATGTATCTTTTTATTTTTTACATTATAAGTATTAATTAATATTGATATATCATCTTTAAACGGAATAATTGTATAATCATTTATTTTTTGTTTTATGTTAGTTTCTCTATAATTTGAATAACATAATTCTGGTTTTTCACCTATTTTATTTTCAACAGTATTACTTATTTCATCTGTTTCTTGCATAGATGAATCGTTATCTATTGTATCTTTATTTTCTTCTAACGGCATTTCTGCATTATCTATTTCTATATTATCATCTATTTCTGTATCATTAACAAAATATTCTTTTATCTTTGATTGATTTTTAAAAAAATTATTAATAATAATTGCATAAAATGTTAAAAATAATCCAATTAAAAAACTTATTAACCATATTATTTTTGATTGCATTATATTTTTATCTACTAATTAATAATAATTTAAAAAAATATATAAAGAATTAAGTATTAAAATTTATAATGAAAGATACAATTGTAATAAGTGAGAAAGATAATGATGAAAACAGTAGTACATATTCAGAAGACGAAATAAATTTAACTAATAGTATTACATCAATTTTAACAGATATAAAAAAATTATCAGGTAATAAAAAACAAAATAATGATGATGAAACAAATAGTGATGATGAAATAAATGAAAATGATGATAGTGATGATGATTTAAGTGCAAATAATGAAAGTGATGAAGATGAAGACGAAGATGAAGACGAAGATGAAGATGAAGATGAAGATGAAGATGAAGATGAAGATGAAGATGAAGACGAAGATGAAGATGAGATATTTGATAGCATTGGTGTAACAAACGAAGGTCTTGCTGCTATGTTTCAAGGAGTATTTATAGATAGCAATGGTATAACTATAGCAGATTCACTATCATTAATTGCGAAAGAATTACATAAATTGAATCATAATTTAAAAAAAAAATCAAGTAAATAAGTGTTAATATATGAAAAATAATTAAATATTCTTAATGTAATAATATGAATAATATTAAGGAATGCAAAATATGTTTAAATAGTATTAATTCGGAAGCCTTGCATTGTTATCAATGCAATGAAACACTATGTATAAACTGTTGTAGTAATTTAGAAACATTTGAATTATTATTATTTAATAATATTAAAGCGGTATCTGCTAAATATAAGTGCCCTTTTTGTAGATATATAAATAATAAAGATTTAAATTTATTAAATAAAAAAGATTTAATCCAGTTAATATATAATGAAAAAGTAAAAACAGAAAAAATAGAATTAATAAATAATAATAATTACTTATATATAAATGAATTAATAAATGAATTAAATAAATATATTAATATATGTAATTTATTAATAAATAAATATAAAAATATAAACTTTAACTTAAATAGATATATTAGTAATTAGAAAATATATATATGTCTTATTATACGACTATATGTTATTTTGGTTCAAAAATAAATAAAAATAATATCATAAAAACTGTAACTAAAAAAGAATGGAATTATTTTGTAAATTTATATATTAAAGATAAATTTAATTCATTTACAACATGTTCTAAAAATATCGGTTATTGGAATGGAAATAAAGAATTAACCCATACATTAACTTTAATACATCAAAAAGATAATAATATAATGAATGAGATAATAAATATTGCTAAAAAATATAGTCATTTATATGAACAAGATGAAATTCTTATAAATACTGTTAAAAATACAAGTACAGTTTATATTAAATTTAATTAATATATGTATCCCATTTTTTTTTATCTAATTTAATATTTTTATTACTGGATTTTAAATATAGTCCAAATTTACCTAAATGTAAATAAGTATCATTGTCTATTTTTTTTGGCAATGAAGATAAAAATTCTATTTCATTATTATTTAAATTTTCAACAGATTTATTTTTCCATTTTAAATACGGTTCAATATTTAAATATCTATTATCTTTTTTATGATAATAACAATAACCATATTTAGTTTTTATTATTCCTGTATTATATTCTTTTTTTGTATTATTAATTGCTCCATATTTATCGATAATTGGTGTTATTTTTTCATAAAATTCCTGTAATACATTTTCTTTAAATAAACTACCTATTGCTATTTTATCTAATGCATTTTCCATTTCTGTTGTAAATGTTACATTTAAAAGAAATGGAATAATATTTAATAAATATTCAACAGTATTTATTCCAAGTTGTGATGGAACTAATAAATCTTTACTATTACCACCAGTTTTAACAGTTTTTTCTTTTTTTTTAATATCTTTTTTATGTTTTTTTATTAAATCATAGGTTGTAACAGTAATTGATGGATTTTTTCCTTTTATAACATATTTTTTATTTAATAATTTATCAATTATACCCGAATATGTAGATGGTCTTCCAATACCTTTTTTTTCCAATTGTTTAATTAATGTAACCTCGCTATAAAGAGATGCTGGTTCTGATAAATCACAATTTAGAGATATAGTATCTATTGTAACATTATCATCTTGTTTTAAACTATTTAAATAAGATTTATAATCCTCTAATTCTTTATTATATACAATTAGAAATCCTTTTTCTATTAAAAATTCTTTATTTGATATAAAAATATATTTATCACATTTATCATTATTTATACAATTTATATTCATATTAATAGTTTTATAAACAGCATTTGTCATTTGTGAAGCAATTGTTCGTTTCCATATCATATTATATAATTTATCATGGTAAGAATTTAATTCTTCTGTTAATGTTAAATTAATAATATCTGGATTTACAATTCGAATTGCTTCATGTGCTTCTTGAGAATTTACTATTTTATTTTTAAAATTTCTAATTTTTGAATAATTATCACCATATTTATCTTGTATATATTTTTGTAATTTAAATTTAAAATCATTTGATAAATTAACTGAATCTGTTCTCATATAAGTAATATAACCATTCTCGTATAATTTTTGAGCAATTTCCATTGTTTTATTTGCATTATAGTGAAATAAATTATAAGCATCTTGTTGTAAAGTTGTTGTTGTATAAGGTGCTTTAGGAGTTTCTATTTTATCAGATAATTCTATTTTTAAATTAAATTTATTATTAATATTATCTAAATTATTTAATATTTGTTCTAATTGTGTTTCATCTGTAATTTTATCAGAAGTTGCATCAATTACTATATTGTTTTGTTTAAATTTACCAACCAATTTCCAATATTTTTCACTACTAAAATTTTGAATATTATTAAGTTTTTCTATGCATAATTGTAAAGCAACACTTTGAACTCTACCAACACTTAAAAATTTATCATTAAATTTATTCCATAAAATTGGAGATAATTTATACCCAACTATTCTATCCAAAAATCTTCTGGTTTCTTGTGCGTTAACAATATTCAAATCAATATTTAGAGGATTATCAATAGCGTTTTTAATTGCTTTTTTGGTAATTTCATTAAATTTTATTCTATAACATTTTTTATTTTTAATTAAATCTTTAATGTGATTATAAATATGATATGCAATTGCTTCACCTTCCGTATCAGGATCAGAAGCAATATATATATTATCACTTTTATTAACTTGTGTACGAATATTATCAATAATTTTTTTATTTGTAACTACATAATTACCAGTCCAATTTGTAATATTGATACCTAGATTTTCTTTTGGTAAATTACAAAAATGTCCTTGTGAAAAAGTAACAATATACTTATTTGTTCCGTCATTTAAGTATTTATTTATTGTTTTTGTTTTTGTATAACTTTCAACAATAATTAAATTTATACCCATATAATTTTAATAATAGATAATTAATCAATTTTTATTTACCGATATTTTATAAATTAAATAAAAAAAAAATATATTTTTATGCACCGTTATTTATAATTTTAAAGTCTGAATAATTATACATAGTATTCTCAGCGGTTGCAACAGGTAATATATGATATTTATCATCATAGAATTCGGGTACGTGATTAATATTTCTATTTATAAGAGTTTTAAGATTACATTTATTTGGTAATTCAACAGAAATATTAGAAATAAGTTCTTCATTTTTATAAATCATAAATTTAATTGAAGGATTAATCTGTATCATACCTTTATCTAAAGAATAATAACTATTTGGATATTCAAATGTAATATCAAATATATTATTTTCAACTTTATGATAATTAGGTGTATTTTCAAATGCTATATCATAATTAGGAAAAGGTAAATTAGTTCCACTATAATTACCTAATTTATCCGCTGGATTTGCAGCAACAATTTCAACAACATAATTTTGTTTAGAATTACCTGTTATTTTTACCTTATTATCTATAACTTTAATAATAGCAGATACATATTCATTATTAAAATTCATTTTATCTTATCTATATAAAATATTTATAAAAAAAACATAAATTTAATTTTCAAATAAAAGAGATGTATCACCAACTCTACCATCGCCTAGACCATTTATATCAAATAGAGTTTTATTACAAGATACTGAATTACAAGATACTACATATTTTTCAGGTAAAAGCGTACCCATATCAACAGGTTTTTTACATTTAGTATGGGGTATTAAATTATCTATACTTTTTTGTGATTGATTTTTCATAATATCAGAAGCATTTTTTTGTAAATACATTCTGGTTTCATAACTACTTTTTACTAAATTAGCATCACTAATATTTTGAACTAAATCATAATTTACCATGCATTTAGGGCGATAATCCGTCATTGAGCGACCATCAGACATTCTTAAAGGACACATATATTCATCTGATTTATTATTCATAATATAATATTATTCTCTCTATTCATAATTAAGAATTTTTTTTATTTATATTCTTCTTTTAATATTCTTTCAATTAATACTTGTTTAGTTCCTTCATCAGAACCATTACTATTAATACATATTTCTCTAAGTTTATCAACAGATAACTTATTTAATTTACTTCTACTATATGTACCAACTCTTATTTCACTTACTGTACTGGAACTATCATCATTTTTTTCACTTTTAATATCCGATAAATCAATTATATCTTTAATATCTGAATCATTATTGGGTTTAATTATTTCATCTACAATATCTGTTATATCATTGGATAAATCTACAACAATCGGTTCATTATTATCTAATTCTGGTTCTTTTACATAAGTATCCGGAGTATTAACATTATCTACTTCTATTTCAATACTTTCATCTAAATCATTAACATTAAATATTTCATTCATTACAACATTACTATCTTCTGGTATTTTTTTGCTAATGAAATCTTCTTTTAATACTTTATTTTCTTTTTTAAGTAATGCACATTTCTTATCTAATATATCATTTGAATTAGTTAAATTTATAATTTTTCTCCAGAAATATAGAACAATCAAAATACTAATAAAACCAAAAATTAAAAATAAATAATAATATAAATTATTCATTTTAAAATCAAACATTAAATTTATCTAACATATTATTGCATATTATTTTTTTTATATTTTTCGCACTATTTATTACTGATAATGGAAATTTTTTATCAGATAATAATTCTATAGCGATACATTGACAAGAACTTCCCTTTTTAATTTTATAAGGAAAAATAAAATTGTTATTATTTTCTATTGCTTCGACGGACAAATTGATAAACTTATCAGGATATTTTTTTTCTAAATTTGTTAATTTATAGAAATGCGTCGTTATAATTATATTAATATTTTGTTTCAATCCTATATTTTCAGCAACTGCATATGCTGTCGCCATACCTTCAGTTGGAGGGGTAGAATGCATTGGTTCATCCATTAAAAATAATCCTTTTTTATTCAATTTTATCATTTCATTTGATTTATTAATCATTTCTAAACATAATTCAGCTTCTGCTTCAAAATAAGATTTTTTACCTAATTCATCTGTTATTCTCATAAAAGAATAAATACAATCATATAATTGCATACTTGATTTATTACCGTATATTATACCGAAAGTTTGAGATAATATAATATTTGATAATATAGATTTTACATATGTTGTTTTACCAGCTGCATTTGGCCCCGTTATTATAATATTTTTATTTAAATCAACCGGATTTGAAACCTGAGTTGTACTTAATACGGGATTTTTCATACCCCATATTTTAGTTGAATTATAATTATCATAATAACAATTATTATAATTACTAACTACTTTAATCTTACTAATTGAATTTATAATATCATAAGTATATATTGTTAATAATAATTTACTTATAGTTTCTTTAATACTATCATTTTTCCATAATTTATAAATATCAGTCATTGTATTTTTTAATTTTAATTCATACGGATAATAGTATTTATTTATAAATGGTTTTAGCATAATTTCTTGTGATTTTTCTTTATTAAAATTATCGATAATTTCATTTGCTTCATTTATAAATTTTATTAATCCATCCATTTTTTTATGTAAATTTTTTTTTGTATTATATAATATGTAGGAAAACTCAAATGTTTGATATATATTATACATATATATAAAAACATAAATACAAAAAAATATAAATTTTAATATATTTTGTTTGAAATTGCCCGTTGATTTAAAAAATAAAATTAAAAAATTTTTTATAAGTGTTAAATAGTTACTAATTGTTAAATTTGTATTCATATATTTTTTTAAATAAAAAAATGGTGCCAATAAACTTGTTATTGGATATATAAGAGATGATAAAGGTATAAAACCTATTTTATAAAAATGATAACTATCTAATATTGGTTCTATTAAATTAATATATTTATATATAAATGAAGATGGAAACAGTGCGTGTATTGCGTTATCTTCTAAAATTTCATCATTTAATTTAAATGTCCATAAAATATCATTTTCATATTCTTTTAATATTTTAAAACAAACATCGTCGTAATTATTAATATATGCGGATTGTCTTTTAAGTAATAACTCTTTATTGTTAATAGGATTATTTAATATTTTCAAAATTAATTTTTTACTACCACAAAGTTCGGGTAAATTCTTTCCCCAATTTTCTATATCAGTATCTTTGTAAACATTATTTGTTATTTCGATATTATTAACTGTATTATTATTTTCCGATGTAATTAAATTATCAAGTATGTGATTTTTATTTGTTGTATTAAAATCTAATAATTCATTTAGATTTTTTATTTCATTGTTGTTCATTTTAATTTACTATAATCTAAAAAATATACATAAATTGTCGCATTACTTATATAAAAAAATGATATAATTATTAAATAACTATAAATAATATGTTTGAGTATATATCATTACATTATAATAATAATATTTATATAATTATGAAAGAACCATATGAAACAATAGAAAATACATATAAAAGAGCTTGGTTTATTGTAAAAAATTATGATAAATTTCAAGATTATAATAAACTATATTCATTTTCAATATTATATGAAAATACTAAAAGTCACAATATGAATTACAGCATTGAAATACCAGATTTTTTAAAATGAAATGCTAAAAATACTGCCAATATTGTTGTTATAAAGTTTATTAATATAAAAATTATAATAAATGGTATTATATAATATAATAAATATACTAATATTGGTTTAATTATTTCTGTTTTTATATTTGGTTTTGATATTTCTTCTTTAATATAGTCTGTAATAAATTTTACAAAATCGGGTTTTTCATTTTCTTGCGTCATTTCTTTTTTAAGCTATATCTTATTATTAAATAGCATAATATATTATTTTTTATATGAACGTTAAATTTAAAAGCCCCTATTTTAAAAAAAAATCTTATATATCGGAACCAATAAATAATATAAGTATAGATTTATATGATATTAAAATTCATAATATTATCAATTTATCCAATAAAACAAATGCATTGAAATTAAAACTATATATTAATCCCGATAATAAAACTTTTTTTAATGATATTGATAAATGCTCATTAGATACTATATTAAAATATAATAAAAAATGGTTTTCTAATGATTTAACTGACGAAGAATTAAAAAATATTTTTTATAATTCTGTATGTGAACAAACAAATATATTGGAATCTATAGTATCAAATAACACAAAAATATATTATAATGATAAGAATTTAGATATTAATAATGAAATATTTGATATTTTTAAAAATAGCGATAAATATATATTTAATTTTAAAATTAAATTATTAGGTTTATTTATTTTTAAAGATAAAATTGTTAATAAATGGTTAATAAATGAAATAAAAATAACAAATTATAAAGATGATGATGATATAGAAATAAATAATTTAGATATAACTAAAGAATGGGAAAATACATTAAATGATACAATAAATAGTTTAGACGAGTATTTAATTATTTATAAAAATAAAATAGATAAAATAAATTCATTTAAAATTATAAATACTGAATTAATTAATGAAATTAAAAATATGGATATATCAGATAAAAATTGGAATAATAAAATATTTATTTTAAAAAATAATATCAAGAATATTTTATCTATTAATGATAATAGATAGTATAAAAAAAATATAGGAAGATGGCTTCAAATAAAAATACAGTTGTTATATCATTTTCAATTGCTTTATTCTTATTATTAATAATGTTGTTACTAATTACATATAATTCTAAATCTCAAGTTGATAATGTGGAAAACTTTTTAGGAGAACCTACTCCCGCTTCTTCTGTTGGTTTAAAGGCTCAAAATAACCCTGAATTTTCGGTAGACAAATCAATAGGATTAAAATCAGAATTTTATAACGATGAAATTTATGGTTCAGACCCATTGGGTGATTCTTATAATCAACCTGTTTCTGAATCATCTGAAACTCCAGAACCATCCGAAGAAGTAAGTGATGAAGAACCAGTCGCTGATTCCTCATCTACCAATTGCTTTCCTAGAGATAAATTAACATCGGATGATTTATTACCACAGGGTGCAAATTCAAAATGGGCGAAAGTTAATCCATCTGGTTCAGGTGATGTTCAAGATCAAAACTTTTTAACAGCGGGTTATCACATCGGCGTTAATACTGTCGGTCAATCCTTACGTAATGCTAATTTACAATTACGTTACGAACCACCAAATCCACAAATTCCCGTAAGTCCTTGGGGAATAAGTACAATTGAACCGGATAACAGAGTTGCTGGTTTATTTGATATTGGTTCCGCGCCAACTGAAATGACTGCTTAAATTTATTTTTTTATTCGTTTAAATTTTTTTATCAAATACTTAAAGACATATATAGATATTTAATTAATTATGAAAAAATCACAGGAACTATTACTATGTTCTTTGAATGATTTTTATAAAAAAAATACTAAATTTAAAAAAATATTGTATGAAATTATTAACGGAAAACATAAATTATCTTTAAGATTAATTGACTGGTTTGTTACTGCATATGCAAGAAATAATAATATTATATACTGGAATTTAAACAATGATAATAATATTTATTACAAATTGCCAAATACGACTGATAACCATAAATATAAAAAATTTAATTTATATTTAGATTATAGAGCACAATTAAAATCTTATGCTAAATTAAATTTTGATTCGTTTAGAAGACATCAACGTATAACATTTTATATTGATAATACTAATTATATTGAAACAACTATCGGTCAATTAAATTTTTTTAGATGGGCATTTAATAATAATATTATATTTTATGCTATGGAAAATTATGATGAATTATATAATTCTATGATTATTGATAGTAAAAAACAATTAAAAAAAAAATTATGCCAAGATATATCTAGAGGCGATTGTATATTGCGATTTGATTAATTATAAATAATATCCCTTTACTATTAGATGTATCCATCCTGTCGCATCATTTATTCCATCATTTGAATAATATAATTTATTATCATTATCTAAATATATTATTACTGAATTATACCATTCTCCTATATTATCTATTGATTTGGTTATTATTTGTGTTGTTTTTTCTAAAGATATTACATTATTATTTATATCCTTTAAATATAAACTTGGTCTTTGTGTATTTAAACTGCTATCTAAGTTTATTTTACTATGATTTTTACCAAAACGATGTGTTATATTATTTATATTTAATGTATTTTTTGATATAAATATATCACTTAATATTGCGATTGTATTATTTGGCAATTCATCCATTGTAAAAATATTAGTTGTTAATATATTATTAATACTAAATTCATACTCTTTATAAAATATTGTATTTAATATATAAAATGTATTTATTTTTGTATTATTTACTTTTATATTTTCATTTATATTAATATTACTAATATTTATATTATTTTTTAAATTTATTATAGGAATATCATTTTCTTCAACTGTTTTTGTTTCAATTGTTATATTGTTTCCAGCATTTATATCTGTTATAATTGTTCCCGGTTCTCCTTTTTCCCCCTTTAAACTTTCTGTTGTAAAATTTAATTCATTTTTCGTTCCTCTAAATGTTATTTTACCACTTTCTATATTATATGATGCACTAGTAAAACCATCTCCTTTATCGCCTCGTATATCTAATGTTTCAAAATTTAATGAAGGATTATTACTTATAAATTTTATTATTCCCGTGCTACTATTATACGTTCCACTGATATAACCATCGCCTTTATCCCCTTTAATACCCTGTACACCCGTATCACCTTTTTGACCTTTGTCGCCTTTTAAACCACGAGGACCAATAAATTTATCAATATTATTATATAAATCTTGATTTGTAATGTATGGCGTATTACCTATTACATTTAATGTATGAACTGTTAATAGTCCCTTTATAGTTAAATTATTATTATAAATATTATCTGTAATATATTTATTTTTATTTCCATTACTTATATCATCTAACGATTTTATTGACAAACTATTATAATCTTTCCAATATAATTCTTTATTATTTTTAATTGATAATAAATATTCATTTGAATTATTTATATTATTATTCGGTAATATATATTCAATATTACTTGATATATTTGGCGATTTTAATGTAACATTATTTATACTTATTTTATCAGTTTGTAATCCATTTTTTACGTTTATAGATGATAAATTTTCATTTATATTATTATCTCTTATATCATGCCCTATTAATACTTTATCACTTGGATTTGCTCCAATATATATATAATTTTCATTACTTTTTATAATTGTATCGTCTATATTTAATTTACAATTTTCAATTAAATTATTTCCAATATATATATTATTATCAGAATAAATATTATTATTATTACCTATTAATATCGAATTTTCTGATAATATTTTATTATTATTTCCATATATTAAATTATTGTTTATATTTGAATTTATAATATTAAGATAACCAATTGATATAACATTATTTATATTTTTAAATTCCCTTTCTGTATCATCATAACCAATTAATACATTTTTTTCACCATTATTAATATTTTTGCACATTCCATATCCTATTATTACTGACTCTTTTACATGATTACCATTTTTTATAACATTGTTACCAATTAATACATTAAATTCATTGTTTGAAGTATTAGATACTAATATTTTTTCTCCTGCATTTTCTCCTATTATTATAGATTTTTTACTATCTAAATTTATATAATTTAATGAACCATCTGTGCCATCAAAATTTAATTTACCTAGTCTGTCACTATATAAATTCATTTATTCTATTTATTTAATCATACATATAAATTGTTTAAATCCAAGATAAATTGTTATTGTATAAATTAATGGTATTATAATATATATTTTGTTAATTTTATTCATATTATAATTAATACTATTAATTACAATACTTTCTAATATAGTTTCATTGTCAATATCTGTTTGTATATTATTATATAAATTTATATAGTAACGATTATTAAAATAATCAATATCATTTTCATTTATTTTATGATATAAGCTTATTAATTCTTTAAATGTATACATTATTATAAAAATATATAATTTAATTGTTTATATATTTTAGATAAAAAATGTTATTAGATGCCGCTGCACCCTATACAATAAATGATATTCAAGAAATGCCTAAAAATATAAATGTATCGCAAACTGATACATTAAGTTATAATCCACCACTATCAAATTTTGCTGCTATTGGTGGCAAAAATAAAATTGTAAAAAAAAATACAAAAGATATTATGCACGTACTTGGTTTATTATCAAAAAATCATTTTAATGGAAAACAAAACAATATTAGAGATATAATAAAAAAATTATAATGATGGAATAATCGGATAATTTAATTCTATACATATTTTTTTCCATATTTGATCCTGCAAATATAGTTTTTCCCTACTTTTCAATAACGGAAAATATTTTAAATATTCATTTAAACCCAAAATTTGAAAAAATTTATATAAAACATAACTATAAGATAAAAAGTTTTTTCTATCTTTGGGACAATGTTTTAAAAAAGGCGCCTGTATATCTCTAAACATTATACATAATTTTTCTTCTAATTCTGTTGAAAATTGCGGCGTAGGTATTCCATTTATTCGGTTTAATATATAGTTAATATGTTCGTAATATTTATTTATTCGCAATCTTTTTAATATTTCTCTCATTTTTGCGTATGTAATTTTTTTTGTATCACTTATTTTTTCCTTTTTTATTTCATTAATAATTTTTTCAAATATTTCATCTGGAATATCTGTACTTTCTTTTCCCTGTACTTGATTGCACCATTCTCTAAAATGATTTATTCTTTTATAACTAAAATGAGAAACATCTTTCGCATTTTGTTTTAATATCGGTCTATTTTGTTCAACTAATAATAATTCTTGAAAACCACAATTTTCACATATCATAATTGCTTCGTGTTGTAAGCATGTTAGTGTTGTATTACATTCTTTACACAATTCGATATTTTCTTTATTTATTTTTTTAACGTGTTGTTTATTAGTTAAAGAAAGATATTCATCTACTAAACTTGTTTTATCTTTATTTGTTTCGCATATGTTTTTATTATTAAATGCATCCATTATTGTTCTTTTATTTTTTTGATAATTTATACTCGATTCTTTTTCTATTATATCATAATAATTGAACAATATATCGCTTGTATCTTTATAATATTCTATTTCGTTATAGTTATTTATATCCTTTATTTGTTTTTTTAAATCTATTATTTTTTCTTTTGTTTCAATATTACTATTCCATAAAGTTTTATATTCTACTGATTCTAAATTTTCTTTATTTATTGATAAATTTTCTATTTTACTAATTATTTCTGAATTATATTTCTTTAATTCTTCTAATTTAATAAGTAAATTATTTTCTTCTTTTTTTTTATTTTCAAATAATTCTATAATATTATGATGCATTGTATCTAAAGTACAATTATCTTTAGTTTTTTCATTATTATTAAGTCTTTTTTTAGATGTTTTTTCTTTAAACATTTTAATATAAATAATTTACTTTTGTCATTCTTAAGTAATATAAATTTTTTTCTTATATTATAGTATAAAGAGAATTAATAATAATGGGTGGCGGTCTTCTTCAATTAGTTGCCTATGGTGCTCAAGATGTTTATTTAACTGGTAATCCCCAAATTACCTTTTTTAAAGTAGTATATCGCAGACATACTAACTTTGCATTAGAATCTATACAACAAACTTTTAATGGAACTGCCGGTTTTGATAATACTATTACTTGTACTGTATCAAGAAACGGTGATTTAATTAATCGTGTATATGTTGAAATGGATTTACCTCAAATTGTTGATGATGATGATCAATTACCAGACGACAAATACACTGCAGATACAGATTTTGTTTTATATAAAAATTATGTAGGTTTACAATTACTTAAAAATGTTGTTGTTGAAATTGGAGGACAACAAATTGATAAACAGTATTCTGATTGGATGTATATATGGAATGAGTTATCTTTACCTGATGGTAAAAGAGATGGTTATAATAAAATGGTTGGCGAAGATGGTTTAGAATTATCAAAAACAAATAATAATAAATTATTTGTACCATTAGAATTTTGGTTTTGCAGAAATGTAGGTTTAGCATTACCATTAATAGCACTTCAATATCACGAAGTAAAATTTAAAATTGAATTTGCTAGTTTGAGTGATGTTACCGTTGAATTTACTTCAGGAGCTGATGGTTCGCTACCTACAACATTCAGTGTAGGTTCAACTTCTATTGCATTCCCAAATGTTAATATTTGGGTTGATTATATCTATTTAGATACTGATGAAAGAAGAAAATTCGCTCAATTATCACACGAATATTTAATTGAACAATTACAATTTACTGGCGAAGAAAGCATTTCAACATCTACACAAACCAGATTAAATTTCAATCACCCTGTTAAAGAACTTGTTTGGGTTGAAAAATCTACTACTGTTTCTCGAGATTTTTCATATGGTGATAATTTAGAATCCGCTTTGTTAAAATTAAATGGCAATGATAGATTTGCTAGAAGAGATGGAAAATATTTCTCTCATGTTCAACCATATCAACATCATACTAATATTCCTGATACTAACATAAAAGTATATTCATTCGCTATAAAACCTGAAGAACATCAACCATCTGGTACTCTTAATATGTCTCGCATAGATAGTGCTATATTAGCACAAAAATATAAAACATCACCAGCTCCTGGTGATACTGTATCTATTTTTGCAGTAAATTACAATGTATTAAGAATATTATCAGGTATGGGTGGTTTAGCATATTCTAATTAAATTTTTTTTATTTTACTTATATAATAATAGGAAAGAATAATGGGCGGGGGGTTATTGCAATTAGTGGCATATGGTGCTCAAGATGTTTATCTAACAGGTAATCCTCAAATTACCTTTTTTAAAGTAGTTTATCGTAGGCACACAAATTTTGCATTAGAATCTATACAACAAACTTTTAATGGCACACCAGGATTTAATAATAAAATTGTATGTACTGTATCAAGAAACGGTGATTTAATTAATCGTGCATATATTGAAATTGAACTAAAAACATTAACTGATAAAATAAAAGAGAATGGTGAAATAATTAGCGGAAACGCTGAATTACTGGACACTTATCAAAATTATAAAAATTATGTTGGTTTAATTTTACTTAAAAATGTTTCTATTGAAATTGGCGGGCAACAAATAGATAAACATTATAGTGAATGGATGTATATATGGAATGAATTATCATTACCAGTTGGAAAAAAAGAAGGTTATAAAAAAATGGTAGGTTCGGATGGCCTTTTATTATCATCAAAAGAAAATAAGGAAAGTAATAAATTAATTATTCCATTAGAATTTTGGTTTTGTCGCAATGTTGGTTTAGCATTACCATTAATTGCATTACAATATCATGAAGTAAAATTAAATATAACATTTTGTTCATTAGAAGAAATTATATTAAAAGCCAGAATACATAAAATTAAAGGTAAAGATGAACCGGGTAGTGATCCTATAGTAACATTTGACGAAGATAATATTGTATATGTTACAGATGTAAATAATATATCTTTTCCAAAAATAAATATATGGTTAGATTATATATATTTAGATACTGATGAACGTAGAAAATTTGCTCAATCATCGCATGAATATTTAATAGAACAATTACAATTTACAGGCGAAGAAATAATTAGTTCAAAATCAATGCAAACACAATTAAATTTTAATCATCCAGTTAAAGAAATAGTATGGGTTAATAAAAAAATTAATGATATAACTACTACTGAATGGCCTAATTATCAAAATAATTTAAATATTGCAAATTTAAAATTAAATGGTAATGATAGATTTACGCCAAGGGATGGAAAATATTTTTCTCACGTTCAACCATATCAACATCATACTAATATTCCTGAAAAAAATAATATATTTGTTTATTCATTCGCATTAAAACCTGAAGAACATCAACCTTCCGGAACACTTAATATGTCACGTATCGATAGTGCTATATTAACACATAAATATAACATTATTCAGAATAATGATACTATTTCAGTTTTTGCTGTTAATTACAATGTATTAAGAATATTATCCGGAATGGGGGGTTTAGCTTATTCTAATTAAATTTTTTTTCTAATGTTATTAATATAAAGAAAGTAATAATAATGGGTGGCGGTCTTCTTCAATTAGTTGCCTATGGTGCTCAAGATGTTTATTTAACAGGTAATCCTCAAATTACCTTTTTCAAAGTAGTTTATCGCAGACATACTAATTTTGCATTAGAATCTATACAACAAACTTTTAATGGCACAGTTGCCGCTGGTTCAAGAGTAACTTCTACTATATCTAGAAACGGCGATTTAATTAATAGAATGTATTTAGTTGCCGATATGACTAACGCCAAAAATTGGGATGGATTAAAATTAATAAAATCAGTTGAATTAGAAATTGGTGGTCAAAAAATAGATAAACAATATGGCGAATGGATGTATATATGGAATGAATTATCTTTACCAGTTGGAAAACAAGAAGGTTATAAAAGAATGGTTGCTGGAGGTAGTAGTGCTGCATCAGGTAAATTTCATATACCATTAGAATTTTGGTTTTGTCGCAATGTAGGTTTAGCGTTACCTTTAATTGCATTACAATATCATGAAGTTAAAGTAAATATTGAACTTGGGGCGCCCGCATCGCCAGCTACTTTAGATGGTGCTTCTTTATGGGTAGATTACATATATTTAGATACTGATGAACGCAGAAAATTTGCTCAATCATCTCATGAATATTTAATTGAACAATTACAATTCACTGGTTCTGAAGGTGTTACTACTGGTACCAATAAAGTAAAATTAAATTTCAATCATCCTGTTAAAGAATTAGTTTGGACAATTGGTAATAATCCGTATGTATATAATACTGGCGTAGAAAATCCTGTAAGATCTGCAAAACTTGTATTAAATGGCAACGACCGTTTTGCCGAAAGGGAAGGTAAATATTTTGATATGATACAACCATATCAACATCACGAAAATATACCAACTGGTAGAGGTATAAATGTATATTCATTCGCATTAAAACCAGAAGAACATCAACCATCTGGCACTCTTAATATGTCAAGAATAGATACTGCCGTATTAAATGTTACTTCTGATATTGATGGTGATATTTCAGTATATGCCGTTAACTATAATGTATTAAGAATATTGTCGGGTATGGGCGGTATAGCGTATTCTAATTAAATTTATTTTTATTATCTTTTATTATAATATAGAAGGATTAATTAATAATGGGAGGAGGTCTATTACAATTAGTTGCATATGGTGCTCAAGATGTTTATTTAACAGGAAATCCACAAATTACTTTTTTTAAAGTAGTTTATCGCAGACATACTAACTTTGCGTTAGAATCTATACAACAAACTTTTAATGGTAATGCGTCTCTTGGTTCCCGTGTAAGTGTTTTAGTAACACGCAATGGTGATTTAATAAATAGAATGTATTTTAAAGGAAGTTTGAACAACACTAGTGGTGGTGATACAAAAGATTATTATGGATTAAGATTATTAAAAAATGTTGAATTAGAAATTGGCGGACAGCGCATTGACAAACAATATGGTGAATGGATGTATATATGGAATGAATTATCATTACCCAAAGGCAAAAGAAATGGTTATGATATAATGGTTGGTGCATCTGTAATAAATAATGGTAATACTAAAGATGTATGTGTGCCATTAGAATTTTGGTTTTGCAGAAATGTAGGTCTAGCATTACCATTAATTGCATTACAATATCATGAAGTTAAAGTAAATATAGAATTTGCAACAGCAAGTGATTTACTTGCTGCGTCAGCAACAACTGGTTTGACACTTTCTAATGCAGAATTATGGGTTGATTATGTCTATTTAGATACTGATGAAAGAAGAAGATTTGCACAATTATCACACGAATATTTAATTGAACAATTACAATTCACCGGTTCAGAAAGTCTATCATCTGGTTTTAAATCAGTTAGAATGAACTTTAACCATCCTGTTAAAGAATTAGTTTGGACAACTTTTGTAGATACTGATCCCTGGACTTATACCGAAACTAAAAAAGGTAAAATACAATTAAATGGTAATGACCGTATTGCCGAAAGACACGGAGATTATTTCTCTCTTGTACAACCATATCAACATCATACTAATATTCCTGATGGTAAAAACATAAATGTATATTCATTTGCATTAAAACCCGAAGAACATCAACCATCAGGTACTCTTAATATGTCTCGCATAGATAGTGCTCATTTATATGTTGAAGGAAGTGGCAGTGCTAATATGATGATAAATGTATATGCCGTCAATTATAATGTATTAAGAATATTATCTGGTATGGGAGGTTTAGCATATTCCAATTAAAAATCTTATTTTTATATAAATATTTATTAAGTAATTATATTTAATGTATAAAAAATTAATTTTACTATTTATCTATTTAATATTTTCAGATGCTTTTATTGCAAATTTACTTATTAGTAAAAATTCAAAAAAAAATTTATTAACACCTATAAATAGTGTATCTTACAATAATACACACGATTTTACAAATGTATATTTAAGTAAATTGTCTGTTAATAATGCAGAAAACAATGAGCATAAAATAGTAATAGATAAATATAATTATTTAAATAGTTTAAATCATATTTATGAATTATCTATTATTAATAAAATAAAGAAACGTCAAAATATAATTAAAAAAATTAATTTCGATGATTTTTTAATGTTAAATAATTATATTGATGTTATATATTATAAAAATAGTTTATCAGATAAAATAATTTTAGAATTTAAAAATAATACGAAAGTTGTATATTATTTTAATAATGATTTTAAAAATATAATGGAAATTGTTAAACTAAATAAAAATATTGAAAAAATAAATTTAAATTCTTATCCAAATTATATACTAAATACACCATTTGGTTTTTTATTATGTGAAGAGAATTAATAAAAAAAATATGTAATAAATAAAAGAGAAAATATGTTAAAAATAATATATATTATAAATATTATTTTGATTTTGTTAATCTCTATATATCTAATATTAAATTATATAAAACATTATCAATTAAAAGAACCGTTTACTATACAAAAAGTTCGTGATATATCGCAGGCACAAAATAAAATGGGAATTATTTCATCAAAATTAGGTGAAAATACAACACCATCATCGACAATAATTAGAGAAACTGTGCCGGGACAAACAGTTTATATTGAAGGACCAATGGGACCAATGGGGCAACCCGCAAAAGATGGTAAAGATGGAGATAAATTGCCCTTATTTAAATTTATATCATACAAAGATGACACAAAAACAACATTTGATATATTAACAACATATCCACAAGACAATTATCCTTCTGATGAATTTATATTACAAAATAATTTAACAGAATTAATAATACCAGTACCTAGAGGTAAAAGTGGTCGCGATGGTATTGATGGACAACCTGGTATTTCTGGTGTAAATGGCGAAGATGGTACGGTTTCGCAATGTATTATTTCACCTGATATAAACAAAAATTTAAATATTCCGCATTTAAAATTTATAACAACAAATAGTGATGGCGAAACTGAAATATTGGGTAAATATCCAAAGGGAGATAAATATAGACCAACTTCGAGTAATGAAGTTATAATACAAATACCATCTTGTAAACCGTGTAAAGATGGCAAAGACGGCAAAGATGGTGTAACACCAAATATAAAATGTCCTATAATTAAACAGTAAACAATATTATTTTTATTTTACAGCATTAGACATTTAAAATGCTGATTAGGTTGATTAAGTATTTAGAGTTATTTATAAATAAAAATTGATTTAAAAATATTATATATATAATATATGTAACTAAAAATGGTTAATTATAGTTGTGAAAAATGCGGAAAAACATTTAAATAAAAAAAATTATAATTAATTAGCATTTTATATGTCTAATAGTGTTAAAAATTATTTAAAGTAAATCAGATTCTTTCATAACTTTAATTAAACGTGTAATTCCAATTCCACCACCTGAACGTTCAAAAAATTTAAAACTTAAAAATTCATCTAATTCTTTTTCAACACGTTCTTTAGTAAAATTGCTAAATAAAATATTGGCATATCCACCTTCGCTAATATTGTAAAATTGTTTTCGCATTTCAGCAGTATCAGTAGAACGTTGTGCACTACCGATTGTTTCGATACCATTAATGATTACATCAATTTTTTTGGCGTGACCACATTCTAATGGACTATCTTCTGCTTGTTTCATATTCCAGAATGGTGAACTAAAATTTGGAAAGTTTTTAAGGAAAAATACAGGTCCGTGGTCTTGTCTTAATTTTTCTTCGTGTTCATGTTCAAGTTCTTTAGTATTATATTTTGCGGCAACATCAGCATAGTCACCTTCAGGATAACTACCTGAATAAAATTTATTAAAACCAAGATGGTCAAGTAGTTCTTCTTCCATTTTTTTCATTTCATCCATATTTCCCTTCATTTCAAATTCAAACATTGGGAAAATTTTATCATGGCGTCCTTCAACCGGATTTGGTTCATTTCTATAACTTGTACTAACACAATAAAAACCTTTAGATTCGGGCTTAGAAAGTAATTCATATTCAAGCCACATTTGTCCTGTTTGTGGTAATGGCCAAACTTGACCAGCGTAACTATATGTCGAAATTGTTTTAGGATCTTCACAAGCTGCTAAAATACTTAATCTACTTTGTGTATGTACTTCTTGAAAACCTTTTCCATCAAAAAAAGTTCTTAGTTTTTTAACAACTTTGTCGTAATCAGTTGTATTAATCATCCCAATCTTACAATTACTCATTATTTTACTATTTTAATATATGTTATTAAATGTTTAAATAATTTTTATATATAAAAAAATGATTAAATAATATAAAAATGTATTATATACATAAAATAGGGGTATAATAAATTATGGAATTTTCAAAGGACTCTAATATAATTATAACTTTAGATAATGTATTAGAACTTTTAACAGATAATAATACATTAGTTATAAATTTAAATAATAAAGATTATAAATGGAGTGAATTAGAATTTAATAATTTTGTTAGTTCAGTTTCTAAATATTATAATGAAGTTATTGATGATTATATTTTAGAAATTAAAGATGAAAATAATAATACGTTTGAAGTAAATAGTATGGCAAATATAATAAAATTTTGTAATAACGAAAAATATCAAAGCATTAATAATGTTAAATGGTATAATAATAAAATATTATATTTTAAAGATATAAATGATTTATTTGATTGCAATATAAACTTTAATATAAATGAAAATATCACATTAAAAACAGAACCTGAAAATTGGTTAATTAATAAAAAGAAATATTCAATTCACAAAAAAATAAAATATGTTGATAGTGAAAATGGTATAGATTATATTGTAAAATTAATAAAAAAACATGATAATAATGAAGTATTTGAAACATTAAAAGATGCAAATATTATAAAAAATGCACAAGAATATGAATTTAGTATAGTAATACATAACAACATAAAGAAGGAGTTAATTATTCAGTCGATAATTAAAATGTTACAGTATATAACTTTATATCCTAATATTATATTAAAAGATAAAGAAAAAGAAATATTAGAAGAATATCATACACTAATAAAACCAGATATTCGTATTAATAATTATAATAAGAAAAAAATAATCCCGTTATTAACACCTAAACCAATCACTTTAGATAGAAATAATTTAGTTGATCCCATGGAATATGGTGCAATTAGTATTTTAGATGGTTATACAGTAACAGAAAAAGCAGATGGAGAACGTTTATTATTATATATTAATGGCAATGGCAATATGTATACAATAAATAATACATATAATGTTGTAGATACAGGTTTAATAGCGGATAGTAATTTATATAATAGTTTAATTGATGGGGAATATGTAATATGTAATAAACGTACTGATGAATCGTCTAAACATATATATGCAGCATTTGATATGTATTATATAAAAGGGAGAAATATAACGTCGTTGCCATTAATTGCAGAAGGTGAAAATAATTCGAGATATGCTTATTTAAATTATGCAAAAAAATATATAAAAAATAATAATTCAACAATTGAATTTATTGTTAAAAAGTTTTATTATAATGATGATATTTTAAAACACTGTAATAAAATTTTAACAGACTATAAATCCTATCCATATGAAATAGACGGTCTAATATTTACACCAATGAAATTACCACTTTATTCGTATTATAGTAACAAACCTGTACAATTAACAGATAATGTAAGATGGGATAGATTATTTAAATGGAAACCACCAGAACAAAATACAATTGATTTTATGGTAAAATTTGGAAAAATAATAAAAGAAAATGGGCAAAAATTTAGAGAAATTAAATTATATGTTGGTTATAATTCAAATCAATGGGAGGAAATAGGTCCTAATAAAGGATTACGTTTACGATATGATTATAAATATGCCAAGGAGCAAAAATATAATTTAAATAGTTATCGTCCAACTTTATTTAAACCTACTGTTTATTATTCGCATGGTGTAGAAACTGCTTATATTAAAATTAACAGCAAGGGAGAATTAAGAGCAGAAGATAATAGCATTATAGAAGAAAATTCAATTGTAGAATTTTCATATACATTAAATGATAAAATTAAAATAAATTATAGATGGAGTGCATTAAGAGTTCGCGAAGATAAAACACGTTTATTTAGAAAAGGTGAAATAAGTAAAACAATGAATGATTTAAATATTGCAATTAACATATGGCGTTCAATACATAATAGTGTTTCGCTAGCAATGATTATGGGCAATGATAAAAAATTATTAATTAATGATAATAATAAAATATTAGAATCTGATGATGTATATTATAGTCGAAATATTCCACGTGAATCTTTATTATCATTATATATGTTAAATTTCCATAATCAATGTATAAAAAAAAAATTATATCAATATTCAAAAGATAGAAATTCTTTACTAGAACTTTGTGGCGGAGAAGGAGGAGATTTAAATAGATGGTTAGAATATAGTTATAAATTTATTTTATCAATTGATTTAGTAAAACAAAATATTTATAATCCAAGAAGTGGTGGTTATTCTAGATTAATTAAAAAGAAAAATCAGATAAAATATTCAAATAATGGTGAAAAAATATATTTTCCTGATATAGTATTCGCGGTTGGCGACTGTGCTGTTCCTATTAATACGGGTGAAGCGGCAAAAGTAGTAAATGATAGCGAAAGTGAAAATATATTAAAAATAGTAATGAATAAAAATAGAAATACAGATTATCATTTAAGATATATATCTGGTAAAGGAAGTGATAAATTCTCAGTATGCAGTTGTCAATTTGCAATTCATTACTTTTTCAAGGATGAGGAAAATTTAAATGGGTTTTTTAGCAATGTTTCTACTAATTTAAAAAGAGGTGGAATATTTTTTGCGACATTTATGGATGGAAATAAAGTAATGAAAGAAATAGAGAATAGTAAAACTAATATAATTGAAGGAAAAAAACTTATTACAGATGATACATATGTTAGAACGTGGGCAATTATTAAAAGATATGATGAAACTAATGAAAATAAATATGGAAAACAAATAGGTGTATTTATAGAAAATACACAAAAAGTAATACCAGAATTTTTAGTAGATTTAGACTTATTAATTGAAAAAGCAGCACAATATAATTTAGAATTAGTTGAAACAAATACTTTTGAAAAAGATTTCAACGATATTTTAACAACTGTTAAAGCAAAAAATGGAGATTTATCTTTACTTGAAAAGGATATTTTAGAATTAGATAAAGATAGTGTGCAGAAAAAATTCTCATTCTTTAATCGTTATATTATAATGAAAAAAATAAATTAGATAAATATATAAATTATATTATTTTTTAATTTAGTAACTTATTCATTGTTACTAGACACATTGTAGAGCGTTCGGTAATATCATATCCACTCGTAGTTGAAATTAAATGAATTAGTTGTTTAATATCATTTGGTCTTAAGCAATGACATAAGTAATAATATACATCACGATTTGTAATCATTTTTGAATAAACAGTAATTTGTCTTTTTCTTAATTTTCCTAGATGAAAACGTAGAATTGGAACTAATTGACTATCTAGTTCTTTATTCATTTTAAATATATTTTTCTTACTATTATAAGTCGTAGTAGCAATATATAATTTATAAATAATATCTTTAATAGTAGAAATAGTTGTATGAATTAGATAAGTAGGGTCAATTTCTTTACCATTATTATCATATAATTTTTCAATATTTGGATTATAATCGCGAATGTAATCATTAATATGATAATCCACGCGATTTTTCATATATGTTGCTAGTAAATTTAACCAAGGATTTGGATAACAAGGATCAGTATTTTCTCTATAGGCAATTTTATCTGAAGAAATTTTTGCTAATTTATATTCATTTTCTACTTTTCTTTTAATAATATATCCATAACTTGATGGATTAATATTTACTAAGTAATTATATGCGTCATTATTATCCTTAAAAACTTTAGGATATTTTAAACCAAGATTAGATAGTGGTTGATCTTGGATATTAATTTCTTCATAATTATACATATTTTTTGTTGATACGTGCATCAATTCCATATAATTTTCGCCAATTTGAGTTGTATAATCAATGTAATGAATATTATCATAGTGAAGTAATACAAACATATATGTTTTATCCTTATCTAACATATTTGTAAAGTATTCTCTTACACCATCTAGACTAATTTTACATTCAAATTTATTATAAAGTACCTCATCAAACATAGCGCCGTGCGTTTTTGTTGGGTGAGAAAACCACGAACTATTAATATCTGGGCAACTTGTTGTACCAATGTGCCAAGTATTATCATAATAGTAACAGGTAATAGTTGTTCCATCGTATGCTTCATAAAATTCATCTGTATCATTATAGTCATAATCGCAGGCATTCATTCTTTGAGGAATACTGTTAGAATATGATACTACAATATTTTTATTTTTATCTGGTGCTTCAAAATCTAGAATAACACTTCTACATTGTTCATATAATGCTTTATTATCAGGAATATCATCTCTAATATATGTATTATGAAGTAATACAAGATTTTTTACCCCTTTAAACTTTTTAACCTGTAAAAGAGGCCATATATTGTATTTTTTTAAAATATTAATTAATGATTTAGCATAATCATTGGTGTTATTAATGTTATAATCATTATACGTTTCGGAAACTAAATTGTTTAAATTTAAAATAGGTTGAACTTCATTGTTTTGCATTATGGGGAACTGGAAATTGTCTATAATATAATATATATTTATATTTTATATCATTTTTTTTATTTATAGAATCAATAAAAAAAATTATTTATAAATTACATTATTTGCGATTAAATCTTTTCCTATTTTTCTTCCATTAATACTTCTACCATTTTTTATTTTAAAATTATCTTTAATTTCCTTTTGTAATTTACTAACTTTAACCTTATAATCTTTTTTTTGTTTTGGTAAAAGTTCTTTAATATCAGGCGGGGCAACAATTGTTTTATTTAATTTATTATTTGTTATTTTTTTTATATTTTCACTATTATTTTTAATAACATTTTTATTTTTAAATATTTTATTTACAACTGTTTTGGGTAATAATATTTCAATAAATAATAAAAATTTAGCACCCCCCTTAAGTTTTTTGGTAATCATTTTATTATTTATTAATGTTTTATAATATCTTAGTGTAACTCTGTTTAAAAATAGGTAAAATTTAGATTTTACTATTTGATAAAAATATCCTTTATCGCTCATACTTATTCCACTGAATGGATGTATATTTTCACTTATACTTCCATCAGGTACCAATAATTGTGCTTCTTCATTCATTATATTAATTAATATTTTTTCATATTCTGTTAATTCAGATAATTTATTATAAATAATATTTGAGGGATTTATGTTATTAAAAATTTTATTTGCATTTTGGTTATATATTACACCTTCACTGTCTTTCTCTATTTTTTTATGTATTCTTGTTATATTATATAAAAATAAAAATTGTATTACATATCTAAATCCTTGTGTACCATTTATTGTTCTTTCATATAATAAATTAATAATTGTTTGGTCATTATTTAAAAGATTTGATATATAAATATAATTATTTTCATTTAACCATAATTCATCTAAATCTAATTTTTCATTATTTGAGTTTGTTACTAATATTGAGTATGGTGTATATTCACGGCGTCTATTTCCAATTTCCCAACCATATTTTGTAGTATAATCGCGTAAATATTTTTTAAATTGGGTTTCATTTATTTTATTATCATTTAATAAAACATATAACCCTTCGTCACTAATTGGTTTTTCCATTTTCTTATCTATATATTAAAAATATATAAAATTAATTTGTATTTAAATATATAAATGACGTCTTCTTATAATAATTTTCCTACACTTAAATTAACACCTTATTTTGAAGAAGGTTCAGTTTGGCCATCGTATAAAATTGAACCATACAATCGACAGGATGATACAACTAATGATTTTCCGGAAGAAAATAAAATAAGTGATGAAAATATAAAGGATTATTATAATAGTGTATCTGCAAATATTTTAAATACAATTACATCACAACCTTATAAAACATTAATTAATCCAAATAATAATAGTACTATATTTTATCCTATTATTCCAAATATTATTGATAAGCAAACAATTTCTATTTTAAAAGATGATAATGTGTGCGATAAAACTATTTTAGAAGAAAGAGATAAACAATTATGGTATTATAAACATTATATTCCTGAAAATTTTAATGATAGTTGTTAAAAAAAATTTCTATTTAAAATATAGAATAATATGTCAACAGATAATACAACAGATCTTACATTAGATTATTGTAAAGGTTTATTATCTAAAACAATTGAGCCGCCTAAAGATATTCTTTTAAATATTCAACAGAATATACAATCAGGGGGTAAAAAAAAGAATTGTAATTGTGCAAAAAAAAAGAAAACTGATAAAAAAAATAAAACAGATAAAAAAAATAAAACAGATAAAAAACCACCAGAAAAAGGTAAAAAACCTTCAAAGAAATAATTTAAATATATTTAAATAAATTCATATCTTTTAAATTATTATTTTTATAATTAATATCTAAAATATTGAAATTATATTCATTTTTAAATTTCCAAAAATAACTAATAGTTATATCATCTTTAATATTTTTTGGTATTTTTATATTAATATTATCAGGTAATTTATAATATAATTTATCATTATTGTTTCCAATTTGTAATTCATACATATATGGGTATTTATTATTTAAAATATTATTTTTATTAATTCGTAATGGCATTTCAATTTTGTAATTACTACCAAATAAATAATCTACATTATTTTTAATATTGTTTAATAATTTTATTTTTGTATTATTACTCCAATAAAAATTGTTATTTTTAAATTCTTCTTGGCGATTTAAAAGAATACTTGTAAGTTTTTTAGTTTTAATACTATATTTTAATGTAATAATAAATCTACATTTTGTATAGAGTGAATTATAGACGCACGTTTCAATAGAATAATCTTCATCGCTTTTAATAAATTTATTTGTATTAATTTTAATAGTATTATATACCATATATATATTTGTGTTATTTAGTATGTTAAATACCGTTAAATTATTATAATCTTGATTATAGATTTTATTATTTGTGTAATATATTTTATTATTAGTATTTTTAATATCTGCTAATTTGCATTTGCTATTCCATTCACATTCTTTGCCGTAATATTTACTATATTTAAAATTATTCATCACATTATTCCAATGTATTTTTCTTGGTGTAATATTATGTTTCTGATTTATATTCATTAAAAATACAAATGCATCGTTAAAATGTATAATTGTTAGTAATACTATAAATAATTTTAACATCTATTTTTATCGTAAAAATAAAATATCAATTTTTTTAACATATATTATATTTTTTCTTTATATTATTTAAATCTTTCTTTGTAAATTCAAAATTTTTATTAAAAATTTTAAAATTACTTATAATATTTAAAATATTATTGTCGATATCAACTATTTTTTCTGTATTAAATTTTGATATATCTGAAATAATTAGTTTATAATCGCAATTATTTAGATATATTTTTTTATCTTTAATAAAATATCTGTATTTTTTTTTTGCTTTATTTTTAATTAAGCATATAAAATCGTTATCAATTTCATTAAAATAAATATTATATGTATAATAGCAACTATATAATGCTAGTATAAATTGTGTATATATATTTTGTATATATTTACTATCAATATATTCTGACTTATATAAAAAATAATTGTGCATAAATACAATACTTTTTTCATCAGTTACGATATTACTATAAATATCATTAGTTTCTTTATCATTAATATAATTTATAAAATTATCTTCGTATTCAAAATAACATATATATTTATTAAAATTTATAATAGATGATATTTTTTTTGAAATAGAGTATTCTTCTTTTAAATTAGAATAATCCCAATTATGCATTTTAATTAAGTAACCAGCATCATACGATTTTAGTAATAATTTATAAAAATTATTTGAATTATATTTTAAAAATCTTAATTCTTTATTTTTTGTAAATGATAATAATTTATCTTTCGTTATATTTGTTAGTATATATGTATCTTTTGTTAAATCATAAATCATAAATATATTAATCAAATAATGTTTAAATTAATTAAAAAAAAATATTTAAATTTTGCAATTATAATTAATAATGCCATCCGGATTTCCTGGTGCGTATCTATGAGATGCTGTTCCTTTTGCCCATTTATTAATATTATCAGAAGGGTCAATTAATAAATTTTTACTATCTGGCATTATACTTTCTTGGTCTAAAGGTTTTTCAATTAATGGGACATGATTATCTTTGGAAACCATTCTATAATTAACTGGTACTCTATTATATTTTTCAATTGAAAATTCTTGTGGGTCATTATGTAACCATTGCCATCTATTAATTCCAGTTCCTCTTAAAGTGTTAGAAGGGTTAGATAATCTAGTTGACTCTTGGGGTGCAAAACATTCTCTTGGATTAGTAGTTCCTTTAACGTTACAAGAACTCGATTTTTTATATTTATTTGGTAAATAACCATCGGTGTTACATTTAGATTTTTTATAATTTAATCCTTTTAATTCACTATTATCATCTACGGCATTTCCCATATCACATAAACTTGAACCATAGGATTGATATCTTAATGCTGGGTCTGCAGGAATATCTTGTGCACAATCTTTACAATCATTAGAAGGTACATTTATAGTGTATAAACCAGGGCCGATACTTCTTTTTAATTTTTCATCATAACTACAATCGTCATAATTTAAACGTGTATCATTGGGGTAAACATTATAATTCATTATATGTATCTCTAATAAAATAAGAATATTTTATTATATAAAAAAAATTTAACATTTATTAAAATTCATTTTAGGAGGCATTGGGATACCTCTATACATTATTGATTGGCAACTATTTAAATGTTTCATAGATGTGTCTATTGGTTCTGTTTTATCATTTTTAATAATATTGTCATTTGTAGGTATATAGTAATTAGCTCCGCATTTTGATATATATCTAGTTTGTCCTCTTAAATCACTTTCTAAATCAACTATATTGCCTTTTATATGAGATACACTAGTACCTGCAATAAAACCAAGTTGATGTCTGCATTTATCTTTGTGTTCATATCTGTAAGGACTTAATATATATCCTAAAGTATTAACACTTTCTTGTAAATTTTGTTTATATGAACACGTATCATATTTTGATCTATTGAAACTCATAATTAATGATAATCTATTATAATATAATATATTTTATTTTATCGATTGGAATATTTTTCACATCTTTTATTAAATTCATTTCTATTTTTATAAGAACGAGTATCTTCGCCCCCGTGTGTCCATTCAGGAACTAAATGTTTAGGGTCTTGAATATTTTTAAGCATATCTACTAGTGGATAACTATAATTTAATTCTTTTTCCATAATAGTTTTTTTAGATTTATATGGGTCTGTATCGCTACCGCTTAATAAATCTAATTCTTTTTCAATATTACCTTCAGCGCCTTTTAATAATGGAGGTGCTTGAAATACTCTTTCAAATAATTGTATATGACATTTATCATGTGTTAAAGAACGTGGGTCATTTCTTAATGCGGAATAATTATCAATTAAATAATCATCGGATACACCATATCCTGGTTTTCCTCTTAAATTAGGGTGGTCTAATCTTAAATTAGGTAATGATCCGGTTTGACTTTTTGAATTATATATTTCATAATTATCATATAAACTATAGTTTGCCATCTCATTGTTATTTTGTTCTTTAGAAGTTTTCCAACAATTGTCTGAAAATATGTTTGTGTCCATATTATAAGATATCTTTGACATTATAATCTCTCTCTATATTATATAAAATATTATATAAAAAATAATTAATATATATATTTAATGAATAAACTGTTATTTGTATTAATTCTTACTTTTTTTGTAAATAATACTACTTGTTTTAGTAAACCGAATTATTCTTATAATAACATAAAAATGAGGACAGAAACTAATAAATGTTGGAACATTAAAATAAACAGTAATCCCGAAAATGTATATTATGACTGGTTAAATAATGTTTGGTATGATTCTTATTTTAATAATAATCTATGTAATTCAAAAATCATAAGTATTGGTGATATTTATGGTACAAATTCAATACGTTCTATGAATGTTTTTAATACTGTTAATCAAATTATTACAAATACAACCTATCCTGAAAAAATTGAGTATAAAGAAGTTATACTGCCATCCATTAATTATAATAGGGGTTCTATTGATTTTGTAAATAATAATAATAGCACCGAACTAATATGGAATATTAATTATACAAAAACAGATTTAGAATTAATTGATAAAATTGTTTATAAAATATATGATCACGTTATTAATAATACTCTAAAAAAACTAAAAATATATAGCGAAAGACGAGTATATCAACAATGGTAATTATTTTTATTTAAGAATTATTTAATAATTTTATTTATCAAAAATACAAGTTAAATGGGGGAATATGTATGGATTGTTTATTTTGGTGGAATATTTTCATTTATAGCATCAATGGGTATTGGCGCCAATGATGTTGCTAATTCATTTGCTACATCTGTGGGTGCAAAATCATTATCTATTAAACAAGCTGTTATATTAGCTTGTATTTTTGAGACTGGTGGTGCAATATTAATGGGTTCGCATGTATCTGAAACTATTCGTAAAGACATTGCCGATTATGAATGTTTTCATGATGAACCATATACTTTAATGTATGGATGTATGTGGGTATGTTTTTCTGTTGCATCGTGGTTATTTACTGCATCTTATTTAGAAATGCCCGTATCAACTACACATTCGTGTATTGGCGGTATGGTAGGAATGACAATTGCTATTAAAGGTGGTGAATGTGTTATATGGTATAAACAAAAAGATACATTTCCTTATGCTGGAGGCGTTTTGGGTATGGTATTATCGTGGTTTATATCGCCAATATTATCAGGATTAATATCATCTTGTTTATATTCGATTATAAGATTAACAATTTTAAGAAAAAAATATGAGGATAAGAATATTTATTATTGTTTTCCTGTACTTGTATCTATTACAATGTTATTAAATTCATTTTTTATATTTTATAAAGGTTCGAAGGGTATAGGTTTAGATGATACACCCGTTGAAATAGTTGTAGGAATATCGTTTGGAATAGCAATTTTTTCAGGTCTATTTACTTTACCATTTTTGCCAAAAATATATAATTATATAGAAAATAATCGTACAATTACAAATAATGATGATGTAAATCTCGATAATATAAATGATGACGATAATATTCAAAATGAGGAAGAAAATAATTATAATATTACTGATACAAAGGCACAATGTTATAAAATAATTGATATAAATTCTTTTGCAATTATAGATAAAAATGATAAAGATATTCATATAATAAATGAATTAAATAAAAATGCAGAAAAATTTGATGTAAGAACAGAAGAATTTTTTAAATATCTGCAAATATTTTCAGCATCTTGTGCAGCATTTAGTCATGGAGCGAATGATGTTGCAAATGCGATTGGTCCATTTGCAGCAATTTTAACAATATATTGGGAGGGCGATGTTAGAAAAAATTCTGTTATGGACAATAATGCATATTGGATTTTAAGTTTAGGTAGTGTAGGTATATCAATCGGTTTATTATTATATGGGTATAAAATAATTAGAGCGATAGGTATTAAACTATGTAAAATAACTCCGTCTAGAGGCACAGTTATAGAATTAAGTGCTGCTCTTGTAACAATATTTGGAAGCAGATTAAAAATACCGTTATCTACAACACATTGTCAAGTTGGTGCAACTTGTGGCGTTGGATTATTAGAAAGTTCTTGGGATAAAAATGTAAAAGGAATAAATAAAAATATAGTATATAAAACAGTATTTGGTTGGTTAATAACTTGTATATTTGTTGGTATAATTACAGGACTTTTAACGGCACAAGGCATTTATGCACCAAGTGTAAAATAATTTTACTTGATAGTTGCTATATATTTATCAACTGTTTCCAGTGCACCATCAGCCCACGCCTGTCTATTACAATATGTTTCTCCTAATATATATATTTTTTTTTGATGAAATAATTCTTTTATTTTTTTCTGTATTATTTTTGAATTGGTACCAACTTTCCATAAATGAACTCCTGCGTCCCAATAATGTATAGTTATCCACATTGGGTCTTTTATATTTTTTTCTGGAAACATGTCATTTAACATTCTTTTTAAATGAACTTTAATTTCTTTTTTTGTTTTTAAATTGTTCCAAAAAGTAGCATTATAATTGTCGCTATAACTTATTTGTATTAAACCCGTATTATAATCTATTGGTATAATAAATTGTAATTTATTGTCTGTTAATGTTTTGGGCATATCTTTAAACCATACATCTTTATATTGTGCATAAATTCTTAATAAATTACCATCTTTTACAGTATTTAAAATATTATATTTATTGAAATATGGTATATTAGAAAAATCACTTCTTTTAATTGTTAAATATAGATATGTATAATTTATTTTTTTGTTATTAATTATTGCTATTTTATTTTTATCATCTACATCTGTAAGTTCGCTCTTTAGTATTATTTTTACATTTTTATTTATTAAATAATTATATAATACATCACATAAAATTTGTATTCCATCTTTTAAAATAAAAAAATCGTTATTTTCTACGTCAAAATCTGTGCGCAATGTTAATAACGCGTTATAAGCGTTCATTTCATACATTTCAGAAATATAACCTAATGAATTATATAAAAGTTCGACTTCGTTTGATGATAATATTAATGAAAAATAGTTATGTAAATTATAATCGTGTAAATTAATATTATTATTATTTTTATAATAAATTGCGTATTTCCACAATTCAGTTAATGAATTAAATTTTGAATTGTGATATTTTAGCAATTCTGTTTCATTCATTAATTTTCCATTAATATAATAATTTTTATTTTTATTTATATCTATTATCTGATTTTCTAATTTAAATTCTTTAATTAATTTCATAATATATTTATGTTTTTTTCCTAGTCTACCTGCACCAACAGAATAACTCATTTTATTATCTTTATTTGTATATGTATAAATTCTACCACCAATTCTATTTCCTTTTTCATATATAATAATATTATTTGGGTTAATATTTTTATTATTAATAAGTTTATATGCAAGATATAAACCTGTAATACCCGAACCAATTATAATATTCATATTTAATAATAGTTACTTTAAAAAAAGTACATTTCAGTGATTTTATAAAAATTTATAAAACTTTTTAAAAAAATAAAATATTTTTAAGAAATGTACTTTTTTTTAAAGTACAAATTAATAATTAATCAAATACTATACAATCTTTATTTTTGTTTATTAATTACTATCATTAATATTTTTAATATAAATAGTTGAAATAGAACATATTCTAACGCAATTACTTTTATAAAAATATTTGCACAATAAAGAACAGTTGGGTCAATCCTTTTATCAATGTCTATATATAGTTTCTTTATTTTTATAATATTCAAAAAAAAGTACATTTCAGTGATTTTATAAAAATTTATAAAACTTTTTAAAAAAATAAAATATTTTTAAGAAATGTACTTTTTTTAAAATATCTAATTTGAAATTTCTAATTCAGGAATTTTAATATATTCAAAAAAATCACTTCTTTCACTAATAGTAAGACAAGCCAAATATCTATTAATTCGTGATATAATTGGTATTTTAAAATTAATATGAAAATTGTCTAGCGCTCTTTTTTCACCATATATATTTTTTTTTAAATTATAAACTAATAATCTTTCAACCTTATTGATATTATTTTCAGTAATAATTTCACTATATAATTTTAAATCATTAAAATAATATAACAAATCTGTATCAAATTGTGAAGTAATATTATATTCATCTAAAATATCATTATTTTGTATAAAACCTTGTTCATTATACTCATTATATATTTTATCTTTCATAATTTTAAAATTTTTAATATCATTTAATAAATTTTTATTTTGCGGGAAAATAATATAATTTTCTATTTTATTAGTTATATCATCTGGTATATTGTATAAATAACTTAACTTATTTAATATACTCATCAAAAAAAAATTAAATATAAAATAATCAATTTTTATTACAATAATTATATAAAGATTTTAAAAATATTTACTTATAATATGAAAAGAAATAGAGAAAAAAATAATAAAGATTTTATAACAGATGGTTATACAACTGATAAAATAAAAGAAGTAATAAAAGAAATTAGAGAAAAATATAAAATAGAAGAATTAAATTCAATATTAACAGAAACAGAAATTGAAAATATAAAAAAAGAATACACATTTTTTAATTCAAGATATCCATTTTTATTTGATATGATATTAAAAAAAGATTTAGACTATAATAGAATAAATTATATGTTAAATTTAAGAGAAAAAATAGTTAATAATAAAACAACAGTTGAAAAAGCATCAGAAAAATTGGGTGTAGAAATGTATAATGAATATCATAAAAAATAATCTATAATATATATAGTAATATAGATTAAAATTTTCTAAAATAATGTTATATAGTTATATTGATAGAAATGTAGAAATAAAAAAACCAGTTTTAATAAATGCGGGGATATATAAAGAAGATGAAAATGATAATTTTTCGGGAAAACCATGGGGCAATGATTTTTTAAAAAAAAAATTAGAACCAACAGCTGAAATATATGCAAAAGAATTTTATGCAAAAAATCATATTCCATCATCTTTTAGACCAGGTAATAATTCTAAATTATTAGAATATGATTATTATGATGTTGAAAATTATAATGTAAAATGTTTTAATAATACTTTAAATACTAATCAAGTATTAATTTAGGTCTATATATAATTTTTGCATTGTCTTTAATAATTTGTGTAATATAATTATATGCTTCATCTACTTGTTCAAATGTTATTCCACCGGTAATTAAAATACTACCACTTTCAAATATTGCAATTGTTACCTTTTTACAATCACTATTAATATTATTTTTATTATAAGAATGAAAATCGCATATACATCTGCCATTTTTATTTTTATTACAATAATATTCTAATTTTACTCCCTGATAAATACCAGGTTGAAAACTACTTTTATTATTATATTTCGGACTTATTAAAATATTATGCAATTCTTTTCTTCTAATAATAAATTTATCAGTTAATTCTTTATTTGTATAAGTTTTAAAATCAGTATTTATCATTCTAATTTTAAAATTTGAATATTCAAATTTTTTTACAAACATTTTATCATTATTTGTGTCTATATTCTTATCTTTTTTATATATCGTTTTAATAATATTAATTATTTTTTCAGCAATAATTTTAGTATCTTTAACATCTTTTATACCTGTTAATTGAATATTGCCATTTTTAAAAATTTTAACGTTTGGCATATATATATCACTAATTTTATAAATTATTGTAATTTGATTATCAAAACGGTTTTTCTTTTTTTCTGTTTTTTTAGATTTTCTTATTTTTTTTGGATAAAATCCTTTAACATATTCAGTTTTATCTTTTAAATTTTGTATCCAAATAATTTCATTATTTTTATTAACTGGTTCAATATAATTAAATAAAACTGCTAAATCAATACTAATATCATTGCCAATATTAGCATTACACGTAATTGTAGATACTTTATATGGTGTAAAATAAATTTTACTCATAATAACATATATTATACTTATATTTATATTTATATCATTTTTTTTATTATTATTTTGATTGCAATAATATATTTATTCCAGTTTGTTGTGCTATTTTATGTGGCTTATCTTCATTTTTTGATTCAATATTTAACTGTTTTGTTATTACTGAATTATTAGTATTTTCTGATATATTTTTAATATAGGATGTATTAATTATTTCATAACTAGACGAAATATTTATCATAGGTGGTAAATTTAATACGTGTGATGTATCACAATCTTTATGCAAAGCACGATATTCATCTATATTTAATTTACCACCGCTAAAAATATTCAATAAATATCTAGATGGTGCAGGTCTTATAGGCAAATCCATATTATATATTTTTCCAACCATTTGTATTAAACTATTTATTTCCCATACTTTATCAGAACCTGAATTTATAGAAAAATTATATGCATTAGCACATTGTAAAGAACAAAATGAACCATAGTAATCAAATGAATTTAATATATTATTATAATATACGGGCATACCATATATTTTATATACAATTGGATGAACACACCAATAACAACATTTACCATTACATGGTTCATTATTACTATATTGATTATCTTTTTTATTATCCTCTATTTTTTTTTCATCTGTTTTAAAATAATTATTATCGCAATTTTCATTTATACATTTATTATCTGAATTAAAACAATCATATTTTTCATATGGTATAGGTGCTACTGCCGTTTGCTCTGTATCGTTTATAATACTGTCAATATTTTGTTGTGTTAGTGGTAATTGTAATATAATATGCTGATCCTCCTTATTTTCTTTTACTATTGTATTCATTAAATTTTTTTTATTTTTTTTTACATCTTTATCTTTATCAATTTCTTTTTTTTTACGCGGCATTTACAAACTATATTATTTATAATAAATATAATTCTTATTTATATATTTTAATGTTTAAATAATTTTTATATAAAAATTATATTATATATTTATAATAATGAAATTATTTAAATTAATAGCACTTAGTAGTATTTTTATAAATTTTATAAATTGTTACAGTTTTTCAGGAAGATTTATTCAAAAGAATAATATCATAAATAAAAGTGATGGGAGGTTATTTAATAATAAACTATATTATACACGAAAAAGAACAATGGGAATATATGCACGTTTTATGAATAATATTTCAAGAAGGGATGCTTTACTATTATCAAGTACAATACCATTTGTTTTAAATAATAAACCCGTAGAAGCAAAAAATATAAATATTAAAAAAGTTGCAGTTTTTGGTTCAACAGGATATACTGGTGGCGATACAATAAGAAATCTAATTAATAGAAATATTAATGTTATTGCATTTACAAGACGAAAAGTTAATATTGTTGACAAAGAAAATGCTGGTCCCGACACACTTGTAATAGATAATATTGAACAAAAAAATAGTTTAGAAAGTATTGTTGCTGATGTATTAAAACCAGAAACACTTGTTAATAAATTAAAAGATGTTGATGCTGTTATTTATTGCGCAGGTTCTAAACCAAAAGTAACTGCAAAACCTATACCGGGAGTTAAATTAAAAAATAGTAACTATTTTAATAAAAATAACTACTACGATATGAGCGAAGTTGATAGTAAATATGTTGAAGAAAGTAATCACGTTGAAGATGTTGGATTAGTAAATGTTGCCCGTGAAGCAATAAAACATAATGTAAAAAAATTAGTAGTAGTATCATCTATATGTTCTAATTGTCAAAAAAATAAAATTAATAATAATAAAATTGCAGGTGAAGTTACTGATAAAGGTGAAACTAGTTGCGAAATATGTTATAATAAACAAGAGGGCGAAGAATTAATTAAACTTATGTATGAAAAGGCACCAAGTACTCTAAGTTATACTATTATTCGCCCTGGTATGTTAACACCAGGTGAAAAAAGAGGAGCCGAAGAGATTGAATTTAATCAAGGAGTTAGCAAAAGTGGTATGATATCTAGAATGGATTTATCAGAAATATTAGTAGAAGCATCACTTAGTGATAATTCCAATAAAAAAACCTTTGAAGTTTATTATCGTGATACGGCACAACCAGTTGATATGTATAAATCATTAAAAACTTGTAAAGAAATGAATAAATCTGTAAAAGAATGTTTTTTTGGTGAAGAATATAAAGATTCAAAAGAAGAATTATCTATTGATAAATTATTAAAAACAAGACAAAAAGGAATAATATTTCCATCGGGATTTGAAGTTATTGGCAAAGATTATGATGATATGTTTAGTAAACTTAAAAATGATAAAAAAGAAAATTACGATTATAATATTTTAAAATCCAATGATATTATGTAAAAAAAGTATATAAAGATTTGATTATATATATAATCATAAATTATTCTAATGCTCTTGTAGCTTAATCGGTTAAAGCGTTGGTCTTATGAACCAAAGATTGGGAGTTCAAGTCTCCCCGAGAGCATTTTTTTTTTAATTATCTTAAAATGATAATTTAAGTGTTGATTGTATAATTAACACCCAGCAAGTTTTAATATATAAAGTTAAATGTTTAATTTAACATCCAGCAATTATGAATCTATAGCGAAAAGATAGAAAAATACATTTAAGTATTTTTTAATAATTATAAAAAAGTATAATTTTAATTAATTATATACAAAAAAAATAATTATTTTTATTAATTTATTGCCCCTTTAGCTCAATTGGATAGAGCGCTGGCCTTCTAAGCCAGAGGTTGAGAGTTCAATCCTCTCAGGGGGTGTTTTTTTTTATATTTTTTACAATTTTTTTATAAACTGTATACGCTTTTTCCGGACTATATCTATTTGCTGTATTAGTATCAATTATTTTAGTAATAAATTTAAAAATTAATTTTAAATTATTTAAATTTAAATTTAACTTATTTAAGCGTATCGAATCAACTAATATATCAAGTAAAACAATACCAAACATATATATATCATGTTTTCCTAGGTCTATTTTATTATTAGTAGTATTACTGTTATAATAATCTTTAACTATTTTATTTAAACCTTTATATATATAATTCATATATTTGTTATTATTATCATTCATTTTATTGGTAGATTTGCTCATTATATATTCGTATAAACTATAATAATTTTTATTATTTAGTTCAGGTGGATACTGATAATTTTCTTTTTTTTTATGAAATAATAAATAATCATTAAATTCATTTCTTTTTATTAATAATCCATAATCTATTAACTTTACAGAATTCTTTAAATATAATATATTTGGTGGTCTAATATCTTGATGTAAATAATTATTATTGTTTAATATAATTATTGTTTTAAAAATATTATCTAAACTTAAAAATACTTTTTTAAAAGTTATATTATAATTTGAAAATAAAAACCATAAATTTATTCCTCCATATTCATATATTATTTGATATATTATTTGTTCACTATCTCCATTAAATGTTTCAAGACATTTTTTATAAGTTTCTTTATTATATTCGCTTATTTTTTTTTTACAATACGATTTTAACTTAACTATTAAATTTTTATTTTTTAGTATATTACTAATTTTGTTATAATTCTTTATTTCATCTAAATAATAGTTTTTTTCCTTAAATAATTTGGCAATAGTATTTCGCCTTTTTATTTTTAAGTTAGAACATTCAATTGCCGGTTTAATAACACAACCATATGAACCTTCGTCTATATATTTAGTTTTCATTTCTTTCTTAATTTATCTATATAATTTTTTTATTTTGTTATAATAGAGAATTTATACTTAATAATGTTAGATTTTACTACTTTAAGAGAGAGTATTTTGAATAATGTGTATGTTAATGGTACTAATACTTATCGTATATTTGATAATACTGGTGCCGCGACGGGAGCAAATACATCTGGTGATATAGTTGAATCGTCAAACGTACGTGAAACAAATTTATCAACTAGAAATACACAAGACGACAAAATAGAAACAGATGGTGGCTTGGTTGGTGGAATAGATTATGTTCCATTTCAACAAACTAAATATAACAAAATTACCGATAAATATGATTATGATAATATTAATGAAAGATTAACAAACAACGGTTTCAGAGAATTAGAAACTTATAAAAAACAATTAAGAGAGGAGGACTATTTTGTACAATATGGTGGTTCAAATATAAACAATATATATTATTTAAAAAGAGATGAAGTTGATAATGATTTAGTAGCGGGTAGTAATTTATCAATTGAAGCACTTAAACAAATTCAAGATATAAAAGATTTTTTAGGAGGTGATGTTGGTTCTAATATTGAAGGTTCTACGGCAAAAATTAAGTATATTAGAAAATTCGATGCTGCAATTACAGGTGAATTAACAGAAACACAAAAATTAACACGAGAAGCCGCTAAATACGGACAAGATATTAAAGATTTTCTTGGTGGTTCATTTGGTGGTTCTAATTATATTAATGAAGATAATAGCCTATTTTCAAATGTATTAACAGGAACAAAAAAATTAACACGACGTGCTGCTAAACATGGACAAGATATTAAAGATTTTCTTGGTGGTGATTTTGGTGGTTCTAATTATATTAATGAAGATAATAGCCTATTTTCAAATGTATTAACAGGAACAAAAAAATTAACACGCCGTGCTGCTAAACGCGGACAAGATATTAAAGATTTTGATGGTGGTGTTTTTGGTGGTTCTAATTATATTAAAGAAACCGATACTGATTTTTCAAATGTATTAACAGGAACAAAAAAATTAACACGACAAGCAGCTAAACGTGGACAAGATATTAAAGATTTTGATGGTGGTGATTTTGGTGGTTCTAATTATATTAAAGAAACCGATACTGATTTTTCAAATGTATTAACAGGAACAAAAAAATTAACACGACAAGCAGCTAAACGTGGACAAGATATTAAAGATTTTGATGGTGGTGATTTTGGTGGTTCTAATTATATTAAAGAAACCGATACTGATTTTTCAAATGAATTAACCGGAATAAAAAAATTAACACGACAGGCGACACAACAAGGACAAGATATTAAAGATTATATTGGTGGTGATTTTGGAGGTATTAAATATGTAAACAATAGAACTGTACACACTAATAAAACTGATATTAATAATTTCGAACAATCATATGATTATAGCAATCGTTTATCATACCTTAAATACACTGAAAATACATTAACAGAAACTCTTACAAGAAATGAATTAATATCATTAAGAAACGCGAAGGAAACTACAATGACAACAAAACGCACTACTTACTGGACGAATAATGAGAATGAAGCTACTATATCTGAATGGAACGTAGATAATGACGAACACGGTTCTAACTTTTTAGAAGGTTCTTTCCCTGAAGCATTTAATATCGTATAACCAAGTCATAATTATGATAGTCAACAAGCAACTGACTAACCACCATCCATAATAATTAGTAACTAGATTTTTTTACATTAATTTTAGGATTATTTTTTTTTTTCATAAATATTCCAGCATCATATTTTTCTTCATCATCCTCTTCTATATTTGCGGAATTTGATATTTTTCTTTGTTCATTTAATGTTTGCATATTCCACATTTCTGTACTACACATTTTAAAATGTACCTCTTTCGCTTTATACCAAAAAACTTGGTCTTCTAATTTATTACTTTGTGTTTTACAATCAATAACTAAACATTCATAATTTTCTGTACATTGATTCATAACTTGATTAAATACTTCAAAACTACTAAACATACCGGCATAGTTATCAAATATTTTTTGCCTTTCTTTATGTATATTATTTCTAAATATAAATATATAATCTACATTATTTCTTAATACGGGTGGTAAACCCATTGCATGTTGCATTGTAATTAAAAAAAATATTTTATAATGTCTTCCATTCATAAATATAGAACGTATACTTTTATCATTAATCCATTTTTTATCATACAAACAATCATCCAATATTAAAAAAGCTCTATTATCAATATTACTTTTTCCATAATTTTGTACTTCTAATTTTTTATCTTTTGATATTCTTTGCTGTCTATCAAGAAAAGTCTTTATTATTTTTTCATCCGGTTCATCATATAATAACATTTTTGGTATAAATTTTTCAAAATATCCATTCGCTTTTTCTGTTGGACTAATTACAATACCAATAGGTATATTTCTATGAAAAGATAATATATCTTTCATACAATATGATTTCCCCGTATTTCGTTTACCTATAAAAACTACCACAGAATCTCCGGCAATTTTACTCGGATCAAATTTTTTTAATTCAAGTTTCATATTAACTAATTAATATAAATAAAAATAATACATTTTTACTCATTATAAGGTGTAAATCCGATATTAATATTATCAGGAATTTTTTTTAAAAAATCTGTATTTATTTCAGTGTTTTTTTCAACAAATGTATCCTTATGTATTTTACTTTTAACATCAATTTCATTAACTGAATTTGTTTCAAATAAATAAAATAGTATAATACTAGTTAATATATAAATTATTAAAATAACTACAAAATTTGTAATATTTAATAAATTATATTTTTTATTATTATATTTGCTTTTTTTATATTCATTATACTGTATTGCACTAAATAATAAAAGAGTTATTAATATTGATATATAATAATACATTTCTATACTTATTTTATAAAACAAATGTTTATTTAGTATCGCACTTAAATATTAGTACATTTTTTTTCTAGTTTTAATATATATCTTTTTATTACTATTTTCACTACTGGAAGAACTTGCATCACTATTATCAGATGAAATATTATCAGTATCGGATAAAAATTTATTTTTAATATTATAATTACCGTACTCTGTATTACCTCCATTATCTATATCATTATCACTTTCGCCCGCATCATTTTTGTTATCTATATCATTATCACTTTCGCCCACATCATTTTTGTTATCTATATCATTATCACTTTCACCCGCATCATTTTTGTTATCTATATCATTATCACTTTCACCTGCATCATTTTTGTTATCTATATCATTATCACTTTCGCCCGCATCATTTTTGTTATCTATATCATTATCACTTTCACTAGCAACAATTTCATTATTTATATAATTATTACTTTCATCCGCATCATTTTCGTTATCTATATCATTACCAATATCACTCATATTAAGTATATTATCATTATCGTTATCACTTTCATCAGCATCATTATCGTTATTTTCTATAACATCAATACAAGTATCTTTATCATTATTATCTTCATCGTTATTATCAACATATTCGCTACTTTCAATACCATTATTTTCAATAGATTGTGCATTATTAATATAAATTTCATCATCTGATTTTTCTATTGTATTATTATTAATAACTTGATAATCACGTTCATTATAATTTAAATCATTATCATAAGTTTCTTTATGCGAATTATTATTTTTAGATTTATTTTTGGTAATAAAATTATTGAATTTAGTAAATATTTTAGTAGTTAATGGTTTTTTATATTCATCTAATTTTTCCATTATAGTATCTATAGGCGTAACTTCAGTTATTGTATGTTTTATAATTTTATTAATATTTTTTTCTATTAAATTATAATTAAATTGAATTTCAGTTTGTTTTAAATTATGTTTAAAAAATAGATAAGGATTTTTCCACACCCATATTGATACATTTACATAACATAAATGTATAAAATCTTGAAAGGATGTATAACTAATATTTAAATTATTAATATCATTTAAATAGTCACCTAATTTTATTTGTATATTAATATTTATAATTGTATTGTATATTTGCTCAATATTTTTATATTTTGAATTTTTTTTTATTCTTTTATATTCATTTGCGATTGTTAAATTATTCCATTGAGATATTTTATTTAGTCTATTCTGAAAACCTTTTAAACCAGAACTATCTGCTACACTTAGTTCATATAAATTATTTATTTTTTCGGCAATTGGTATTGATAATACAGACTGTGTACATTTAATATATTCCTTTTTTGTATCAATTAATACTTGCATATTATTATTTTTATAAATAATTCTTTTATATAAATTTATTAAATAGGATTAATTGGTATATTTAATTCATTTGTTTTTAAGGAGCTCATTATAGAATTATCAAGTCTTTCCTTAAAAGCATTATCTTGTATATTTTCTTTAGTTACTGATTTTTTAACATTTTCTATAGGTATGGGTTCATTATAAATTTTACTAATATTTCCATAATCATCTGTATGATTTGCTTTTTTATCAACTTTCATATTTATATCATCCGGGTCTATATTAATATTCATATTACCAGGATTTGGCGTATGTCCAGCGGCAATTAATATTTTCTCTCTAGTATCATCTATTTCCATATCATAATAAGATTTTCTATTTGATTGGCGATGATCATTTACAGAAGATACATTTCCATATGAAGAATATTGTGAAGTAAATTGTTTATTAGTATTATTTAAATTAATAACTTTATTCGCATAACCACCAACTAAACGATTCAATAAACCACCTAAAAATCCATATTCAGATTTACCAGATATTGTTGTTTCTTTTACAGTTGTTTTAGCAACAATATCTGGATCATACACATATGTTTTATATTTTACTTGACCAATATTTCTAACACTATCTATTTTGGGCGTTGTTTCTTTTACTGTAGTTTTCATTTTATCATCGTATTCAACATATGTTTCTTTTGCACCTGTTACAACACTATAATTATTATCATGAACAGTTGTTTCCTTAACAGTTGTTTTAGCAATATCTTGACTGGCAGAATATGTTTCTTTTGCGCCTGTTAAATTAGTATTTTCAGCATCATGTATTGTTGTTTCTTTTACAGTTGTTTTAGCAATATCTTGATTCGCTGAATAAGTTTCTTTAGCACCTGTTAAATTAGTATTTTGCGAATCGTGAATAGTTGTTTCTTTTACTGTAGTTTTAGCAATGTGATTAACAGGATCATATGTTGTCATTTTTTCTACAACACCTTTAATATTACCACCACTTTCTCTAGCAGATTTTATAGTATATTCTTTTGTTGAAAATTTAATAATATCCGTTATTGGTGAAATAATTGCCTTAACAATTGAATTAACATTAGTAATAGAAGTTTTATCTTCTGTTGTTTGTCTTTCATTATCATATACTAAAACATTTTCCTTACCATATGTATCATTCACTCCCAATCCAGGTTTTACATATTTAAAATTCCCTTTATATTCAATGTGACTATCTTGTTTATTAGTTGCTTTAATATTTTGCAAAGGTCTTTTACTATTTTTTAAAACAGCACCGGTTGTTTTAAAATAATTATCCTTTGTTTGTTTAAAAACTGTTTCCGGTCTATTTTTACTAAGAGAAACCACATTACCTCTTTTTGATATATTTTTTTTAGGCGCCTTATAATCATTATTAAATGTTCTATTTTTTTGATTTGTTTTTCCTCTTAATTCATCTATATTTTTGGGTCTACTATAAATATTTGTATTAAAATCATGGAAACCACTATTTGATTTACCATTATAACCATTATTTAAACCAGGACCAACTTTAATTTGTTGTATAGGAAATATATTATTTTGAATATTTGTTAAATTATCAATGGTTCTATTTTTTATTTTATCATCATTATATACAGTTCCATTTACTAAATTTAAATCTTTTACAGGTTGAAAAAAATGTTCTAGTTCACTTTTATTATTGTATAAATTTGTTGTAACACTATTATCAATAATATAATTATCAATATTTGTATTTTGTGTTACATTTTTTTTTAAAAATTTTTGCATATTACCATGTTTTATTTTTTTAGCATCTATTTTATTCCCTGTTAATGAATAAAAACTATTATCTATATCACTATATCCATCATTATTAGAAGGATTTAAATATTGAAGAGGCAACGATTTATTTATTTCAATTTCTTTGTTTTTAATTTGTTCCCATTTTGTTGAATTATAAATATTATTCATTGACGGAAAGTCTGAATTATAATTTTCCATGTTCTCTATTCAAATTATATATAATAATATAAGATAAAAATTTAATTTAAATATATAAAAGAATATTAATATATTTTAAAATAGATATGATATTAATATATAGTAATAATTGTAAACATTGTAATGTTTTATTAGAAACTATAAAAAAACACGATTCAAATAATATAATTAAGAAAGTATCACTTGATACATTGCGAAATAAATATAAAATTGAAAATGTAATAGATTCAGTACCGGCATTAATTTTAAATCTAGATAAAGATCTTAATAAAGATGATATAATATATGGCAAACAAGTTTTTGACCATTTATTATTACCAAATAGAGGAGCTCTTTTCAATAAAGATAATAATACAAGACTAAATAATAATAAAAAAGATTCTATTAATAATATATCAGTTGATGATAATGACAAAATATCTAATAATGAACCATTGGCATTTAGTTTGGGATTAAATATGTCTGATAATTTTTCTTCAATTGATGACACAACAAATGCATCAAATGATAAACAATACGCATGGCAGTTATTAGATGATAATAATTCGTCGCAAAAAATAGATGATATTATTATGCCAGAATCAACAAATGATAAAAATTTACCATCAATTGAAGAATTATTAAGTAAACGTTCAAAAGATTTAATTTAAACCTATATAAAGAATTTATACTAAAAATAATATAAGTATGAGTAAAACATATATATTTAATCAGTATTATATTAATTTAATAAAACTTTTAAAAAAAATTACAAAAAATAATAAAGATAAAAGTAAAACATGTAAAAAAATTTTTAATTCTATAAAAAAAAATTATTTAACTCTTGATAAAAATACAGATGAATATACTATTTTTATAAATAATTATTTAACAAGCGATTTATTTGAATCATATAAAAACATATCAGTTAATATTGAACACGAAAAAGTTCAAGAAGATACTGATGAAACACCACAAAATGACGATAATGATATAAACGAATTAGCAAACAAATGGTTAACAGAAAATTCAACATTACAATTATTTCAAGATATTATATTAGAAGATATTAGAAAAGTTTTAAAAGATGATTTTTTATGCCACCATTATATTAGTTTATTTTTTATATTAACAAGAGAAAAATTAACAGACGAAGAAGCAAAAAATATAATAAATTTATTACAAATGTCAAATTATGATGATGAATTAAAAGAGTTAGATGATACAAATGATATTTATAAAAAAATATTAGTTAATTTACAGTATATTAAACATGTTAAAATTAAAAAATCAATCGATTTTAACATGGGTGGTATGGAAAATACAACACTTGGTAAATTGGCAAAAGAAATATTAGAAGATGTAGATGTTAATAAATTACAAAAATCAATGGGTGAAAATGGCGATGTATTAAAAAGTTTAGGAGACCCAAATAGTGGTTTTGGAGACATTATATCAAATGTTAGTCAAAAAATGGCAACTAAATTATCAAATGGTGAATTGAATCAAGAAAATTTAATGAAAGATGCCATGAAATTTGCATCAATGATGCCTGGAATGTTTGGAAATCAAAATCAGCAAAATAATAAAGGAGGAGGAGCCAATATGGGAAATATGATGAATATGTTTGCAGATTTAATGAATAATTCAAATGATAATGATATGCCAGATTTAAATACAATGAAAAATATGGCAAATAAAATGAATAAATCAAAAAATTCAAGAGGGTCTTTTAATGATTCGGCATACAGAAAATTAGCAGCACAAAAAAAAGCAAAGCAAAAATTATCAAAAAAACTAAATAATAATATGGATTAATATTAAGAGAAGATATTTTAACAAATGTTTTGGTCAAATGATTTTACAGAATTATTAAAACCTATATTGATAATTAATAATTCAATGACTAATGAAGAGAAACTTAATACTGTAATGAGATTAATATTATTTATAGGATTAATAATAATTTTATTAACAAATAGTACTAAAGTATTTATATTCTTAATTATATTATTATTAATATCTATTTTAATTTATAAATCAGAAAATTTTAATAAAGAATTTTATAGTGATTATATATATGGCAATTGTGTAATGCCAACGAAAGAAAATCCATTAATGAATAGCAATATTTTTGATAAAAAATTTTATAATAGTTGTAATCATAATAATAAAAAAATTAAAAATAAAGTTTCAAAAATATTAGACAATACAATTAATTATGATTCTGGTAATATATATAACAAAAATTTATTAAATTTAGTATTATATACTATGCCAAATAATAATATACCAAATAATCAAGGTGAGTTTGCTAATTGGTTATACAGAGATAATAAAACTTGTAAAGAAGATGGTGGTTCAGCGTGTTATTTTTATGAATAAAATAATATAAAAAAATAAAAATATCTATTAATAGGTGACAATGGCTAAATATTCTACATCTATTACATTTTCAAAAGATAATTTAACAGACGATTTAACTACACGTAAAATCGAATATAAATACAGTGTTATGTCTGGTAATAAATTATGGACAACCACTTATAATAATATAATTAATAATAATGAAATAAATGAATCATTTAATGAATTAACAAGAGATAATAATAATAATATATTTGAAAAAGTTGGAAAAAGTAAAAACAAAAATTGTTGGAATATTAAAGAATTTTGTAACTCAATAGAAAATAAAAAATATAAAAATGATTATAATCGTTATAATTTTAACGATTTACTGTTTAATAATATTAACGACGGGTATACTATTATGGATTTTAGCGATGATTCTATTAATAAAATTATAAGAGATAATGATGCTATTCTTATAAAAAATATTTAATTTTTTTTATATATTAATAATAGAATTTTATATTAATTTTATAACAAAATGTATAAAAAAATGATTATTTGTAATTTATTTTTAAATTAACAATGTCAAGCAACATTCCAGAGTCATTTTACTGCCCTATTACAAGATGTATTATGACTAATCCATATATTGATAATGATGGAATTACATATGAATATAATGCTATTAAAAAATGGTTAGTTAATAATAACACTTCGCCTATTACTAGAAATACATTAACTCTCGAAGATTTAAAACCCAATCGTTCCTTATTAGATATTATTCAAAATTATAATAATACATATACATATATTACTGACGAATTTAAATTAGATAAAGATGTATTTGATTTAAATATTTATAAACATTATGATACAAAAAATACTTACTATAATTTAAATATAAATCCAATTAATCCTTTAAATGCACCTCTGGCACCTTTAGATTTAATTTTAGTAATTGACATTTCAAAATCAATGGACGATTTAGCAATTATTCCTAATAATATTGAAAGTGAAAAATTAGGTTATACAATTTTAGATATTACTAAGCACGCTATTAATACTGTTATTGAAACACTTAAACCAAATGATAGAATTTCTATTGTTACATTTTCTAATGAGGCAAAAGTTATGTGCGAATTAACAAATATTACTCAAAATAATAAATCATATATCAAAGATATTATTAAAAATTTAGATACAATTGGCGCTACTAATATGTGGTCTGGATTAAATGTAGGTTTACAACAGGCAACTAAATGTCCAAATCGCAATAGTGCTCTGTTATTTTTAACAGATGGTATTCCTACAGAATGTTTGTTACCACCGAGAGGAATTAGCGAAACATTACAAAATAAAATTACTAAAATGAAAAATAATAATTTCAATATTCCAAATATTTATACACTAGGTTTCGGTTACTCTTTAGATACAGAACTACTTGATAATATAGCAAAAATAGGTAATGGTTATTTCTCATTTATTCCAGATTCGGGTTTTGTTGGCACAAACATTATTCATACAATGGCATATATTTATACAATTATTTGTAACAATGTTTATATCGATTTTCATCATAATTTAGGTGATAAACTTGAAATTATTGCGTATAATTCTAATAAATTAGTAAATTTAAATACATTAAATTATGGTTTAAAACGTAATATTATTTTAAAAATTCCAAACGATTATTTACAACATATTTATAACATTAGTTTTACAATTAACTATAAAAAATTAGATGATACATATAATAATACATTAAATTATAATATTAATTTAACAGATAATTTTGATAATAATTCTAATGTTATAAATGAAATTAATAGATTGGAGTTAGTTAAAATATTATATAATTCTACACAAGAAACTTTAAAAGATAATTTAAATAATAATTATCTGAAGAGTTATTAAATGATATAAATCAATTAATAATGGCAGTTGATGATGAATATTATACTAAATGGGGGAAAAATTATATTTATTCGTTTACTAATGCACATTTACAAGAAAGATGTAATAATTTTAAAGATAAAAGTATTCAAAAATATACAGGATTACTATTTGAAAATATTAAAGAAAATATAGATGAAATTTTCAATAATATCCCGCCACCAATTCCATCAGCATTTAAAAAAAAAGAAAGAAATAGATTTGGTAGACATAATAATAGAAATTTTTATAGTAGACAGATTCAAAATTCTGATAGCGATGATGATAACACTACAGTAAATATTAGACATTTAAACCCTACACAATCATTTAGTCGTAGTTTTAATAATACAGATAATGGTTGTTTTCACGAAGATACAAAAATTCTAATGTTTAATAAGACTTTTAAATTTATTAAAGATTTAAAAAAAGGAGATTTTATTATTGATAAAAATGGTAATAAAAGTTCTGTTATTTGTTTAATTAAAAATGCTTGTTATAATAATAAATGTAGTATGGTAGAATTAAATGACGGTACAATTATTACACCATATCACCCTGTATTATGCAATGAAACAAATGAATGGATTTTTCCCTATACAAAAGGAATTGTTAAAGATTATGATACAAAGTATGTTTATAATTTAGTATTAGATACGAATCACAATATTATAAGTAATAAAACAATCTGTGTAACATTGGGGCATAATATTAATACAAATTTTGTAGTTTCTCATGATTACTATGGAACAGAAAAAGTAATTAATGATTTGAAATTAATTAACGGTTATGAATCAGGATTAGTTACTATTTATAGTAGTCAATTAATTCGTTCAAAAGATACAAATCGTGTAATTGGTATAAAAAGAATATAAAAAATAAATTATATTAATCAATAATATGAAACATAGTTATATATATTTAGTTCTTTATTTTAGTTTAACAAATGCATATGATATAATAATAGATTATATGTATAATAATTATATAACTAAAAGTATTTATTCTGTACCAAATACTAATAATATTTTACCATTATATTTTAATAAATTATTTAATTTAACAAAATAAATGTTTATAAATATCTTTCTAAATCTGTATTTAATTCTTTTGTCATTTCTATTAAAACTTTTTTATATTCTTTATCACTATAATTATGCGAATTTATATTACTATACTCACTTGTAAAATCATATATAGAATTAGGATAATTAATTATATCTTTTACTACCGGTGCATCATCATATAAGGTTTCTAAATTAGTAGTTAAATAATTATATTTATAGTAAGGGTAATATGTATAATTTAATATTGAACCGTTTTGAACAAGTTGTTGAAGTAATATAACTGTTTTATCTGATGTTTCTTCAAATAATGTATTATCATATTGAACAATTGGTAAATTTCTTGCGAAAAATTTATATTTAGGACTATAAAAATTATTATAATCTAAAATAATGGGGAAATTTATACTACCAATATTAAGATAGAATTGCAAATTATATTTATCAGAAGATTTTACTGATTCTACAAATCCTATATGCAAATGTATATTTTCTTTTAAATTAGGATTTGAATCATTTGACAATGTCTTTTTATCAGTAAAATATTTTATATTTTTAAATATAACTTTTAATTGTGAATTTGTAAATGGTTCTCTACCTTGTGCTATATTTATTGGTTTTATATTTTTATAATAACAATCTAAAATATAATTATATATTGGCACCGTATCATAACAATTTGTAATAATTTTTCCATTTGGTAAAACAGTTTTTATTTTTGATAAATATTTTAATTTTTTTATATGCATATCATTAAAACTTTCGTGTGTTAAAGGATCAACATCATTTAAATCACAATTTATATATTTCTGTCTAGGTGATTTTTTTGATGGTGTTAATTCTTTTGCATACTCTTTAAATTTATCTGCATCTAATGCTAGTTTTAGTTTTAAATCTGAATTTAAATTTTTATTAATGCTTCTTTCTTTTTCTCTTTTTAATTTAAATGTTTCTAAAGATTTTTTCTTAATTTTTAATGGTTCATACATTAATTTTGATGAATTTTTAATATCACCTGTATCTCTTGTCATTTTCACAGAAAAATAAGGTGATAACTTTTTACCTAAAAATTTTTCATTATATATTTTTAAATTTTTATCATATGATTTTAATTCTGTTTTATATTGTGTTTGTTTTTTTTCAATATCTTTTAATCTTGTTTCCATATCATCATTTTTTAAATCTAGTATATTTCTTGTCATCTTATATTTTTGTAATTCTTGAGAAATAATTACTGGTTTTGGTGGTTTTGGTGGTTCAGGTAATTCTGAATTATATTTATCTATAATTGGTTCATATTCTTTATCGGCACTTTTATCTTTTGCCTTTTTTGATTCTATATGTAATTTATCAATATCAAATATAGATGATATATAAAATAATTTGAAAGTATCTTCTGTAGCATAATTTGCTATATCTTTATTATCCTGAATTATCGAATCAGTATTATTATCAGACCAAAACGATATTCTTTCGGCAGCAAATGCAGATATATAATGGAAATGATTATCATTTTCATTCCATAAATTGTTTTTTGTTATCCATATTATATTTAATTTTAATACCTTACCTATTTTTTTCCATATATTTTCAATAAAAGATATAGCATTTTTGTTAATTGCTATAGAAAATATTATATTCATTATTGTTTTTAAGCGTTTGATATTATATTTTATACTATCTGTAATCGCATCAAATCTTGAACTAATATCAACATTTTTCCCATACATAAAATATTCATTATAAATTATTTTTCTTAATAAACTAATTGGTGTAATATAATATACAATTTCTTTAACATATTCCACCATCAATTCAATTAATGGGGACATTTTATATTTCCATTTATACATTGCTTGACTTCTATTTAATTTAAGTTCAATTAAATCAGAATTATAATTAATAGAACCGGTTATATTATTTGAAACCATACTGTTAAATAATTCATAAATATCTAAATCTTTATTTAAACTATTATTATTCAATAATTTAATTTGTTCTATAATAGTTTCATAAAGATATAAAGTTTCATAATAATAATAATTTTTTACAGATTCTGAAAAATTATTTATATTTTTGTTAATAAAAAAATGAGCAAATAGAAAATCATACACAATAGCCTCATTTATATTATTTATACCTTCAGTTTTATTATAAAATACACCTTTATTTTTAACTAAATAATCAACCCATTTTTCATTTGGGAATTTTTCTTTTATTTTTTCAATATAATTATAATCTTTAAATATATAATAATGAGCAGTTGGTAAATTATTTCTTATTTTAGTTTCAAAAACATTTTGCATATAAATATTTTTATTTTTATATTTATTATAAAGATAATTATAAAATTTTTCATATAATTTAACATAATTAGTACCAGGTATGATAGAGACTTTTATATATTTTTTAGTAAAAGGATCAACAGTTGGATGTTTATTCCATTTATTTAAGGCATCATCTAAATCATCGCCACCTTGTTCATTATTATTATTTAAAGTTGTAAAATTAGTTTTAGGAATATTATTAAAATCATAATCGCCAAATTTATCAATATTATTATTAATCCAAACTAATATTAGATTATAAATACCATCTGGTGTTGATGTATTTATTTGTATATAAGTTTCTTTTTTTTGTTTAGTTAAAAATAAACTTTTAACTTTATTATATACGGGATTAACCTCTTTTAAATAATCAAGCCATAATTTTATTTCATTTATTTCTAATTTTTCTATTTTATTATTTAATTCTTTCTGTTTACTCATTCTTATTAATATATTATATTATTATTTATTAGTAAATGAATCTTTTTATTAAATATAATAAAGAATTTGCAGATATGATGAAAATAAATGAATCTACAAGTAAATGTACAAGAAATAAATGTAATAGTCTTCACGAAAATTTTATAAAAAAAAAAGCAGAAATCGCAGAAAAAATAAAAAAAGAAAGTGATATTATTCTTAAAAAAAGAGAAACAATAAATTTTGAAAAAAAAGTACTTGAACTTAATAATTATTTCTTGTCATCAGAAGCATATAAAAACTATATAACACAAAAAATAAAAGATAAAAAAACAGTAGATGCATTTCAAAAAGAATTAAAAAAAAAGAGTATAAAATATAATAAATTAGTTAAAGAATATAATAAAAATCCTGATATTAAAAAACATAAAAATAATATACAATTATATACAAAAGAATTAGTAAAATCAAATGAAGCATTATTACTAAAAAAATGTAGTTTTAAAGAATGTAATAAATTACATAAAACAGGTGTAGAATTTATAAAAAAATTTGCAGATACATTATGTAATAAAGAAAAAGCATATTGTGATGTAATAAAATACATAAATAAATTAAATATAAATAACTTAACTTATAAACAAAATAGTGAATTAATTGAAATTATTAAAAAATCTAAATTATTATAATTCCTTTAATTTTTGTTTATTTATTTCATCTAGTGTATCTAAATAATACCATTTTTTTTCAACAATATCCCATTTTGCGCCATATGATTTAGCAATATTTTTTTTTGCATAATTTATATTTAAATAATTTTTTGGAATAACTATTTGTGTAACCTTTTTTTCTTCTAAATTTTTTAATTTTTCTTTATTTTCAACCGGAATATTATTATAATAAAACCATTTTTTATTTTTTAAATCCCATTTTGCACCTAATAATTTTGCAGCATCTTTATTTTCAAATGCTATATTAATATACACTTTATTATTATCTGTATTTTTGATACCAATTGCCATATTTGCAAGTTCATCCGCTTTTGCATTACCTTTAGAATGTATATCATCTTTATTAGTATGC